ACAGTACCAGAAGCACCAGTTAATGAATGGTTAAGAGATCCTGGATATTACAAAGGTAAAGTTGTAGGAACAGAACTATTTAAACCAGAAGGTAAAACTCCTAGTTTAAGAGTTACATTTGAAACAACTAAAGGTAAATTTTCAGATACATTCTGGATTAGTGCTAAAGGTATGTATAAACTCAAATTGTTATATAATGCTATTTGGGGAGAAGAATTTAACAAAACACTTAAAGGTGTGCAAAGTGTAGCAGATTATTTTACAGCAGCATTTAATAAAGATAAAGATCTTAATTTAAAAGTAATTGTAGAAGAAACTAATGGAAAAGCTTATGCTAAATTAGCATTTCCTGAATTTATTGTTCCTGAAAAAGATTTTGTAGAAAAAGTTATAACACCAGCAGATGCTGATTATAATGATTTCCACAGTGTAAGAGCACCTTACACTCCACCAACAGGAGAAACAATAATTACACCACCAGTACAAATTAAAAATGATGTAGATTCAGATCTACCATTTTAATAAGTAATTTATATTCAACCGTTTATCCCCTCTTTAATAGGAGGGGATTTTTTTATTTATAACCTATTTTTTATTAATATGTCAGAGCTAAAGAAAGTAAATACTAGTCAAGTAGATTTTAAATTTGATGAAGTCGAAAGTGCTGTATTAGAATTTGAAGAACATGTAAGAAAAGTTTTTAATAATCAAAATTTAAAAATAGGTTTTAGTGTATTTGATAAGAATGAAACAATATCTTTAGAGGATTATCTTATTGATAGAAGTAGTGATTATGGTGATTTTTTAGTTTATGCAGTTAATGATATAAATTTTGATTCTTTAAAACATATTCCTCCTAAATCAGAAGATAGACTTTGGTTAGCAAAATTTTCATTAAATCAATTAGATGGATGTTGTGGTATATGTGTAATGTTCGGTATGATAGTAAATCATGATTATAGATTTAATAAAATAGGACATTATTTACTCAATATTCAAAAAACTATCGCTTTTGAAAAAGATCTTTCAACAATGATTTGTACAGATGTTATTAATAATAAACCTCAAAAAAAAATCCTTAAAAAATTTGGATTTTTACCACAATTTGTTTTTCAAAATCGTAAAACAAAAAATCATGTTGAATTGCAAATGGTAGATTTAACAAAAGAAATACAATGGAAGAAGAAAAATTTGATTTCTCAAAAGTTTCAACAAATAAAAAAATTAGTAAAGAAGATATTTTTGAGAGATTTGATCAATTAATTCTTTTTGAAAGGTATTTTGGATCAACAATTAATATTAAAAAAAATTATCGTAATAGATTAAGATCTGATCAAAGTCCAAATTGTAATTTTAGATTCAAAAATGGTGTATTAAAATTTTATGATTATGCTGCCTCTAAAAGTTATGATGTTATTGAGTGGGTTAAACATGATTTTAATTTAACATATCCAGAAGCTCTTAAAAAGATATATAATGATTTTAATCTAGAAGGTTATAAACATAATCCAATTATTCATTTACCTTATGAAATAGAAGAAAATCATTCTGAATTAATTCAAATAATACCTAAAGAATACAGTCAACAGTTTATAGATTATTATGATCAATATTCTATATTACCTGAAACTTGTAAAAATGATAATGTTTATTGTGTTGATAAATTATTTATAGACGGAAAACAATGGTATATTAATTCAAATGAATTATGTATTGCTTATTATTTTCCAGAAATAGATAAAATTAAAATATTAAGACCAAATCAACCAAAAAATTACAAATGGAGAACTAATGCTCCTAATACATTTATTGATGGATTAAATGATATTACCAATGAAGTTGATTACATAATATTTATGAAATCAAAAAAAGATAAAATGTTAATAAAACAATTAGGTTTTAAAAATATTGTATCGACTCAAATGGAAGGTACCTTTGTAATTACAGAAGAAACTAAAGATAAAATAAAATCTTTACGTAAAATAATTTGGATGGATAATGATAATACAGGAAAAAAAGTATCTAAACATTATGAATCAGAAGGTTTTGTTCCAATATTATTTAATGATATTTATCTTGATCATTTTAATGTAAAAGATCCATCAGATTATGTTAAAGTTTTTAAAAATAGTAATGAAATAATTAAATTAATAAATAATATAATTATGAATTAACAAGAGCTTGAGCCATTTTTAATACAATAGAATCATCATAATCACATTTAGCCATATTGTAGATAAAACAAACAATTCTACAATTATCTTTAGTATATCCTTTAGATGAATCAATTCTATCAATAGACGGATTAAATGGGTTTGCATGATATTTTCTATTTTCATATTTTTCAAGAGTTAAAGGAATATTTGTAACATTACAGATCATAGGTTTTAATTTTTCATAAACCCATTCACGATCTAAATTATGTTCTAATTGTTTCTTTTTAGCTCTATTTCTAGTAGCTGAGAGAAGTTTACCTGCAGATCCTTCAAAAGATTGGAGATAATTTTTACGAAAATTACGTTCATACTCTTTATTGTTTTCTTTTAACCTATAAAGTTTAGCCCAATTAGCATAATCCTCTTTTGTTTTATGTTTAAATTTATACTTATTGGTATGACAAGTTATACATAATGTTTGGTAACCAGATATATTTGTTTTAGATTTCCAAAAAGAATTAATTGGTTTTAATTCGTTGCAATTTTTACAAAATAAAGTTTTCATAATAATTATTTAAAGTTAAATACAAAATTAATAAATAAATACGGAATTTAAAAATCCATAACTAATTATAATGATGAATAAAAAAAATAAACTTGTGTTTGTGTATGGAACACTTCTTTCAGGATTTAATAACCATAACTATTGTTTAAAACCATATGTGGAAGTTGGAGAAGCTGAATTTATTTCTGTACATGAAACAGAACCTAAACATACAATGGTGAGTTTAGGAGGATTTCCTGCGATAATACCTCATACAGGAGAAACATCTATTAAAGGAGAATTATATCTATTAAAAAGTGATAGAGTAATTCAAAGTCTAAATAGTTTAGAAGGGCATAAAGGAAAAGATCACCCTTCAAATTTTTATAATGTTACAGAAATAGATACTCCTTACGGTGAAGCTACAATGTATGTTTTAGAGGGTAGAGAAAATAATAATGTTGTCAAATCTGGTAATTGGAGAACAAAATAAATAAAAATTTAAAAATATAGCATAGTTTTTTATGAGTAATTTGAAAAAATTTAAAAATATTTTATTAGGATCAGATATTGAGTGGTTCTTGAAAGATATTAATACAGGAGAAGTGGTTTCTGCAGAAGGATTTATTAAAGGTACAAAAAATGATCCTTTTAAATTTGATATTGCAAATAGTGAATGGTGGGCAACAAGTCTTGATTGTGTTGCTGCTGAAGGTAATATACCACCAGCAGATAGTGTTGATAGTTGGTGGGGTAATATAGAACGCTTAAAAATGTATATTGATAGTATTCTTCCTCAAAATCTTACAACTCTTGCAACTCCTTCACATGTTTTTGATGATAAATATTTGAATACTCCTACTAGTAGGATTTTTGGTAGAATCGCTGCCCGCTAAAATAGTAATATTTTAGATGAACAAAGCAAATACGGTGAATTACGTAATCAATCTTAATTACAGACTTGAAACTTTGGAACATATTACATATATTTGTAGTATGGGAAATTATAAAAACAAAGAAGAGTTTGAACAGAGATTGAATATTCTTAAGAAATTACTTTTAGAAAATTATTCTGTGACAAAAGCATGTGAAATTGCTAAGATTTCACAATGGTCAGCCTATAAAATTTTAGGAAAAAATGACTATAAACAAAAAAATTGTCAATACAGATATAATCATGAATTTTTTGATAATATTGATTGTGAAGAAAAAGCCTATTTATTAGGATTTTTTGTGGCAGATGGAACTATTGAAAAAACTAACAATAGATTTGCAATTCATAATTCAATAGATGATTTAGAAATAGGTTATCTTTTTAAAAGATTTATTTGTCCTGATAAAAAAATTACGCTAGAATTTAATGAAGATAAAAAAGATGCTTTTGCATTTAGGTGGTCTTCTAATCATATGAAAAATAAGATGAAAGAATATAATATTCATCCCAATAAAACATATGATTTTGATTTTACGTTTGATTTTAAAATATTAGGAAATTTAACAAGACATTTTATTCGAGGGTTTTTTGATGGTGATGGTTCAATATCTGGAAATACATTTCAGTTTATTAGTACTTCTCTACCATTTATTAAACAATTAAATGAAATAATGACTTCTAGATTTATTATAGAAGAAAGAATTAGAGAAAAAAAAACAAAAAATGTAATTGAATATGTGGTTTATTATACTGCTTTTAATAAAAGAAAACAGTTTTTAAGTGAATTATATGATTGGTTATATAATGATTCTCAATATTATCTTGTTAGAAAAAAAGTAAAATTTGAAGAATATTTAAATACCGTGCTAAATGATGAAAATAAAAGTTCATCATCAGTGTAGAGCGTAGATACTGAACCTAGAAATAGAATATAATGTATCCAAGAGTGCTTTGCAACCTTTTTTTTAAAGGTTGAAAATGTACGCCGAACTATAAGTCATTACAGCTTATAGAAGTAGAGGATAAAAAGCCACTACGATAACAAAATTGTGCGACCCGTCCTTCTGTGTATGGACAAGAACTGTAAATGATCCTCCTATGAATACTTCTAATTTAAGAACAACGGGAGCACATATACATTTTTCTTGGGATGGTATAAATCAAGAACAAATTGAAGAAACAGTTAAAGCTTGTGATTTATTTCTAGGAGTACCTTCTGTTATTATTGAACCTGAAAATACTCGTAGAGAATTATATGGTAAAGCAGGAGAATTCAGATTTTCAGGAGATTGGGAAAGAGCAGAATATCGTTCTTTATCTTCTTATTTTGCAGGAACTGAGGATTTATGTCGTTGGACATACAATAATACTCATAAAGCAATTGAATGGGTTGAAGACGAAAATAAAATTGATATTTCAGGAAATCTTGCAAAAGAAATTATTGAAACAATCAATACTTCAAACAAAGAAAAAGCTTTTAGTTTAATAAAAGAATATAATATACCTGTACCTGTATTACAATAATGAACGAAAATAAATTAGTAATCTTATGTGGTAAAGATGGTAAACCATCTATTTCTACAGTTTTTTCTACTATGACAACTCAAGATAGTAATCTTTTTGTCAAAGGAGTAAATAAAAAAACAAATAATACACAATTTAAACTTTATACAGAACAAGATGTTGAAAAATTTGTTCGTATAAATGAATTAGCATTTACTAACTGTAAAATTATTCGTTGGGGAACAAGAGTACAAGTTTCTGAAAATAATTCAATTGTTTATAATACAAATAAAGCAATTGCTTTAGCAAGTAATAAATACAATGCAAGAAAAGTTTTTAAAAAAGCAGGAGTCAGAATACCAAGATTGGTACATTTAGACGACTTCACAATGGAAGATCTTCCAATTATTGCAAGACCTTTTCAACATAAACAAGGAAAAGATTTTGTAGTAATTAAAGATTTTGGTTCTTTTGAACAATTTTATAGAAAAAATGCAGGAAGTTGGTATTTTTCAGCATATATTGAGAAAGATTCTGAATATCGAGTACATTGTGCTCATGGAAGAATACTTAGTATAATGAAAAAACCAAAACCAGAAGATCCAAAAATAATGGCTTGGAATCATGCTGTTGTTGATGAAGCATTTGAAGCTGTACCTTGGTCAGAATGGAATATTGATCTTGCAAAAGAAGCTCTTCGTGCATGTAAAGCATTAGAATTAGATTTTTGTGCTTTAGATATTATTGTAGAAAAAAACATTCCTTATGTATTAGAAGCAAATACTTGTCCTAGTCTTACAACATCAGAATATAATGCAGGAAAATATGCTAAATATTTTGATTGGTTATTAAGAAAAGATGAAAGAAGAGAGCATTGGGAATTTGAAGAAAAAAAGAAATCTGCAACATTAGCTTGGAAAGATTGGATGTTTGAAGATAGAGAACCAGTTAAACAATAAATTAAACTAACATAAAATAGAAAAATGGAATTTTTGAAGATAGTGTTTATATTATTTATGATAATTCAAGCAGTAAAAAGCTTTAATTACAGAAAAAGTAATTATCTTTGCTGCGGGCAATGGGGTTATATAGGAGACGATTATAATCCTAGAAATATACAAATTTTAGGTTTGTTTAATCAAACAAGAGGAGTACATTCTTGTGGAATTTACATTGATAATGAAATAAAAAAAGGAGTAAATGACCAAAAGTTATGGATGGATTTCATAGCAGAAAATCCGTTTCCTGAAACACTAGAATCGGGAAATAAAGTTATAATGGGTCATGCTCGTCAAGCAAGTTCTGGATTTCAACATACTGCTGAAAATCAACATCCATTTGTATGTGGTAATAAAATAGGTCAGCAAAATGGTACAATCAAAAATGATTATGCCTTGTCTACTTTTTATGGATATACAAAAAAAGATTGGAATGTTGATACAGAATTAATGTATAAAATTATGGATGAACATGGTTATGATGTATTGAAACAATATGAAGGTTATGCAGCCTTGATGTGGGTTCATGCAGATACACCAAATGAATTGTTTGTTTTTAAAGGAGCATCTAAAACAGATCTTCCCAGAAATCAAACAGTATACGTTGAAAGACCATTATATTATCTTAAAGAAAAAAATGGTTACTATTTCAGTAGTATGGAAAATTCATTAAAAGTAATTCGTAAAAATCCAGAAGATAAAATTGCAAGTGTAGATCATAACAGAATTTTAAAATTCTATTTTGATAAAAAAGGAAAAGTTAGAGTAATGATTGGTGCTCAAATTGAAAGAAATGAAGATAATTTTATTCAATTTAAACATCATTATAACAATTATCAAAACCCAAAGTCAACAGCCCTAACCCGGCCTTTATTAGGGGAAGGGGCTATACAGAATTCCCCGCAGAATTCGAGAATCCGTATGGGTACGGAGGATACGATTACTAATAATTTAAATAATGTAAGAAGACTTCGTGCTTTTAATGCTAATTTAAGTGAAAATAATTTTAAAAATCGTGTTACTGCACCAGAACATTCTGTTGGTCAAACTGTAAAATTTATTGGGGGAAGATATTTAATTGATTTTAATAATAAAAATAAATATTTGAATGGTATCTTTAGAATTTCTAAAGAAGGTATTGTTGTAACAGACAAAACTATTGGAGATATTTATTATTTCTTTGCAGGAGTAAGACTTGAAAATAAAGAAAAATATCAAGAATTTTGTAAAACTCCTTGGAGGAATTCATCTTCTAAAAAATTAAGAAAGCATAATCATTATTTTAAAAGATATGCTTTTCATGCTTTTGAAGAGCCTTCTTGGGTTATTGAAATGAGTTTTTGGTCAATTTATCCAATTAAAAATCTTCCTGAAAATTGTGGACATAAAAATTATGAAGAAAAATGGTATTATAAAGGAAATGAAGCTGATAAATTAGTTCTTTGTCCCATGTTTAATTCAAGTAAAATATATTTTAATCAAGGAGGAATTCATGCTAAAACAGCAAGATCTGATGAAAATGTAATTGAACTTGAATCTGTTAATGATATTATTGCTAAATATAAAGAAGATTCTATTGACTTAGCAAATGGTTGGTCAAATAATAGTCAACAATATATTGATAGTATTGAAGATGTTAAGGATGAAGATATTGAACAAATTTCTTTTGAATCTGGAGATTGTTGTGATGTAAATACTGTTTTAGATGAAGTAAAAGATGTAACTGATGAAGCAAAACAATTAAATAAAGAACCTTTAATTTCATGGAATATTGTTCATCCTTCAGTAGAAGATTTATTAAACAGTCTTTCAATTAATGAATTAATGGCTGTTCATCATTATGTTACTATTGCCATATATGGTGAAGGTTATCGTACAGATGAATCAGAATCAGAAGCAGTTAAACAAACTTTGCTTTCTCATATTTATAATTGTGTTGAAAAAGAAACTACTTTAAAATATGAATTAGAAACAGAAGAACAGGGAAGTTTAGAAGAACAATTAAAATACATTAATATATTTACTGGAGATATTCTTTATCAAAAAGAAAAACAGTTAATAAGAGAATTGTATGGAGATGATTTGGCTCAAGCTTTTAATGTTTGGTGGGGATTAGAACTTGAACAAACAAAAAAAATGTTTAATGAAGAAGAACAAGAAGCTGAAGAAGCTGAAATGGAAGAAAAAGATCAACTTGTAAGTGATTCAGTTGAAGAAATTATTTTTTGTTGTGATACTTTAGATGGTGTTGAACAAGATTTAGATCTTTATCCTGAAGATGTAAAAATTACAAATCTTAAAAAAATTGTAGAAAAAAACAATGCGTCTCTTAAAGAAGATGTAAAAGATTATGTTACAGAAAATTGTTCTGATTCAGAATATTTATTGAAAAAAATTAATTAAAAAATGCGTATTTTGACTGCAAATGGTAAAAAAATAAAAAAAATAAATTCAATCATGTACAAAGATGAATATTACTCTAAAAGAGATGATTGCGTAAAAATTGGAGGTAAATATTATCCATTGGTTCATCCTGATCTAGAAATAGATCAGGAAACTGGTGAATTAAATCTACGTCAAAGAATGATTGAAGGAATTGTCTCTTTTGATAAAAATAAACCAATTAAAGGTTATTTTACTCAAAATAATTCTAAAAATGTCATTTGTTATATAGACAAAACTGTAGTAACAATGGCAATTTCTGAAAACATTATTCCTAGTAATTATGTTGAAAATTTAAGTACTGGTGAATTTTGGAATCCTGACGTATTAACTTCAGGTGATAGAAATTATCTTTTAACACCAAGAACTATTACTTCACATATAGGTAAAGGTTATAATATTGAAGATAATGTAAATGAGTACAAAGAAAAAATTCAATCTTATAATAACAATAACGAAAATATTCCAAAAATAACTAAAAGATTAGGTCGTTTATTGGGAGATTTAACTTTTGGTATTGAAAATGAAGTATCTGTTGGTAGTATTCCTGAAAGAATATTAAAAAAAAGAGGAGTTGTTTTATGTAGAGATGGAAGTACTAATGGTGGTGAATTTGTTTCTGTTCCAATGCAAGGTCCAAAAGGTGTTCATAATATTAAGCTTTTAGCTCAAGAAATGAATAAAAGAACTCTTACAGATATTAATTGTTCTTATCATGTTCATATTGGTAATATTGAAGACATGAAAGGTTCTGGTAAAAGAGTTTTTCTATTAGCTTTATATAAACTTGTAGAATTAATTCAAGATGAACTTTTTACAATGTTACCTTATTACAAAACTTATTGGAAAAATATTAAAAAGAAAGATTATAATCATAAACTGGAATTTTTATATCCTATTTATGAGCCTAATTATAGAATTAAAAACTTTAAACAGTATGTTTCTTATAATTATGCTAAATTATTTAGAAGTCTTTCTAATAATTATTTACCAGGAAAAAGATTTAATAGTAAACAAAAAAAACATCCTGCAGGTGAATCTAAATGGAACATCACGGCTCGCTATGCTGCTGTAAATTTTATCAATTCTATTTTTAATAATAGAAACACAATAGAATTTAGATGTTTTCAAAATACCACAAATCCAACCAAAATGGTTTCTTGGTTATTTATTTGTGCTGCTATTATCAAATATGCAGAAAAAAATGCTTATAAAATATTAACTGTTGACCGTCAAATTACACTAGAAGAAGTATTTAATATTTACAAAGAATTAAATCCTTGTAATAAAGAAGCTAATTTTTTAAGTAATTGGTTAATAGCATATGTTGAAGACCGTAAAAAGTTTTTTAAAGAAGCAATTAAAAAAGAAGATTATCATGGTAGATTAGATACTAATGGTGATAAAGACTTTGTTTTCGAGTACGAAAATAAATCGTTGGTTTAGTTTGTTAATTAAAGGAATCTTTTGTAACTTTGTGTTATATTAGATTCCTTTAATTTTATGAAACAATTTATTATAGAAGGTAATACTCCTTCTAGTAAAAACGCAAAACAGTGGACAGGCAAATTTCTTATTGCAAATAAGAATACTCAATTATGGAGAAAAGCCAATGAACAATATTTTAAAGATAAAAAAGATGAATTTCTTGAAGTTACGAAAGATATGGAAAAACCATATCACATCTATTTTTCATTCAGACGTAAATCTAAACACAAAGCAGACTTTAATAATCTTACACAAGCAGTGCTTGATGAAATGACAAAACATGAATGGATTATGGATGATAACATGGATGAAATATTACCATTTCCTTATTTGGAAGAAGGTAAATGTTATATACATGATAAAGAAAATCCATGTACAATAATAACAATAAAATAATGAGTAAAAAAATTACAGATAAACAAATAGAAAAAGCAAAACAAATATTATACAATGCTGGTTATTTTGGAAATTTAAATTTTCATATTGATGATATTATAAATAAAATTGAAGAATTAAAAGAAGAAGAATCTAAATATGAAGAGTTAAATTTTACAAATGATGATATTGAAGAAATAGCTTACGAGGCTGAAAATAGTATATCAAATGATGATTTTATATATCAAAATTATTGGTCTATAATTGAAGATCTTATTAAAGAAAAAGCAAAAGATAAATTAAAGTAATTGAGTATTATCATGAAAGGATTATTACTTGATGATGAAAGAGGACCAGAATTATGTTTTCATAAAACAGGACATCAAATATATTTACAAACTAATTGGACGATAGTTAAAAATTATAATGAATTTGTTAAATATATTGAAACTAATGGTTTACCAGATGTAATATCATTTGATCATGATTTAGCCAATGAACATTATAAAAATGGAGCTGATTATAATTGGAGGTATTTTAATTATGAAATAGTAAAGGAAAAAACAGGTTATCATGCTGCTTTATGGCTCTTAACTTACATTGTAAGCAACGATTGTAAGATACCTTTACTCTATGTTCATTCAGCTAATCCTTATGGTTCTAAGATGATAAATAAAGTATTAAATAAACTAAAACATAATGAAAAAGTACTTAATAAATTATATTGATGTTGGTATATCACAAGTTAAAAATTTAATTCCTCATAATGAATATTTATATTCAAAATCATTACTATTAAATGAATTAAATAGAACTGATATTAAAGAAAAAGAAAAAGATATAAATATTGGTAAAAAATATCTTAAACAATATGGTGATTTCTTTACTGATAATTCACCTCTTTATAATTCTATTAGTAGTGGAATTTTAGATTATAACAATCAAAAAATTAAAGTTAATATTGTTGAAATATGAAACCTTACGGATTTAAGAGAAAACCTATATGGGAAGCATCTGATTTAGAAGCTCCAAAATCTTCTGTACAAGATTCTTATAAATATCCATCTCGTACAGGTAAATCTGAAGATTTACATAATAGTATGAGAAATAGTGAATCTAAGAGAAGATTAAGAACCAAACTTAAAAAATATGAACGAAAAGAAGGTAAAAAATTAGTTAAAGAATTAGTTTGGGAAGATTATTCAAACTATATGACTTATATTTGGGGAGATGAAGTTGATGATTATACAAAAGAACAATGGAAATTAGATTTTGAAGAATATGAAAATTTAAAAAACACAAATATAAGTTTAGATGATTTTATATTTATAAAAAGTTATTATCCAAATGAATTATGAATGTAACAGATAAAGAAACGGGTTTTGAAGAAAAAATTAAAGAAATGACACATAATTCTTATCTTGTAACACAAAGTAAAAGAAGTGAACATGGTATAAATTGTGATCAATGGTTTACAGATAAAGAATTTGAAAAAAGATTTACAATAAATGATTAAAAATTTTGAATTAACACAATCAAGTTTAAAAGATTTTGTTAATTTACCAAGAGAAGAATGGACACAAAAATGGATTTATAAAACTCGTCCTTATGAATATAATAATTCATTTATTTATGGTTCAATACTTGACGGTTTATTATTTGAACCAGAAGTATTAAAAAAACGTTTCGTCTCCTATAAGGGAAAAGATAAAGTAAGTGATGGATTACAAGGTGTAGTAGGACTTGTTGCTAAAAAATATAATAAAGATATTGATTTAGATAAACAAATATTAGATGCTTCTAGAGAAATAGGATTTTGTAGAACATTTAAAGATGCTACAATATTAGCTAAATTTAAAGAAATTAAACATTATATACAATTTTGTATTGATAATAAATATAAAACGGTAGTGATGCCTAAATTTGTTAAAGAAATACAAGATGTAGCTAATTATTTAATACATCATGAGCCTAATTCTATTAGACAATTTATATTAGCTAATCCAAATGAAGATTATAGAAATGAATTTCAAGTTACTCTTAGGGCAATTATCAATGGTGTTCCTTGTAAAGTAATTATAGATATTTTACATTTTGATGAAGTTAATAATACAGTAAGAGTAATAGATTTTAAAACTACTTATGAAACAAGAATGTTTAAAGAATCTATTTATAAATATGGATATGATACACAAGTATCTTTCTATGATGAAATAGTTCGATTAAATGCTGATGTTTTTAAAAATTATACTTTACTACCTCCTATGAATGTAGTTGTTGCTAAGAGGGATTTAGATATTTATATACATAATTATTTTAAACCTGAAATGGAAGCAAGTAAAAATAAATGGATTAAAGTAGTAGACGAAATAAAAGAATATTTAACCCATTTAAATGAAAATGAGGAAAAATGATACAAAATTAAATAATGTAGTAGAAAAGAAATATGGACATAAACATAATGATTATGGTTTAAGTTATACAAATAGTTCTTTTTTTGCATTACCGATGCTCAATATATCTTTAGTAAAATTAGGTAAATATTTTTTTAACTGTTTTGTTAAAGATAATGATTATGAAACTCTTTTAGAAAGACCTTTATTTCTATCTTTCAAATACGAATATAAAACATTAGAAGAAGAAAATTATTGTAAAAATGTACATAAAGAACTTCTTGAAAAAGAAGAATTTATTACATTTTATTATGCAGGTAATATTTTAGATTCTAAAACGATTATATATCTATTTAATGTAAATGATGAATTTAAAGATGATTATAATATGTTCCTTCAAGGTAAATATTCAAAATTTAGAACAGAATTTAAAGAAAAATTTTCTAAATATTTTGTAAATTCAAATACTGGAAGAAGAGAAAAAACTATAACAGGAAGAGTTGTTAACAAAGATCCCGAGTTAAAAGAATATTGGGAAAATAAAATAGGTATTAAATTAAATGAAGAATCTGAAGTTTGGTCTAAACCAAATATAGAAGAAATAGAAACAATATGAGAAGACCAGAAAGACTTCCTAAAATATATAAATATTTTAAAGAGAATGACAAACATTTAGCAGGAATACTTAATTTAGATCCTGAAGGGAAAAATTTTAAAAAAGTTAAAAAAGCTTTTCATAATCAATATGAAGAGCTTTTCTTTTTTCATATTAATAATCCAGATCTTAGATTTGGTCAACATTTAATAATTAAACAAATAACTCCTGATTTAGATGGTGTATTTGGAAAAGAAGAATTAAATTATTTAATTGAAAATAATTGTTTTAAAGAAAGGGAATTAATGCTTTGGGGAACGTATGGTATTTCAGGAAGAGATAAAATACAACATAAGTTTGTAGATGAATTAACATCAGAACATATTCAAAATATATTGAATGATAATATTAGTACTCCTCGTTATCAAAAAGTATTTAAAGAAATTTTAATTGAAAGAGAAAATAAATGATATATTTAAAAACAAAAAAAACTTTTTTGACAGTTCATGAATTATTGAAAGAATTATATTCTGGAGGAATAAGATCTTATGGTTCTTCATGGCCTCAAGCAATAGTTACATATAAAGATAATACTAATAATTCGGATATTCAATGTTATCAAAATAAAATAAGAAGTTTTGACGATTTAAAAGAATTAATATTAACTTATTTCCCTAATTTAACTCTTGAAGAAATTGTTCATGAAATAATTACTTTAGATTTAAGTAATGATAAACAAAAATTTTATTTTTATCCTTCTTCCTGTAGTACAATACGACTTATAACTATATATTACATGGATAGAAAAAAAGATACTGTTCATCATTTAGAAGCAATACCTCATTACAGTTCAAGATATAGTTGGAAAGAACTTTTAGCTCTTTTAAAAATAAATAATATATATCAATTATATGATTATATTGATAAGCATAAGATAAAAGAAGTTTCTAAAGAAAAAGTAGAAGTAATAAAAGAAGCTCAAACAATTGCAGTTCAAAAAAAAGAAAATAGAAATTATGATAGTTATTATCTTGATTATTATTACCCAAGAGCAATACATAGTAATAAAATAGTCAAAACAAATTAAGTATGAAAACTAAATTAATACCAGATGGAGGATATACATTTTATCTTTTAGCTAAACAATTAAAAGAACAAGGGGCAAGTAATGTATATTTATATATTTCACATGCATATTTTAATAAAGGATTTGATCTTTTAAAAGAATATATTAATCATGTTTATTGTACAAATTCAGTTAAGGATATTAATGATTCTTTTGTTACACAAGTTAAAATTATATGATATATTTAAAAACAAATAAAGAACTAAAAACAATAAGAGAGATATTATTAGAATTATATTCTTACAATATTGTTTCTAGTATAAAAGCAATTCAAACATATAAAGATGAACATTGTAAATCACTTCATTGTGATGAAGGTAAATATCGTAGTTTCGATGATATTATTGAACTAATTCAAACATATATTCCTGAAGCAAAATTAGAAGATATAATACATGAAATGATTATATTATATATAAAACAAGGTAAATATATTTATCCTTATTATTGTAATAATATAGAAATGTCTACTTTTCATTATTATCCTTATACTGTAGAAAATATTCCTGAAGCAAAAGGTTTTTCTAAATATAGTTGGGAAGAAATTTTTGAAAAAGTAGGGATAAATACAGTTAGAGAATTAACAGAATATACAAATAAACACAAACTCGAATATGTTTAAGCCTAATACATTATTTTATTCTGATAGTTATAAAATTGGACACAAAAGATGGGAAACTTATCAAAAACGATACTTTTACAAATATTAGAAAAAGATTAAATGGAGAATTGTAAAAGATGTAAATATCTTCAATTTGATAATGATGTTAATTACGACTGTGGTGTTTATTACTGCAGTCGTAATTTAAGAGAAATTGTTGATGAAATAGATGTTGAATTATTTGAAAAAAATGGGCATAAAGATTTAATTCCATCACCTTCATGGTGCTTCTTGAAAGAAAAATGAAAAAATATTATTTAATAAATATAAAAGAAGAAATTGGAGATAAATATTATAAGAAATTTAAAGAAGGTCAAACAATAATTTTTGAAATGCCTTCTTTTTGTTCTGGTGATTATGAAGCAAAAATTTATAAAGACGAAAATGGACTTTATATTAATAAAGAAAATAATTTCTTTAAAAGTTGTAGAGATTTTGAAATAAAATAAAAAAAGGAGAGCTTTTATGGCTCTCCTAATTATTAAGATTTAGTGATTAAAGGTTTTACTTTTTCATCAGTTTCTACTGGTTCAGCAACTTCTTTCTTTTCCTTATCTTGATCTCGTAGTTTTTGTTGCATTAATTCAACTAAACTTTTAACTTCTTCTTCGGAAATTTCACCACTTCCATCAACGTATTCATATTTAACTTGAATTGTTCCATTTTTAATGTTTTCATCCATTACTTTCTGAAAGATTAAAGCTAATCCAAGAAAAGGTTGAAGTACATTAAATAATCGTTCAAATTCACTTCCACTAAATACAAATTTAGCATTGGGATCCCAATAAGGACGTTGTTCAAATGGTTTTAAATCTTCTAAGTTTTTTACTTCCATGTTATTTTTGGTTTATGTTATATAACGATACAAAGGTATGAAAATTATTTCAGAAATACAAGAAAAAATCAATTTATTTTTCATAAAAATGGGAAAAAAAGAAAAAAAAAGAAAAAATAGATTTAAATCTTCTATTTTTAAAAAGAAAATTTATGCAACATTTAAGCTAGAAGAAGCAAAAGGATATTTGTTGTGTTCAAAATGCAAAAATAATATAAAACATAGTGATGATTTTTCTATAGAAGAAATGAAAGCTTTTATAGGATTAATTAAAATGGAACCGGTATATTGTATTAAATGTAATGAAAACAATAATTAATTTAATTTTAAATTTGTTTATTGAAAATAAAAATACTAATTTTACAAAATCAAAAACAATAAAAAAAATTATGTATAAATTAACTTTAGACGCTTTATTCCTCATATATAGGCTTGGATTTGATAGAGGATTAAAGCGTAGTACAACAGTGTCAAACAAAATTCTTAAAGAATGGTTTGACGAATTACCAGAAATAAAAAAATTACAAGGAAAAAATGAATAATAATAAAACTGAATTAATTGGATGGTATGGAGGTGATGTTGCAATTGCAAGAGCTGCTTGGACTTCTACACAAATTGATGTAGAAGCTAAAACCCAAGAACAAATACAAGATTTAATAGTAAATAAACTATGGAATAATGGTTCAGGTAAACCTCATAAAACACCATTTGAAAGGGGTATAGTAGAATTTAATATTACTGTTGAACAAGCTTCTCATATTCATATGATTAAACACCGATTAGCTAATATTAATGGTGAATCTGCAAGGTATAAAGAGCTAAAAGAAGATAAGTATTATTTACCAGAAGATTTTAAAGGTATAAAATTATCTGAAAAAATCCATATGGATGGAGAGTGCATAGCAGAAGAAGGAGAAGATTGGTATGATATTCTTAAAAATTTTACTAATGCATCTAACGAATTATATCATCAAGCTTTAATAGATATAACACCTGTTTTAGGTAGAAAAAGAGCTAAAGAATCTAGTAGATTTTTTAAAACAATGAATTCTCAACTTACATTATCTGTAATGATGAATATGAGCTGTTTTTATAATTTTTATACTTTAAGATCTGATGAAGCTGCACAAAAAGAAATACAATGGATTGCTAATTCTATGATAGAAGAAATTTCTAAAATAGAAGGTAATCCATTTCAATATACATTAGAAGCATTTTTCAAGAAATAATGATAAATAATTGTGTATATTAAATGATTTTTGTATTTTTGTATAAATTAATATACAAAATATGAAATCAGGAATATATACAATAACTAATTTAGTTAATAATAAAATTTATGTAGGATATGCAAAAAATATGACGAGACGAAAAGATTGGCATTATTGTTCTTTAAGATCAGACTCACACGCAAATATTCACTTACAATCAGCATATAATAAATATGGTGAAGAAAATTTTGTTTTTGAAATACTTGAAGAATGTGAAATTTATTTAATGCCTTCTTTAGAACATTATTGGTGTAATATGTTAAATGTTCACAATAGAGAAATAGGTTATAATATAAAACCCACACATCCAGATAATAAACCTAAAAATATATCAGAAGAAACTAGACAAAAACAAAGACTTTCACAATTAGGAAAAATCAGAGATCGATCTGCTGTTGAAAAAACAAGAATTAAACTTTTAGGTAAATCTCGACCAAAAGAAGTAATGGAAAAAATTGTTGCTACTAGAATAAAAAATAATAATTATAAAAAAATTCTTCAATATGATTTAAATGGAAATTTTATTAAAGAGTGGAGAAGTGCTGGAGAAATAAAAAAAACTCTAGGTTATCTTGATTGTTCAATTTACAGAGTTTGTTATAACAAACTGAAAACATATAAAAAATATAAATGGAAATTTAAAATAGAAAATGACAAATAATAAAATTTTTTTAGGTCTCATGTTAGATCTTGAAACACTAGGTAATACAAATGATATTCTTATTACACAAATAGGAGCAGTAGCATTTGATCCTGAAATTAAAGCTAAATGGCTTGAAAATTTTAAAGGAATAAAACATAATCCTATAGACGATTGTAAATGTCAAATAGGATATATTAGTGAAATATTACATTATATAAAATCAAATGAGCTTATAGCTAGAGAAGAATGAGTAATTTATCAAATTTAAAATTAGAATTAATAGATCAATATTTAGAAGATATTTGTAAATTAGTATATCCTCCTCAAATAATAAGTATTATAATACATTCTAAGAATGAGGAAAATTTAATACAAGAATTATATGATGTTGTTGGACATTATGATAATGCTGATGAAATAGCAAATGAAATAATACAAGAAATTTATAATAAACAAAAAGAATGAATAAAGGATTACAACAAGTAGAAGAATTTCACAAACTTTTTAAAATTCCTATCCTAGAGGAACCAACAATTATACCTCAAGATAGATTTAATCTTAGAATAGCTTTGATTGAAGAAGAATTGTCAGAATTACAAGATGCTTATGCAGCAGGAGATAAAGTAGAAATACTTGATGCTCTTGGAGATTTAAGATACGTATTAGACGGAGCAATATTAGAATTAGGTTGTAAAAATGTTTTTGCTGAAGCATTTGATCGTATACATACTTCTAATATGAGTAAAGCTTGTAAAAATCATACAGAAGCAATTCATACAATAAATAATTATAAACACAATAAGGGTGTCAATTCACGTATGGAATTACAAGAAAATGGTACTTATTTAATCTATCGTAAAGAAGATAATAAAGTACTTAAAAATATTAATTATAAAGCTGTAAATTTAAAAGATTTAATATGACAAAAGAAGAATTTAATATTAAATGGAAATATAAAAATGAATTATTACTTAACACAAAGTAACTCACAAATAAAAATAGTACAAGATTGGTTAAAATATGATAGATTAATCATAGGAATTGACTATGATTCGACGATTTTTCCATATTTAGAACATGAGGGAGAACATTGTGAAGATGTTTGCCAACTTGTACGAGATTTAAAAGAAATATGTGGAACATATAATATTTTATGGACAGCGAATAAATATCCACAAAAATGTTTAAATTGGTGTGAAAAAAATCATATAGTAATAGATGCTGTAAATGAAAACGCCCCCGAAGCTATTGATTATTTTCTAAGAGAAGGATATAGTGAACCTCCTCGTAAATTATTTTTTAATGTTTTATTAGATAATATTGCAGGATTATCACAAACTTATAATGAACTTAAAACATTAATTGAACTTGTAAGAAGTGGAATTATTCAGAAAAAACATGAATTAATATGACAGCTTTATTAATAATAGGATTAATGTTAGGAAATTTCTTTTTATATGAATATAATGATGAATTGGTTTAGAAAATTATTTAGATTAGAAGCTAAAAAACCAGATGATTGGGAAATTATATGGAATGCCGAAGGTGTTTGGATAGGTGATTTATATGGTGGTAAAAGCTATTGTTATTATTATATTCGTTATTCTCCCTCTAGAAGAAAAATTATTTTAAAAGTATATGGTAAAAATCCTTTTGAACATAGACAATGTTCAACAACAAAATTAGCTTTATCTCATTATAAAAAACTATATAGAAGTAAAAATTTAATAGATTAAACAATAATAAATGCAAGTAATAAAAAGAAATGGAAAAAAGGAAGCAGTAGATCTTTCAAAAATCACTCAACGTATAAGAAAACTTTGTTATGAATTAAATCCAAAATATGTAGATCCTGTACAAGTAGCGATAAAAGTATCACAAGGTCTTTATGATGGTGTAACTACAATTGAACTTGATAATTTAGCAGCAGAAACTTGTGCATCTCTTGTTACAAAACATCCAGATTTTGCTAAATTAGCAGCAAGAATAGCAATAAGTAATTTACATAAAACTACAGAAGGAAATTATGTTGTAGTAGCTAATTTATTATATTATAATTATGATGTAAAAACAGCAGAACATTCACCTTTAGTTTCAAAGGAATTTTTAGAAAATGTTGAAAAGCATTATGAAAAGATTCAAAAAGCTTTAGATTATAATAGAGATTTTACATATGATTATTTTGGATTTAAGACACTTGAACGTAGTTACTTATTAAGGAGTCAAGAAAGAGTAATAGAACGTCCTCAGCATCTTATTATGCGTGTTGCATTGGGTATTCATGGTGATGATATAGATGCAGCTTTAGAAAGTTATGATTTAATGAGTAAAAAATACTTTACTCATGCTACTCCAACATTATTTAATGCGGGTACACTAAAACCACAATTAAGTTCTTGTTTTCTCATAGCCAACAAAGAAGATTCTATTGAAGGAATATTTTCTACAGTTAAAGATGTAGCACAAATATCTAAATGGGCTGGAGGTGTGGGATTACATATGCACGATATAAGAGCTAATGGTAGTTATATTAAAGGTACAGGAGGTAAATCAGATGGTTTAATACCTTGGCTTAAAATATATAATGAAGTAGCTAGAGGAGTTAATCAAGGAGGAAAACGTAAAGGATCATTTGCTATTTATCTTGAACCTTGGCACGCAGATATATTTGCATTTCTTGATTTAAGAAAGAATCATGGTAAAGAAGAATTAAGAGCTAGAGATTTATTTTTAGCTTTATGGACACCTGATTTATTTATGAAACGTGTTGAAGAAAATGGAGATTGGTCTTTGTTTTCACCTAACGAGGCTCCTGGATTATCAGATGTTTATGGTCAAGAATTTGTAGATTTATATGAAAAATATGAATCGGAAGGTAAAGCTATTAGAACAGTTAAAGCTCAAGAATTATGGTCTGCTATACTAGATGCACAAATTGAAACAGGTAATCCTTATATGCTTTATAAAGATGCTTGTAATAAAAAATCTAATCAGAAAAATCTTGGAACTATTAAATCTTCTAATCTTTGTACAGAAATAATTGAATTTAGTTCTCCTGAAGAAACAGCAGTTTGTAATTTAGCTAGTATTGCTTTGTCTGAATTTGTTAAAACTATAATTAAAGGTGCTGTTGTAATAACAGATTTTGATTTTAATAAATTACATGAAATAACTAAAATTGTAACTCGTAATTTAGATAAAGTAATAGATGTAAATTATTATCCTACTAAAGAAACTAAAACATCTAATATGTTACATCGTCCTATAGGAATAGGTGTTCAAGGATTAGCTGATGTTTTCTTTAAATTAAAATTACCTTTTGAATCTGATGAAGCTAAACAATTAAATAAAGATATATTTGAAACAATTTATCATGGTTTTTTAGAAGCTTCTAATACATTAGCTAGAGAAAAAGGAACTTATTCTTCATTTAAAGGAAGTCCTGCAAGTGAAGGTATTTTACAATTTGATATGTGGGATATAGAACCTAGTGAACGTTATCATTGGGATGCTCTTAAAGATGGAATTAAAATGTATGGATTGAGAAATTCATTAGGTTTAGCACCAATGCCAACAGCAAGTACTGCTCAAATTCTTGGTAACGTAGAAGCATTTGAACCTATTACAACAAATATAGGAACAAGACGTGTTTTAGCTGGCGATTTTATAACAATTAATAAATATCTTTTAGAAGATTTAATTCAATTAGGAATATGGGATGAAAGTATGAAAAGTGAACTTATTCAAAATAATGGTTCTGTTCAATCTATTGATCGTATACCTAAAGAACTTAAAGAAATTTATAAAACTGCTTATGAAATTAAACAGAAAAGTCTTATTGATATGTCTGCTGATCGTGGAGCTTTTATATGTCAGAGTCAATCTCTCAATATATTTATGGATTCTCCTAATTTTGGTAAGCTTACCTCTATGCATTTCTACGGCTGGAAGAAAGGTTTAAAAACTGGTATGTACTATCTACGAAGTAAACCTGCTTCAGATGCAATTAAATTCACAGTTAAAAAAGAAGAATATACTAAAGAAGAAGCAATAGTCTGTAGTTTGGATGATCCAGATTCTTGCTTGGCTTGTGGATCATAAAATTATGAATAAAGAACAATGGATTCAACATAGAAGGACAAATCAATTAAATATTGAACATTTATATGAACATTATACTAAAACTTATCCTGATAGGAATAAAATAAGTTTTGATGATTTTCAAAAAATGATCCCTCATTACTTAAATAGTGGTGAGGGATTTGATCAATATTTAAAACATTATGATAATGAATTTGAAATTCTATACTTACAGAATAAAGAAAATAAATCAATAGTTTAAAATGGAAAGAAAAATAATTAGAAAAACTGTAGATACAATTGAAGAAAATTTAGGGGAAGCTTCTGATAAAAAAAAAGAAATTATATTCAAAAAATTAATTGCTTTTATAGAAAAAAATAAAAATTCTGATAGTTTTTATCTTGAAAAAGGCACTAATGGTTATATAACTGGTTCTGCATCTATAAGAGAAGAAGAATCTGAAGATGAATATAAAGAAAGAATGTTTCAACAAATTCAAAAATATGATCAAGAAATTAAAAGATATGAATCTTTTAAAAGCGAACTTGAAACAGAAATATTTAGTTTAGGAGTAAAAAAACCAAATATTGATATTATAGTGGGTTCTACTTCTAATTTAATTGCTGCTGAGGAAAATATAAATTTAGTTGAAGATGAAGAAGGAATTGAAGATGATGAAATGCAGGAAATATTAAATTAGAAGTTTAAAAAATGAATCAAAAATTAAAAATTGAAAAATATGTTAAATCTATAACCAAAAATGAAACGTATCAAAATTATTTAAAAGATGCTGCTAATTTTGGTTATAGTTTAGCACAAAGTAAAATAAAAGATCTTGAAGCAGCTCTAAAAGCTTATGAAGATATTGGAATGGATAATGTAATAATTGACGAATTTGATGATTATTGAAGAAAAAAAAGAAACAGCCCTTAGATTTAATAAAGATAAATTAAAATGGTCTTTAATAGACTGGACAAGTTTAGAACCAATGGTTCGACAATTAATGTTTGGTCAAAAAAAATATAGCAGAGATAATTGGAAAAAAGGTATGAAATTATCTGAAATTGAAGATAGTTTAAAAAGACATTCTGTAGCATTACACAATGATCCTTTTTCTATTGATGAGGAAAGTGGTTTATCACATACTGCAGGTTTATTATGTAATTCCATGTTTTATTCTTATTATGTAACTACAGAAGAAGGAAAATCTAAAATAATACCTGAAGATGAATAATAAACAAATATGGTTTTCTTCAGATTATCATTTTTTTCATAATCGTGTTTTAGAGTATGATAATCGTCCTTTTAAAGATATTTATCATATGAACGAAACAATTATTAATGAACATAACAATGTTGTTTCAAATAATGATGATTTTTATTTCTTAGGAGATTTTAGTTTTGGAAGTTCTAAACAAACTGAAGAATCAATGTCTAAATTAAATGGAAATAAATATTTTATAAAAGGTAATCATGATAATAAAGATGTAGTAAAATGTTATAAAAGACATGGTATATATCTTGATGGTTATGCTGAAATAAAAATAGATGATTTAAAAATATGTTTATCGCATTATCCATTATTAACTTGGAATGGTGCGGGTAGAGGTAATTTAATGATTCATGGTCATTGTCATTCTCATCCTAATATAATGAAATTAAATGAATCTTGTAAGAGATTAGATGCTGGTATTATGACGTCATATTATTTATTTGGAAATTGGAAACCATTAAATTATGAAACACAAATATTACCTATAATGAATACTAAAGAATTTAATAAAATAGATCATCATTAATATGACAATTGTAGGAAAAACAGAACAAGAAACTGAAATATTATCAGTTCATAAAAAAATAATTGATTTAATTAAAAATAATGTAATTGATTTTGAATATGTAGAAAAAGGTCAAGTGTTTTTTACTATTCATGATTATGAAGAAGAAGTTGATCTTATTTTTCCTATAACAGTTTCTGAATTAGAAAATAGAAGAATAAATGATTCTGATACAGCAGGAGCCTTTTTTACTTTTATATTAAAAGCACATAAAGAAGGAAAATTAGTTAAAAAAGAAGATTAATAAAATAAAAAACCAGCTTTAGGGAAATCCTTTAGCTGGTTTTTTTTAGTCTCGTCCACGTTTTCACGTTAACATATATACTCTAAGAGTTTAATTTGTTTTATTACTTTATTATTACAATCAAATATTGTAACTAAATAATCATGTGGTTGTTCATCATTTACTGTATAAAATCTTATAGGTTCATCTACCAAACATTCAGTTCCTAAATCAGGAATTAAACATGTTTCTAATACTCTATTTTCTTCTTCTGGATATTGTAATAGTTTTACAATAACACTAAAATTAGGTTTACCACAACAAGAATCTATAAATACTTCACCTATACAATTACATTCTATATTTAAACCTAAATCTAACCATTTTTCCCTCCTAGAAGTAGAACAATTGTTGATATTAATTTGTTTTAAATATTTATGTCCGTATTCACATTTCGTTTCATTTGTATTTTCATAATCATCATCTTCATTACAAATTTCTTCATCTGTATTTACCCATCTAGGAGAAATACTACCACTACATTCTATATTTGTATCTATTTGTTCTTTTTGAGAAAAACAATTGAAACATCTTCTATTGGTGGTATCTACCCATACAGGTAATATACTTATACATTCATTATCATAATTTATATATACTGTTGCTCTACCTACTTCTTCATATGAAGATAAAGTTCCACAATATCTTATATATATAAAACTAGCTTCACCTTCAAAATCTTCAATAGGATAAAAAGTAAATTCACCATTATCATTTAATATTACACTAGTTCCTCCAACAACAGATCCTTCTAATACTTTTAAAAAATTAGATTCACCATTACAAATAGTATCATTTAATGTAACATTTCCGTGATAAGATTCATTAATAATACCTATAAAATCATCTTGAATTGCGGTTCCACAACTATGTACTTTTAATATTTTTTGAAATCTAATATTTTCATTTATTGCTATATTTACTACATAACTTCCTGCTATTTCTGGTAATTGCCAAATTACATATGATCCCATTGTTGCAGAAAATGGTACAACAATACCTCCGCTAGGACTATAGGTAACAAATTTATCAACAGCCAATATAGCCGGTCCCCCAACACCTACTTTAGCAACCGTATAAATACTTATTTGATTAGATATAAATATTTGATCATCTAAAGCATAGTTCATTAAATATGTTTCTGATTGATTGCTTGAAGAATAATTAATATATGTAATTATACCTTGATTAAATATCAATTCAATAGGACCAAATCTTACTGTAAAATAAGTATAACTCACAGGTGTTATATATATAACAGCTTCTTTATATAATTCTTTACTAAATAAAGTTGAACTTAAAGATTCATCGTTAAATCTGTGCCAATAATTATCATCAAAACCTAAAGTACTTTGTATATTTCCAGTATCACCTGATTGATATTCAAAATCATCTATTGATAATGATCTATAACTATAATCAGATAAATCTTGTAAATGTAATTTTGCATATGATCCAGCATTAGAAGGAAAAAATAATCTAATATAATCTTTCATATCTGCAGTCAAAAATACATAATTTTGACAATTAGTTATTGTTCCATTATAAATCTGAAAATCAATTGGTTTTACAGGAGAAATATTAGTTCTAAATTCTGGATTATTTGAACATAAAGAATAAACTTGTACAGAATTATTTGCTTGTAAGAAAACATTATTTGGTACAGGAATAATTAAATATCCTTGTCCAATATATAAAACAGAATTTAATTTATATTCAATATTATTAATTTTTATAGCTATAGAATTAGGCACATAGTTTTCATTAGAGTACCAACATAAAGGTTCTCCTAAATTTTCCACTGTAACTATTCTATCTCCTTCAACAGATTGTCTTAATCTCCAAGCCATTTATTTTAATAATAATATTGTTTCTAATGTTGTAATTGCTCCTAATATAACTATACCCAAAGTTAATTTACCATTCTTTACCTTTAAATCTGCATTCTTAGACTCTAAAGTATTAATTTGAGGTAGTAGTAAGGGAGCTACTTTTTTAAGCTCTGTATTACTGTTTTTTATTTCAGATATTTGAATATCTTTTTGTTCAATAATTTTTTTATATAGTGCTTCTTTTGAAGCAGCTGAATCTAAAAGAATTTGAATTTTTCTATGTTCATATAAACTAGATAAAGGCCAAGTAGTGTAACTATTGTTTTCTTTATTTATTACTATTGAGTCTTTTTGTATTCCATTCTGTGATTTCGCGGGCAATGCTATCAGGGTCAGAAGTGTAAAGACGAGTCCAATCAATTTTTTCATTTTTATCTATCTGTTTAATATATTCATTTGCAATAATACCAGCACTATCACTTTTTTCTTCATGAAGTTTAGATTTAACTAATATATCTTCTAATATAATTGTATTTTGTATTTTTAAATTTAATTCTTTATTTTTAATTTTATAATTAGTAAATACAGTTATTCCTATAGTTAAAGATATTAAACTTAAACATATAAGCAAAAGATTACTATTAAATTTTAAATTCTGAAAATATAATTTAATTTTATTAAATATTTCCATCTTTGATAACTTCAATTTTATTAATATTACCTATACAAGGATTAGGAACAAGAACTTGTTTACCTGTTAATCCATTAAAATAATATACACTTTCTCCATTACAAAGAGTAGCTGTAAATTTAACTAAATAAATTTCATCTTTTAAATCTTCTGTAATAGTTATTTGAGGAATATTATTTTTAGGAACAAAAGTTTGTGTTTCAACAATAGATTTATTTTCTTTATTTAAAACTTCTGGTTTTATAGATAATATTTCTACACCGTCAAAAAGTACTTCAATTATTCTTTTTCCTTTTATTGTAACTTTTTTAATTATAGGCCCATGTTTACATTCAGGTAATTCAGGAGGAGAGGTTGTTGCTAATCCATCTAAATATTCTTTGATGTATTCTTGAACCCATGTTTTAGACGCAATCTCACCAATCTTTGAATCAAGATTCAATGAGGGTCTATTAATAGGGATTAATTTTTCCATAATTATTATTCTTGTTCTGCGGTTATTTGAGCAGCAAGATTTGCAATACTGATTTTTACAACTTCATCACAGTCAGAAGAAATTCCAAGTACATATTCAACTTCATCTACTTCTGTAATACATTTGAATAAATCTTTAAGATTTATAAGTTTTTTTGATTGCAAATGTTTAGTAACTTTTAAAGCCATTTTATTGTTTGTTTTTTTGTTTTAATTTATTAAATTGTCTTTTTATCCAATTAGTTCTTTGAGGAACTTCTATGAATATTGTATCTGGTATACTGTCTCCTACAATTATTTTTTTTGTAACGTATATAACTTTATTTTTTTTTTGAGTTCTTAATTCTCTTAAAAACTCAATTTTATCTTGTATTTCTCTATCTTTATTATCCATTTTAATCTGATAATTTTGAGCAACCTTTTCGTAAGGAGCTTTGATAGAATCTACTTGTCTTTTTAAAGTTTCTTTTGTTACTGTAATTTTAACAGGCTCCCTAAGAGAATCTTTTACAGCAGCATTTTGCCCTGTTGAAATAGAACTTAAACTTATAAAAATAATTGCACAAAATGAAATAATACTTTTTTTCATTGTTTTAATTCTTTTTTAAGTGATTTTATATTTATATCAAGTTCTTTTGATAAAATTTCTTTTTCTGCATAACAATCTTTCATCATTTGTACTTTCTCTATAGAGTGTTTAATTGCATCATTTATTATCACAGTTGTTAAACTGTCTGTATATTTTTTATTATCTATTCTTATAAAAACAATTTGTTTGTCTCTTTCATGAATAACAAAACCTTCTGCTATAGATAACGCTATAAGAATTCCGATTAATATTTTGTTAGAAGAAAGTTTTAAAAAGGAAGTAAAAAAATCTAATATTGGCTGAATCATTTGAGTTATGATTTAAAATTAATTTATTTTTGATTTTTTACTTTATTGATTTTTTAAGTTTCTTCAATTATTCCACTTACTACGACTACTAATTCATCAGGAGTTCCTGTTGAAATATTTAGTTGATAATCGGCATTCCAATTTAAATTTCTTAAAGATGTTACAAAATAATCTGAAGATTTTATTAATTGACCGTTTAAAAATACAGCCTTTAATACTGTATTTTCAGGTAAAGCATTTACAAAACTAGTTTGATTATCTGAAACAATAGGAACATTTACATAATCTCCACCTCCTGTTACAATTCCTCCACCACTATCATTTAATTGAACACTATAAATTTTATTACCTATAGTTAAAACTATTTGATTATTTTCATTTAAAGTAAAAGTTATATTTTCATTTATTGATTTTTGACTAACTGTTGTTTCACAGCAAGGTTTTTTTTTGCAATCTGCCATTTTATTATTTCTATTTTAGAATTCTAATGTTTTAATGTGTCTTCCATAAACTCTTCCTATATTAACATTAGTTCCGTTATGAGTTATAGTAACGTCATCTTCATATTCTTGTGCGGATAAAAAACCATTATAGTAAACGGCTACTTTTCCTCCGGGACCACTTCCCACAAGAGCTAAACCTTTTTTAGCATCATATGCATCTTTAAGAGTATATGATCCAGTGTTTAAAGGACCAAAACCATTTAAATGTAATCCTGTAGATCCTGCAGTAGCAATTTGACTTCCTCTACTTGAAGTATAAGAAGCATGATAAATTGTAGTACTTCTAGATTTAAGCGCTTTGGCTTTTTTCCAACCAGCATAAGCAGTATCAACAGGAGAAGCAAATGCTATTGGGTATAAACCACTAGGATCACCATTTGGAGCACCATTTACTCCGGGAATAAAACTTCCATATCCTCCATCACCACCTTGATCCCAACTTAATATAGGATTATTTATACCAAGATCTACTTTAGTAGGATCACTACCAAAACCACCAAATTTAGCACCCCATATAGCTATACCACCACCAATCCAAGTACTATAAAAAGCAAGAACATACATTTCTTCCCAAGGTACTGAATTATTCATTTTTGATAGAAAATTACCACCTGGAAATTTAGTAACTTCTCCCGAAGAATTCCATTCAATACCATTTGAAGACAAATTTTGAACCATTGGCATTGTTACAGGTACCCATTTTCTTTCTCTGTCTATTCCTTCATAAGTTTTAGTACCTATTTTTATACGTTCATTATGATAAACTAATGAATAAGGTGTCATATAGTGACCCATTGAAAAATAGAATCCAATATTAACATTTCTATAGTTAATATCACCATAAGCATAATAACCAGCAATTCCAGCCCATCCAGCACCACCAAGCAATAAAGTATTCCAAACTTTAGTGGTTAATGCTTCAATATATACACTTCTTGAAGAGTCTAATGCACTAGATGCCCATGTTTGAAGATATGAATCACCACCATAAGAACCATAAAGACCAGAATCTTTTACATCTAAAGTAGGATCTGTTAACCTTAAACCATCTAATGCTCCTCTATATACATGTTGTACTAAAGGATAAATATAAGCATCGTCACCAACATTTTCTGGAACTTCGTCCATAAACATAGAATTTCTTGTTAATCCATGACTAACAACATTATTTCTACCCCAATTATATAATTCTGTTGGAGTAGGATGTGTATTATTTACATAATATTGCCAAACTCTCCATGTATTTGGCTGAACTAATCCTACATTTTCAGTAGTTGTATTTATACCAAAAGCTTGATGAGCTGTAGATCCTTTATCTTGATTATATTGATAAGTACCAAAAGTACCATCAGGTTCAGTATATCTTGGACTATTATAAAAAAGTTGAACTCTAGATAATTTTAACCAATCTTCATCTGTCGCATCGGCAGAATTAGTTTTAATTGTAATAAATATTTCTGAAAGGAGTGTATTGTCTTTATCAATTCCAGGAGGCCATCCAGCATATCTTTGAGAAAATTCTGTTATATTTGAGGCCCCGTTAGTAATTACTTGTGCAATTCTATAAAAACCATCTTCTAAAAATACATTTTGAAATGGAGCATATGTATAACTATTATCCATATTAGTAACTCTAAATGGAGAATATCCTAGTAAATAAAATACATTAGTACCATTTACTTTGTTTGGTGTAAATCCTGTATTTATATCTAGAGTTATATCAGATAGAGTACCGTCTGCATTAAAACCTATTTCAAATTTACCAGTTTTATTATATGTATAAGTTCTACCACCAAAATCTGTAGTGAATTGTCCTACAGCAGCAACAACTTCAGGAACATCTTCTAATGCAACAATCTCTATATCAGCACTTAAACTATCTACTGTAATTGTATAATTACCTTCAGGAACATCAACAAATTCAACTGCAGTTTCTGCAGTCCAACTTCTTACTTCATTATAAAAATCGGTATCAGTATCATCATTATGAATTATAGTTAAATAATTACCTGTCTGATTTATTTTAATAAATAAATTTCCTCCATCAACTGTAGCAACATAACTAGGATAACCTCCAGAAAATGCTAAAGTTCCTATACTAATACTAAATGGTTCACTATCTACATCAGATATACAAGATGTTGCTTGTAAATTTAGTGTTAATCCTGATTGAGGTGTTAATGGTGTTGCAAACTGAAATGTTACAGTAGATGAATTAAAAAATTGAACTGTTTTAGTTGGTAACGCTGCTGCTGCAATATCTTCTGGTGTAGCCGTCGGTAAATATACCATTTCGGTTTCTTTAATTACTGCATTTACATTATTTTTTATCTGTGCTTTAAATCTATTAACATTAGATGCACTAAATTGAAATACAATTTCATTTGTTGTTACTAAAAGAATAGAATAAATATCTGGACCATATTCACAGTTTGAAGTATTATTACTTACTGAAAATGCTTTATTAGATGTACCATTACAACTTATTCCATTTAATTGGAATATATAATTACCATCAGGTAAAGTGCCAACAGAAACGTTTCCTGAATTACCATTAACTGTAGTAGTTCCTGAAGTAACTAAGGTGTTATCTGTTTTTAAAACTCTCCACCCAATTACTTGATTTATTTCTGTGTCTAAATTAAAAATTATATTCATTATTCTGTAATTAATTTTCCTAATAGAAATTCTACTAAGCCTTGATCAAAATCTTTTTCTTCTTCAAAGATTTCTAATTTAATTGTATACCATTCTAAATCTTTTTCTTCTTCATTAAAATCAATATACCTTTTATCATTTAAAATAAAATTTTCTAAATCTTTTTCTTCACCTTCATATTCAGAATTAATAAGTTTAATTATTTCTGAATTTTCTTCAACAATAGATTTAAATTTTAATTTATTTTTTAAAAAACAATATTTATAAGGTTTCAAATATTCTTCAGTTGTATGTAACAACTTACCAAAATCTTTACTATCTTGATTTTGTTCTCTTTGTTCTAAATGATTAATTAAATTAATAATTGACAATATTTCTTTTACTTTCATAATTTTTGGTTTTTATAATATTAAAATTAATGTTATTAAATATAGAAATATAAACAAAATACCCCAAAATGAATTTTTTAATTTTAATGGTTCTTTTTTTAAATATATTTCTTTTTCGTTTTTTGGTATAGCTAAATAACAATGATCTTTTTGTAATAAATTTAATAAATAAACTAATCCTTTACCTATCCATGTTAGTTTACCAAGTGATTCATTTTTACCTAAAGCGGAAGACACTGTTTCTCCTGAATTTCCAAAATAATATCCTCCTCTTTGTAAAAAATAAGCATTTAAAAACGGACTAAAGACAGAATTACACATAATATCTATACTTACAGCAGAGTTTAAAAAATAATATTCTGCTCTTTTTTTAGAATTATCATATCTAATAATATCTATAATACTATGTATTATATTAGGAATCATTAAAATAAGAAAAAATATTTTTGAAACAATATAAAGAATAATATTAATTACTAATCTCATTTTATAATTATTTTATCATTAAATGTTTGTACAAATTGAGTAATAAAAGCTTTTTCTTCTGTAGTTATTGTACCATCAATAAATTTATTAATTAGTCCTGTTAATCCTGCTGGGACTTCTCTATTCTTTTCCTCTACAACAACTGTCTGTAAAATAGGTTCATTATTCTCATCAACACCTACTTCAATATCTCTTGAGAGAGTTTGATAAATCATTTGTACTAATTGACCATCTTTATTTAAATAAGGATTGTCTAAAAGTTTAATTCCTAATTTATTAACATTAGGTAATTCTAAAGTGAATTTTTCTATTTCTATTTGTAACATTATAGTTTGTGTTTAAGTTTTATATTTTAATTCTTAGCTCCCCTGTTGCAGTTTTATAAATTGTACCTATAGCTAAACCTGCTGCTGCTGTATTATCTGCAAACACTTGTAAACCCGGAGCATTAATATCTGTTGTTATTTTTACAGAACCTGTAACTTGTAATTTATTAGTTGTATCATCAGTTGCATTATTAATTACAACGTTTCCATTTTGATAAATAATCATTCTATTAGTACCAGTAGTCACATTATTTCCTGTTGCTGTACTAAATATTAATATATTTGCAGCATTCATACTAGAATGTCCACTACCAAAATATATTGTATTAATAGAAGCAGTAGATGTATAATATAATAACCCAACAGGTTCTTCATTATTATCATAATGTACTCCTGTTATTCTCCCAAATTTAGTTGTAGCTGTGGTTCTTGTACTTGGAGCACCACTATCGCCACCTAATACCATAGTATAAAATTGAGCATTATATGTTCCACCATATATATCAGCTAATCCCGTAGTTCTTAATGTACCTGCAAATAAACTAGTTCCACCTTGAACCCATAATGCATATGGATTAGTAATAGTCATATTAGTTCCTTCTACAGGTGCTCCAGTAATAGCAAAAGTAGCAGAATTGGTTGTAGTAGTTGCACTAACTGCACTATAAGTAGGTGCTGAAATTAAAAATGCTCTTTGAGTACTTTTAGCTCCAGCAGCAAATTGTACTATTCTACCTAGATTAAAATGAACATCAATAGTTTCAACAGCAGTTGTCATATTAGTATGTGCTGCACCATTGATAAGCATCAAAGGATTAGTTCCACCTGCAAATGCAGCAGGGGTCATATCTAATCTTACATTTGCAGTTAAAGTAGTAGCATTAGCAGATATTGATAAATTAGCATTATCTGTTAATCTACCATTTGTAGTTGCAAAAGGAAGTCTACCACTGGTAAGAGAACCATCATTCATTGTAAATTCTTTTCTTGCAGCACCTGTAGTTATAGTGCCATAAAATTTATCAGTTAAAAATTCATTAACTCCTGCAACTGCTGTAGTTAATAAAGGACCACTAGTAAATTTAATTGGATAAGTTCCTGCTGTTGCTGTACCAGCTCTTAAATTAATACTACCACCTAAATCAACATTATTATTAAATAATGTATTTCCTGTTACTCGTAATGCTAAATTAGTTAGTCCTGCATGACTACCACCATTAACAAAAGTAGGATTAATATTTAAACCTACAAGTACATCATTATTAGCAGCACTTGTTAAAGTAGAAGTAATATTCATCCCTCTTGCTATTGCTGCTGATGCTGTTATATTACCATCAACAGTAATACTACCATTCAAATAAGTAGTACCATCAACTCTTAATTTACTTCCATCATCAGTTGCAATTGTACTCAATCTAAAGTTACCATTAACAAACAATCTTGCAGCTTGAGTATTACCTGTTATGAAATTTACGTACCCTGACGCACCGGTAGATTCAATACTTACTAATCCAGTAGAGCCTGTATTTCTAATATACAATCCTCCCACACTATTACTTTCAAGCAAACCTCCGGTATTAACAGAAGAAGTAAGACCTAATGTTAAAGCAGTGGTGCCACCAGTACCGTTTATAAAGTTTATTTTACCACCTTGACCAAGACTACCAAAAGTAGCCTGTCCAGTTGAAAAAGGAGCCGTAAAAGTCCATAATCCACTAGTTGTTTTATCTCCTGTTAATCCTGTTTGAGAAGTGTTGGTAGTTATATAATTTCCTGATGCTATACTATTCCAAGCATTTATATTAGGTGTAGTTATACCAAAAGCAGGTGATGCAGAAAAAACTGGATCAATTTCTGTACTTGCATCTTTTTGTAATTCACATACTTGACATTGAAGTCTTCTAAGTTTACTTTTTAATTCTATATATTTTTCTGACATATTATGTTAATAATATTTTAGATGTTCTCATTTTAGTAAGTAAACTATCTAATGTTGATTTTACTGCTAAATAGTCTGCTCTTAATGCATCAAATTCTGCTTTAGTTGGTGCAGCTCCTGCTGCTACGGTAGATGTAGTTGCTGCACTATTAGTTTGAGCTACAATTGGAGAAAAATGTTTTGAAGTCCAGAATTTCCATGCTGCTCCACCAGAAGGTGTAAATGTACCATAAGAATATATTCTTTGTCTCCAATAAATTTCTCCGGTAGTACCAAATAATATTTGATTTAAATAACTTCCTCCTGTAGTTGTTGCATCTCCATTGGAAGTAGCCCCTACAATATTCAACAAAGTACCATAACCTTCTGGTGCATTAAGAGTTGATGGTCCCCATGTAAATGTCCCAGAAACTCCTGTAGTATCTAAATCTGTAACACCAGCAGGTCCGCTAATAAATCTTTCAATCGGTATAATATTCCAATTTGTACCATCCCAGTGAGTCAGTTTATTAAGAGTTGTATCATTTAAAAGTAATCCTGAATATTTTTGACCACTTGTTAAAGCATTTCTGTTTGTAGTTGTAATATTGCTTAATTTTTGGGGAGCAACATTATTAAGTTTTCCATTATAAGTGTTGTTTTCAAATACAATAGGATTATTACCTATTCTTGTAATAGTATCCCACGAACCACTACCTGCAAATTGACTAAAATAATTTCCTACTATTGTTGCAGAAGTTGTAACCCTAATACCATCTCTAACTGTACTAATCCAGTTTCCAGATAAAAGATTACCAGGACTCTCTAAATTTACTACAAAAGTTCCTCCTGACAATCTATTCCCAATTATAGTATTATAACCAGCGTTACCTGTTAAATTTAATGCATATCCAGTATTAGTTACAAAAGACGCAATAGTAAAAGTTCCTCCTGTAGTTGCTTGCGTAATAGTTTCTCCAACTTGAAAAGGTCCCCCTGAAATTATTCCAAGTTGAACATAATTTCCTACAGTATTAATACCTGCAACATACCCTACTGTTCCACTAGTTCCTCCTGTAATATAATGTGGAGCGTGAGGACTTGATATTATTCCTGATATTGTAGCAATATTAGCTATTACATCATTAGTTATAGGGTCTGGAACAAATATTTGATTACCCATAATTGTATTGGATGCCATTCCACCAGTAATTGCATTTAACCAAATACCATTTTGATTACCGTCAAAAACTGCATTAGGATCAAAACCAGAATAGGGTCTTAATGTATTACCAATAATTTTATTAGCACCCCCTCCTGTACTAGAAGAATACATACCTGCTTTTTTATACCCTTCAAACGTGTTTCCTGCAATATAATATTGATTAAATCCGCCGGATAAACTATATTTTCCTCCGTCAGATACATTGTTATAAATTTCAGCGTAACCACAATTTATTTCTAAGCACCCACCATTTTGACCTCCATTATCTGTAGAACCATTAAAATAACAATTATGTACATATCCAGCAAATGTGTTACCATCTAAACCAGTACCTATTTTAACACACTGTAATTTTCCTCTAATAAAAGTACAAGTATCTAATTCTATGTCAATAACTCTATCTGCATAAAGGCACCTGTCAGCTAATCCTGCATGTATTGTTAAATCAGAAATTTTAATTTCAGAATTATTCCATCCAGGATCATCACCTACTTGAAAATCAAAATCTAATAAATTTTTACCGACTAAAGAATTATCTGTTCTTTTACCATATATATTAGAAACACCTTTACCCTTACCTACAATAGTTAATCTAAAATCTTTTTTATTATTGACTTTTTTAGGTCTAAGAGTATCACTAATTAAATAACTTCCTTCATCAATAAGTAAAGCTAAACCTTTATCTGTTGCATAATTTAAAGCTGCTTGAAAAGCTGCTGTATCGTCAGTTCCAATATAAGTTGTAGGATTATAATCCCCTTTAGCTCCAAATTCTGTTACTGAAACATAATTAGTATATTGTTTTTTAAATCTTTTAGATCCTTTTACTAAAGTTCTTGCTGAAGCTGCAGTTGTAGTATCGGTTGAATCATAAATATATAATCCTTGACGTTGTGCATCTGTTAAATGGAAACTTGGTAAAGCATCATTAAACCAATTTTGAAAATCAGTTGAAGTTCCAACAGTCAATCTTTTATTTATTTCAGCTTGTTGTGCTGTACTTATTGGTTTATTTATATCTGAAGTATTATCAACATTTGTTACTCCTGGAATATCCACATTTGTTAAACTAATGTTTGAGGATAAAGGCTTACCGTTTATTGTTCTAGCATCAAAAAAAGCTTTAGTTACAGCATCTTTATTTACTGAAGGATTACTCAAATTTAAATTTGTTTGAGTTATCGTGTTTGAATCTATTTGTTTTCCTTTTATTTTAGAGGACATTTTTATCTAAAGTATATGTTTTACAAAATTAATAAATTTAAAATTAATAGGTCATTTAAATATGAAAAATGACCTATTATAGCATAATTAAACGTTAGTCTTTTTCTGTGTATAAAACTTAATTTGTTCTTCTGGAGTCATAAATTTACCATATTGTCTAAGTACAGGTAATACTTTAAATAATTTGCCTAAAAATTTAGAATCTCCTTTTTGATTTAATCCTGAATCTCTTTCATATACACCTCCTAGATGCAATGGATCATTAAAAATAACAGCAAACACTTCGTAGATTTGTTCCACTAATGTAATAGAAGATATTGGATTTTTAAATGTTCTTACAAGAGTACCTATACCAAAAGGTAAAGCAAATTCAGATAATGAATCTTCTGTTCTTTTAACAATATAAGCTGTTTTAGAGAATGCCCAACTATCTTCATCATCATCATCGTCTAATGATCGCATAAGCCAAAACAATACTACAAAAGAAGCCCATATAGAATATTCAATAAGAGTTTTATTAATTGCATATTGTTCAGCAGGTGAAGCAGATCCATCCATAAGTTTAGTAAAAGCCCAAGTTCCATAAGTTTTAAAATCACTTAAAAACTTATTCATAAATTGTCTTTGATAACCATAAGTTTCTTCTCCTAAAGCTAAATTAACTTTTTGATCACCAAATCTATGTTCGTAAGCAGAGTAAAGATATTTTCTAAACATTAATGCTAGTTTACCTAACCAATGTCTTTGAGCTTGTGATTTATCAAATTGTGCATAAATACCTTGTTGTCTTTTATTAAGTTCTTGTATTCTTCTTCTAAGTTTATTTTCTTCTTTAGGAGTAAAATAAGGTTTTAAAAAATCTTTAACTTTAATAGAAGTTGGATTACCTTCAGAATCAACATCTCTTGTATAAGCATCTAGTGCTGTAAAATAATTTGTTGCCGTTTTAGATAATTCATCTTCTAATCTTGTAGATATATTTTCTAAATCTCTATTCATTTTAGAAATTTGAGCAGCTAATTTTTTAGCATCTTCTTTATTAAAAGTTTTAGTATTTGTTGCTTCCTGAATAGCAATATTTTGTTTATCTATTAATCCTTTATATTTTAAAGTTATTTCTCCTCTTACTTGTTCTATAGCTTGTTTTTCAGCTTCTGTAGTTTCTCTTAAAGAATCTGTGGTTTTATCATATATTAAATTACTTGGTAAAGCTATTTTATATCCCTTAGATACACAAAGCATAGAACGTTTCTGAATACTATATTCCATACCATTTTGACTAAAGAATAAAAAATCTTTACCCATTTCAAGAGCAGTTTTCTTAGATATTTTTATACCATATTCATTACTAAATTCTCCTTGAATAGCGTCATGTCTAATCATCATTTGAGCATATAAAGATTTTTGATTTATATCCTCTTGCATATAATCTTTTAATATTGTACCATCATAAAGTTCTTTGTTAATAATTTTACTTGCTTCATAGAATTGACTAAGATTATAAAATTTACCAGCTAATGCTTCATTAAAAATTGCTAACTTACCAATTACTAAATTACTAATTGCAGAATCTAAGTTACCAGCAAGTCTTTGAATAGATACCCATTTAGAAGTAAAATTACTAAGTTTATTAAGAGAAACTTCTTTACCTAATATATTAAGACTTTTCTTTTCTTCTATATCACCATACCATACATCATCAATAAAATCTACAAGTAAAGTATTTAATTTTCTATCTTTTTCTTTAAGAGCATCACCTAATAATTGAGTAGTAGCATTTTTAATTTTAGTTACTACTTTATTACCTGTAGCATCTCTCATTATTATTTCTCTAGCATTTATTCCTAATTCAGGATTACCAACTATAATATTTTTTAATGCTCTTGCAGATGCTTCTGTTTTACTCATTTCATAGTAACGATTTGTTACTGCTGAAAATTTAGAAAAAGTTTCAATAAGATTTGTATCTAAATCTGCAGAATCTTCTAAAAGGGATACAAACTTAATAGGAATAGTTTTAATCATTGTACCATCAACATTTTGATTAATTCTTGATACTCTAATCATTACTCCATCTTGTTCTATTTCATGATAATCATTTTCATCAAATATATCTGGCCCCATATTATTCCACATTCTAGAAGCATTATCTTTTAAAGATAAATCATCTTTCCAAAAAGCAGATGTTTTTTCTATTTGAGGAATTATACCGTGTTTAAGTTTATGAAGAGGTGATAATTTATTATTTGATTCATTATATACTCTATATAATTCTGAATAAAATTGATCATTTATTAAATCTTTATATCTAGGATCAATATATTTTTCTTTAGGTGTTGTAAATTCACCACCATAATATATTTCGTGAACTGTATATTCTATAACTTTACCATCTTTATCTTTTCTTCCTTCTCGATAATAAGAAGACATTGCGGTTAAATCTAAATTAGGATCATAAATTAATTCAGGATGTATTACTCTAACGGAACCTTTATTTTTTTTGTGATATTGAAGTTCTTCTGCGGTGATAGTTCTTTGATAAACATTATTTTGATACCAAAGTTTAAAATCATCTTTATTTAGTTCTTTCTTTTTTCTATTAATTAAATCTTGTTTATATTTAACTACATCATATTTAGTTTCATAAAAAGCATTCATTGCTTTAGAAACATTCTTACGAACATTATAATCTTTATCTTCTTTAGCTTTTTCTAATTTAGCAATAGCTTCTTCTCTGGCTTTATCAGTCATATCTTCAACTATTACTACTTGAAGTTTCGCTATTTTATCATCTTCTATTTTATTATAATATTGTATTTGTTTTTCTCTTTCAATTTTAATGTCTTTTTCAAGTTTTTCAGTAAAGAAAGGAGTTATAATTCCTTTAGTACTTATAGTTCGCCATTCTAATTCACCATCATCATTTAAAACTTTAATATCTCTAGTTACAGTTTTTAAATATTTATCATATTCAGATATTTCAACAGGATTTTTACCATATTTACTAGTTTTAGCTTTACCTAATGATTGCATATTATCAACTGTCTTACTATGAGCATCTTGTCTTGCTTGTTCAGAAGCTATTCTAATTGCTTGTGCTATTGGATCATCTACAGTAGATAATGAACCTAAGTAATAAGTTCCTGTATCTACATCTTTTTGGGCTTTCTTTAAATAATTATTAAAAGTTTTTTTACTTATTTTTTTATCTTCAGAAATATTAGATTGATTTTCTTCAACATAAGGCCATAACCATTCTGTTAAAGTATTATAATATTCTACTTTTAATTTATTATTAAGAGCATCTTTTTCTTTTAATACATCATCAAGTATTGAACTCAAATGTCCTCTATTAGAAATTAAAGAATCAAATTGTTTTAGTACTTCTTTTTTTTCTTCATCTGTAACATTTATTAATTTATCTACTTGAGAAGTTAAGAAATTTCTAATTATATTAAGATTCTTATCAGGAGCATAATTATAATTGTTTATAGCTGTCCAAGTCTTTTTGTCAGTAAACATTCCAAATTCATCAAAAAATCCTTCCATTTGTACTTTAAAAAAAGACTTTTCATAAGAACCAGTGGCGTAATTAAATTGTTTAAGATTATTAATAATAATTAATAGCTGTCCTAATTCATTAAGTGCTTCTAGTCTAGAATTTGTATCATTTTGATCTTTTAATTTATTTAATATTTCTCTAGCTTGTTTAAGATAAAATTTACTAGAACTTGCAAAATTTAAAATAGAAGTTACCGCATCAGGACTAGAATTTAAAGTAGAAGTCATTTGTTTAGCTACATCAGCATATCTATTAGTACGTGAACTAGAACCTTCTGCTACTTTAAATTTAGTAATTAATCCAAGTAAAGTATTTTTTAATATTTTAGCTTGTTTATCAATTTCTTTTTTATGTTCAGCAGCTTGTTCCATTCTATTAACTCTATCTTTTGCTCTTGCAGAAGATGATTTTTCCTTAGTACCAAAATATAAAAATTCTTGTTGAGGTATAATATACATCATTGAATGTTCACCATTATCATCAAGATATGATTGTTCTCTTGGGTAAGCAGCTACAAATTCTGGAGTCTTAGTACTAGCCCATTTTTCTAATGCTTCTTCTTGATTACCTAAAGTAGCTTTTAAATGATTAAATAATATAGAAGGCTGACCATTATCAGCCTTAACTACATATTCACCATTAATATTTTTTGTTATATCACAAGTCATTTTAACACTTTTTATTTTTAATTACTTCATTAGGATCACCAAAGTTTAATGGTGTTACTCCTATATTAAGTATTTGTTTTTCTTCTATAGGTAATGAAGATTCTATTGGACCTTTTACTTCTTCTCTTACTTCTTCTGGAGTAAAATCAGGAATAACAATATCTACTGTTTTTTGATCAACAGGTTGTATGTTTTCAACTATTTCTTCTGTTTGTTTAGAAATTCTATTAAGAACTCTTTCTTGTTTTTTATAAGCTGTTGCTGTTGGTATTGTTCCTTCTGGATTTAAAAATGGAGAAACTTTGGGAGAACCTATTACTTTAACTATTTTATAAGTTATATTTTTTTGTATTTCTTTTTTAAGAGCAGCAATTTTATTTTTTATTTCATCTTTAAATTCTGCTTCAACTTCTTCATCTATTCTATAATCAAAATCTTCTTCATAATTTGAATTTAAATCATCAAGATCATTTTCTAATTCTTCTATTTGGTACCTTAACTTTTGATCTTCTTGATATTCAAATAAATAATTATATGATTCTCCTCCTAATTCAATATATGATTTAAAATATCTAGGATAATATAAAACTTTACCATCACCTTTTAAAGATGGAGCATCAAATCTTGCTTTTAATAATGTAGATTCATTTGATTTAATTTTATTAACAGCAGCCTCCCCTTTTAATCCATTAGTTCCAGCTAAGAAAGAAATTTTTAATTCTTTTTTAGAAGCATCTAATCTATAAGGAGATTCTTTTGACTTAATCATTTTAGAATCAAGATTCATACTTCTTATCTTTTTAAAAGATTTTGCATTTGTAAATTTAAGTTTATAAAATTCATTTACAAAATCTTTCCAAGACATACCATAAACCAATTTAGATATATCATTTCTAATAGAAGATTTCTTTTTAGAGAAATCAATTTTATCTACATTAAAATCATATGTATCTTTCATTTGATTAAGAAGAACTAATTGATTAACTACATTTTTAAAATCATCATTAGTTTTTGCAGACATAAACATTCTTACAAATTCTATTGCACTATTCTTATAACCAAGAGAAGATCTATATTCATCTACAGGAAATATTGATCCAATAGTTTGAAATTGGAATTGTAAGCCATCTTTAATTAATTCAAAGTCTAAGAGAGCATCAGCAAATTCAGATGTGTTAGGATCGTCTAAAAGCTCTAAGAAACCTAATGTCATAGCTCCTTGTTGAAATTCATTCTTCTTACTAGTAGTTCTTGTTATAAGTTCATTAATTTGTAATACAATAGAAGGTTTAATTACAATCTTACCATTTTTATCTTTTATTTTTTGTACTGCAGATTTTGCTAACAATTGATTAAGTAAAGGATTATTTTTAAGATAAGCATAGTCAGGATCAGTATTAATTTTATTTTTTAATTCTGAAAATTTATCAACAATACTTTCATCACTTCCAATTTCATAAATAAAACCTGATTTAAAATTAGGATTACCTCCTTCTTTTGGATTAAAATAAAGTGATTTATATGTAGCTAATGTAAGATAACTTAATAAATCTTTTTCAAATTGTTTTCTATCTTCTGTTCTAGAAGAACTATATATTGAACCAAGTTCTTTTAATATGTTTTTAAAAGCAGGAAGATTAGTTAAAAAAGTTATATTATTTAATTTTTCTATTTCAGTTAAATTATTAATATTAGCTGCTGCGAGTTGATTCACATAATTATTATTAGCATCATATCTTTCATCACCTGTTAATGCATATCTAAGACCAAGAATCATTTCTTCTTCTTTAGGCTTACCTATTTCTAAAGTATTTTTAGCACGTTTAATATTATCAATACTATTAGAATCAATACCATTAGTCATTTTCATTATTGTTGCAACAGCACTAAATTGTTCATTTAATTTAAGTGTATTTAAAAATAGTTTTAAAGCTGCAGATTGTTGAATTGAAAAATCTTTATCCTTAATTCCAAATAAAATATTAGATAATTTTTCAGAATCTAAAGAAACCATTTCCACATCTTCATTAGTTGCACCTATTAATTTAAAAGCTTCTAATTGTTTTTCTTCTCTTGATAAAGAATTTTGTTCTTCATTTTTAGATTTAATAACATAATTATCACTTTCAAGAAGTTTAGTATATGTTTTAATTATAGGTTGATTTACTAAAAGTACTACATCAGGTATATTCATACCTAAAGAAAGTAAAACTCCAGCAACTTTCATTTCTTCTATACCCAATCCAAACTTAGCACAGTTACTATCTTTAGCTTCATCAGTAGCTGCAGAAGTTAAAGTAGAAAGATAATCTATAATTCGTAATGATTCATCTAGTTCTGCATCTGTCATTGCTAACGAATTACCAAAACTAGAATAATATTTACCATTATATCCTATATAATTTTCAGGATTATTAATTGAAGCATTAGCTTTATTAAGAGTTGTAAATACTTTATTAATATTTACAATAATACCAATATTATCTTTACCTACATTATTAGCTCTTTTTTGTCTAATAAGTTGTAAAGGAGATAATGCAGGTGCTGTTAATTTTTTACCAAATATAGAAACACCATCTTTCTTAAAGTATGGATGATCTTGTAAAGCTTTTAATTTTTCTTGATTAGCAGGAGACATAGGAATACCTCTATCAATCATACTTTGATTAGAATATAAAGTAGTCATTGATTCAAAAATTATTCTTTCGTTAACACCATTATTTAATTCTCCTGTTTCATTTAAATAATTTTCATATTCTTCTACACTAGAAGGAAAACCTAAACTAGATAAAGCATCTTCAATAGTTGTAGAACCTTTAACTAATTTTTTAACTTGTTTGTTTTCATCATACATATAATGAAGATATTCATTATACTTTTGATTCATATCTTCTCCTAGATAGTAATTTCTAGCTTCACCGTTTTCAATTATAATAGGTGGTACAGTAATATAAACTTTATCAATATCATAATCTGCTCCAGAGAATTCTACAATTTCTTGAGGAGCAACTAAAGAACTACCATATTCCATTGGGAGATAATCAACCAATTCAAAATTCATCATTGAGTGTTTATCTTGAAGAGGAATACGATTACCAAACATATATTTAACGGCATCTGGAATATCTTTACCATTATCATTTAAATCTGGATGGTGATTAGGAAATAATACTTCTGCAAATTGTCCTGTAACTACACCATTTTCATATCTAGGAACTCCATATTGAAGTCTATCTTTAAAATAAATAGTTTCACCTCTTGCTAATTTTTCTCTAAGAGACTCAAGTGAATCTTCACCAATAGCTAAAAGTTTAAATGTTTTTTCATCTGAATAATTAATTTGATTAATATCCAAATCTTTTTTATGTATAATTTTATATTCAGGACTATTTTTTCTAACTACTTTCCAACTAACACTTCCATCATCATGGATAGCTGTAATTTTTTTAATAGGCTTAAAACCATAAGAACTAACAAGAGCTGCTGCAAACCCACTATTCTTCATACTAAATACCCCACTACTCATATAAGAGTACCAAAGATTAGTATATTTTTCAATAGTTTTAGGATTATTAAGATCAAATTGAGGTATTTCATTACCTTCACTATCTTGAGTTGTTCTAAAGAAATCTACTAATTGTGAATCAGCTCCAGAATCTAATAAACCTTTAACAGCTCTATTTTGAAATTCTACAAGTTTTGGAACAATAATTCCATTTTTTATTGAATCATCTAAGTCTCTACTTAAATCCTCAATAGTATACATACTATTTCTTGCTCCTAGATAATTACTATTATGTTTATCAGCTAAAGCTTGATTATATAAATCACGTATTTCTCCTATTTCAATCTCTACTCCATCAATATAACCTTTTGCATTAGAATCTTGTTCAGTATCTATTGCTTGAATTAATTGTGTTGGTGTAGTTATATGAGTTTTATTTGTAGGATTTTCTAATTGTAATCTCAAATAATCTGCACTATAAGAAATAGGATAAGCTCTATTTGTATCATATTTACCATCTTTTTTTCTAAGAACATTTGCAGTCATCGTTTTACTACCTGTTTCAAATACAGCGAAATCTATATTCTTATTATTCATAAGAGAATAAATTTCATGTAAATCTTCTCTATCTTTAGCTGGTTTCCAATCAGGATTTTCTTCTGTTCCTACATTTGTTTCAACTAAATTTTGTGTAAGTATATAAGCAGAAATTTTAAATGTACTTGAAGGATCTCTAAAAATAAATTTATAAGGATTAATAAAACGATCTTGTTCTATAACAACACCACTTTCAAAAAGATCTTCTTTTGTTAATGGAATACCTTTTTCTATTTTATTAACAATTAAATTAGCAGTAGGTTCACTCAATTTACCTAAACCTAAGAGCACATGTTTAAGAACTTTTATATTCATATACATTTGTGCATCTGCAACATCTATACTATCAGCTTCACCTTTATCATTTTTATGAAATTTAGATGCTACTTTAGGTTCTTCTAAAACAATAGCATTAAATCTGTCAAATCCTTCTGATTTATCAAGATAATTATGTTTATGAGAAGCACTTATACCAGCACCATTACTTGTTTTCATACGTTTATAGAAATCAGTACCAGCACCATCTGCTTTATACATTAAAGCAGGATCACCATTAATAATATGTAAGGCGTTAATAGAGTTAATTGATTGCTGTAATATAAGATGTGCTAAATTACCTCTGAAACCATTTCTTATATTACCATAAGCTTGTAATTTTTCTTTTTTATTAAGTCCTGCAACTTCTAAACCTTTATCATCAATAAAGAAATTAGAACTTAAAAGTTCAGAAGTTATTTTTCCAGATTTTTCTTCTTGAATAATACCTAATTCTTTAAGCTCTTGTATATGATTATTTAATAAATTTTCAAATTGAACTGGTAAATCTTCTTTTATAAGTTCAATTAAAGATTGTCCTTCTTCTGGTTTAGAAAATAAATCTTGATTTCTTATTGCAGCTTCATTTAAAGTTGCTTGTAAATCAGAACTAATAAATCCAGAAACAAAATCAGAGAATTTTAAAGCTCTACCTTTACTAAAGTTTCCACCAGAATGATGATAACCAGAATATATAAAAGGAAGTTTACCTTGATCTTGAAGCTGCTCTGCTCTTTCCATAGTGATAAATTCACCATTTTCTTGAAGTTGTTGAGCAACTTTTCTCATTCTATTATATTCTTTTTCAATTTCATTTGAAAGTAACTGAATAGAATTATCTGTCATACCTGTTTGTCCATACAAATTACGAAGTGTAGGAGCATATAAAAAATGATGAGTCTTACTAGTCTCCATCATACCTAAAGACACGGGAGAGAAGAAAATACGTTCTACTGTTTCACCATTTTCATTATGTATATCTTGTGTTTCATAACTTTCAAAAGGAAGGTTTAACATATAAATAGCGTAATCTCTATCAGTCATATCACCAAAATGTACTCCATCACTTTCTCCTTTTTTAGTAAAAGTCATTCTACGAGTTTGACCTTCATCATTTGTACCAAGATAATCTTCTTTAAGTCCATCAGCAGGTCTTAAAACAAAATTAATACTTTGTCCATCTTTTAAAAGTTTATATATACCATTTCCTTCTTGATTAAAAATAGAATTTTTTCTAAAATCAGCATCTTCTAAATCTGTTTGATAAAATTTTCCATTTATAATAGTTCCTTTTTTTTCATCTCTAATACCAGTACTTAATACTTTTTCAAGATAAGAACCATCATTCATTTTATTTACTTCTAAAAGGTGAAGTGTAGCATCTTGGTGACCATAGCGCATAGTTCCATCAGAAGCAATATATGATGTTTCATAAGCTGCTTCATCAAATTTTACATTACCTTTAGCTATATTCATAATTCTTCTAGTAGAATCAGAACTAACAGAGTTTTCTGTTGTTGATTCTACAACTTCAAAAGGATTACCTTGTGATCTAATAGCTCTAAAGATTTCTTTAATATCTTCTTCTTTAAATATATTATCTCTTTCAAGTTTAATTCTTTTAAGTTTAGTTTTTAATTGTGTTCCTTCAACACTATTATTTAGTTTACCAGAAGCTTTTAAATTATAAGCAATAGAATATTCTATATAACTAGGAGAAACATCAATTCCTAATTTAGATAATTCATTAGTAAATTTTCTAGCTTTTTCAGATACATCTTTAATAGATGTGAAACTAGTAGGAGATAATAATTTAATAAATACATCTAGATTTTTATCAATAGATTTCCATAAGTTATCATTAAATACTTTATTACTAAACATTTGTGATTCAAAATTGCTTTTCCAATGTTCATAAAATATAATACTTGCATTATTTCTATTAGCAAGACCAACAGTTGTTTTTCTTCTATCAGTATCAATAGCCATCATTAAAGGATCTTGAGTATATTTATCAAAACCTTTAACAACAGATTGTATTAATGTAATATCTGCAAGAGTAAATGAACCATCATACCTTCTAGATATATATGATTGTGTAGCTTCCATTTCATCTAATCTAGTAATATCTAAATTAGCATCTTTAAAAAATCTATCTACAAATGCTTTTTGGTTACTATTACCTCTAGATATTTCATACATTTTTACAAGACGAGTAATATCATTAGGAGTATCAATTAATGATCTAGTTAAACTATAATAAATTTTATTTACATCAATAGTTTTTTCTTTATATATAGGAAGAATAGAACCATCGGGTAAAGGATATTGAGCAATTAATATAGCATCACCGTCTTCATCTAATTCTAAATATGAACTTGTTGAAATATATTCTCTTAAAAATTGTGGTAATCTACCCCATCCTTGTTTTTCTGCAGATTCTTTACCAAAACTATCATTTCTTGGATTAATTACTTCAATATCGTCATTAGTTCCTTGAGGATCTCCATTTTCATTTTCATCAGAAGTTTCTAAATCAACTTGTACATCTTCACTAAAATTAAAATAAGGACTTATAGATTTAATAAAAGCTTTTGCTGTATCTTTAATATATTTTCTTTCTGTAATATTATTTACTTTATCAACTTTAAGTGCTCTTGGACTTTTATCAAGAACCCAAGATAATTCAGAATCTTTTTCATTAGCATATTCTGTCATTATATCTAATGCTTTTTCTAAAAGTTCATTAGAATTAAATTTATTTTTAGAATAATAATCAGAATTTTTAAGACTATAATATATTTTAGATATATCTCTAATAATTTGTTGAGATTCTTCTATACCGTATGTGGGTCTTATAATATCACCATCTTTATCTTTAAATGGTTTTTTATATATTTTTCTTACATAAGCATTATCTTGAAGATAACCTTCTTGATATTTATTAGTTGCAACTCTACCATTTCTAAAATCACCATTAGCAATTTTATGAAATAATAAATCAAGTGTTCTTTGATTATTAAAAATAAATCTTATTAATTCTCTAAGAGCATCAAATAATTTTTCAAAAATATTATTATATTCTTTTTTATTCATATACTTAGCAAAGTTTTCAGCTAAGTGTTCTTCATATAAAAGATTAATTTTTTCTTGTTGATCTAAACCTAAATCTATAAAATCATTATATTTATCAGCTATATAATCTCTAATAGATATATTTTTCTTATCCAGAATCTTATCTATTTCATTAGCTGCTAATTGTAAATAACCATCTATTTCTTCTTGTTCTAAATAGTTTCTAAATATACCATGAAAATATTCATGATAACCAGTTCCTTTTTCAGCAAGACTAGATAAGTTTAAAGTTTTATCTTTGAATTGTCCCCATACGTAAGAATCTCCGTAAGAAGATTGTAAAACTAACGTTTCAAAAATGTTAACACTTAATCCTTTAGGGAGATTTCTTTTAATCCAATTCATTTCTCTTTCAGAAACTTTAGCTTGTGAGAGATACTCAATAACTTTCATAGAAGGTATTTCATAACCATTATTACGAAAGATGCTGTAGGCTTTGTTTTTACCTACAGCACTCTCTAAAGCTTTCCATTCTGTACTATTTATATTTGGGCAAACCATAATAATTATATTTCATTATTTTATACAAAAGTAATCAAAACTAATTAATATTAGAAATTAGTAATCTTTTACAATTATCCACACACTCTAATCATATCTTCTATATCTTCATTAAACATACCAGGATCACCAAATCTTCTTCTTCCTTTTACCGTTTTCTTTTGATTTGCTCTATCAATATCTTCTTGTGTTATTTCTAATTCTTGTTGTTCATTATTTATTTCTCTTGCTTCTTCTTGTGCTTTAATTACAGGTTCTGTAAATATTACTTCTTCTGGTTTAGGAGTAAAAGAACTTTTAATAATTTCTTTAGGAACAATATTTAAACTTAAATTACGAATATTTTTATGAAGAGGTGTCGTTAATTGACCTTCTTCAATTGCCCTTAGAAACCTATCTCTACCTTCTCCTTCTGTTTTAGGTAATGATTTTTTAAAGCTATAAGGTGTTATTTTAAAATCAGAAGATACACTTGTATTACTACCTTTAATTTTTAATTCTAATTCTTCATTAAGAGCATCTATTAATTCTTGCATAGAATTTAATTTGGCTACTCTTTCAGGAGAAATAGATACACTTAAATTATCTTTCTCATTAGAGGCTTTAAATTTATAATTTAAATAACCTTTAACGTTACTATTACCATTACCATCACTTATAGATATTTCTGCAGCATTAGCACTCATTGTATCTTCACTTTCATTTTGAAATTGATATTTCTCTGGTGCAGCAATATAAACATTTTTTATGCCTTGTTCAGCTATTAATGATTCTTCATACATTTCTACAGGTAAATTTTTAGAAATATAATTAGACATAAATTTTAAATGATTTAAATAAGTATTATCGTTTATATCATAATTATCTGGATACACAGGAATAAAATCAAAATCTTTATCTGTAAAGTTTTCTTTTTTAGTTGTTTGAATACCTCCTTTAGGAACTATTAATACATACGTACTTTTTAATTTAGAATTTATTTGACCTATATTTTCTCTTAGATAATCCATAACAGAAGATAATTCATTCTCAAAGATAGGATCATTATAAATAGAACTAAAACCACTATCTACTTCTCTGACTTTTCCTCCGCCTAATTCCCATGTATAATTTCTTTCCAATATTAAAGGAGCTGGACTAATACCATCACTACCTCTAAACATCATTGGTTTTAATTCATTAACATTTGTTCTATTTTCATAAGGTACTGTTTTAAGAGTTCCGTTATTAATATTTATTTCAACTGGAAGATCAGATAAATTTGTATCATCTGCTTTATTAGCTAATTCAGATTGAAAGTTTATATAAGAATTAAGTTTATTAATAAATTCAGAACGTAATGATCTATCTACTTTAGTAATTAATTCAAATTCAGAATCAGATATATCATTATCTGCTAGATGATCCAATGTAAATAATTCATCATTGTTAGGTCTTTTAAATCTAAAACCATCAACTAATCCCATAGAAGTAAATGTTTCCATTCCTCCTTCTGCATTAGGATATTTAAGAACTAAATTATAAGGAAACTTAGAATTATAAATATAATCAAAGTTTTGAAACTTTTTAAATTTTGGTTCAACACCATTCTCTTTATGAACAATACTATTTTTAATTATATCATCAAGACTTTGTTCCCTTAATATTTTATTACCAAATTCATTTGTATCTTTATATTCGTCATTAGATTCTATTTTAAGAATTGTTTTACCAAATATAAAATCTAAGTTTAATGAATTACCAATTTTATCTACACTAAGAGTATCAAATTCTTTACCTATACGATAAACTGTTTTAGCTAATAATGTATCTTCAAATCCTTCTACTTGAATACCCAATGCTTGTCTAATATAATCTACTAATTTAGGCCATATAGATTTCTTTTCAGTAACTATATCTTTAGCATCAATTGCTCTTAACAAGTTTTGAAAGTCTGGACTTGTCAATGCTTCTGCAATAAACTCATCTAAGTTACCAGTAAGACCATAAATCTCAGCATTAGACGTACCATAAATATTATTTAATGTTACTTTACCTTCTGGTGTATTTATGAACGTAGAAGCAATATTTGATAATTCACGAATATCTTGTATAAACTTAGTACTTGTTTTAAGTCGTTGAGCTGTTAATACATGTATTGCCTCATGGAGAATAGCTCCATCAATTGAATAACCTAATTCTTTAAGTCTGTCAATATTAATAACTAATTTTTCTGTTGCTGGATCATAATAAGAATCTATTCTAACATCTTTAGTATTAGTTTCAATAAATTCTATATTAAATCTTCTAGGTATTTTATCAGCTATACTAAGAGCCAATTCTTTTTCAGGAGAATATAATGATTTTTCAGAAATACCTTTTATAATATCTCTTAAATTATTAGTTCCATAATCATCAATTATTTGTTGACGAGTTCTATCATCTTTAACTTTTCTACCATTAACAAATATTTTAAATTTCTTAGTGAAATTAGTTTTAACTAATAATTCATCCTTGAGTACATAAATTTTTTCTTCTTTAGTTTGACCTAAAGCCATTTTTCTATTTCTAATTATGTCTCTAAGTTCATTTTCTGATAATTGTTGATCTGTATCTGTACTATATTCAAATACTTGTTCTACTTCGTTATAACTACCAATAATATTATAACTACCTTTATCTGAAATAGGATAAGCCATTTCAAAGAAAATATCATTTTTCTTAACTTCAGAATTTAATGTTTTTATAAAATTATCAAACTCTTTATTAAAAGCTATTTCATCTAAAGATTTAACTTCATCTTTAAAAGAAAACATTTCAAAATTTTCTCTTTGCCATACCCAAAAAGCTTCATTATCTTTTTTCTGATTTTTATCTTTATTGTTATTATTATATTCTTTTAAATCTTCAATTGATCTAGTTCTAACTTTTTCCCACATATGGATTAAACCAATATTAGGACTAGTTAATTTTCTAGTAGTTATACGATTTTGTTTCATTATATCTTGAAAATCTTTACGACTTAATTTTTTTAATGAATCAATAGTATGACCATCTATTTTTAATTCTTTAGAATTACTAACTTTACCTTCTAAACCATTAGAAATTGTTATAGGTTTATCTTCGTGAGTAATAGTTTCTAATACTTTTTGATCATTCTGATCTTTAGTATAAGTAGTTAAAAATTTAAATATATAATCAATAGTAGAAAAATTCTTATTTTTAATATCACTAGTACTAAGAGTTTTTTGAACTAAATTTCTTTTATATAAAATTTGTTCTTTATCCCATTGATCAGGATTATTACCTTTAACACCATTAATGTCTTTTTGATTACTATATAAACTTCTAGTTTTAAAATCAACTATTTGATATAAACTATTTTTAACATCGTAGATCAAAAGATCAATATGAACTAAAGCATTATTATCATTTTCATTATAATCTTTAATATAAAAATCAGATTTAACGATTTCTTTATTGTTATTTATTAACCATTGATTATAATCTTTATAACCATCTACAATATTATTAAATCTATCTTCATTAATATCAGGAATACTTTGAGCTATTTCACCATAAGTAGTTTCAGATTTTTTAAATAATGCGTGTAAAACAATAGAACTTTGAATAGCTATATTTTTATAAATAGAATCTATATCATCTGAATATTTTTGTCCAAGAGCACTTGTTAATGTTTTAAATGTTTCAGGTTGACCTTTTTCATTTTCTATTTCAAAAGTATTATTTTCTATATCAATTATAATAATATCTTCTGGTACAGCTACTTCTTCAATTTTATTTGAAGCTTCTAAATTATCTTCTAATTGTTCTGAAGTAATAGGTACATTTACAATTTTTTCTGAAGGTGATTCTGCTTTTACTTTAGTTTGTACTTTTTCAGCTTCATCAACTTTAGTTACTGGAGAATTATTAAAGTCTTCTATAGGTATAACAGTTTCTTTACCATTTTGTTTAACAGTAATTGTATCATCTATATTATCTCTATCAACTATTTCAAAATCACCTTTTAAACTAATTTCATTTCCTTCTTCATCTTGAGTTAAAATTTCTCCTTTAAATTGATCTCCTTGTTGTGGATCTGTATTTTGTTCTTGTTCATTAGTTTTTTCAGTTTCAACATTTTGTTGTTCTGTTTTAACTTCAGGAGTAGTTGTACTTTGTAATTCTTCTTCTGCAACTAATTCTTTTTCTTGTTGAAGTTTTGTTCTTATCTCTTGTATTTTCTTTCCTTGAGCTTTAAAGTTTTTAATAGCATTTGGAGAAAGAAGATCATTAATTATTTTAGCAGTTCTGTTATTAGATAGAGTTGCATCATTTATACTTCTAACAGATGTATAAAAATCTGTTAATTGTTTTGCACTTAATGGTTCTGTTATTCCTGCTTCATTCCTTTTAGAATTTAAATATTGAGATAGAAATACTAAGTAATCTTCTGTGTGTTTAATTCCACTTCTACCTTCTTTATCAGTAAAAACTTCAGTTAATCCATTTTCTAAAAGATCATTAATTTGTAAAGATAATAATGTTTTACGAGCAAAATCTTTGTTATATTTAGATCTATCTTCACCAACAACTAAATCAGAATTAAGTAAAGATTCAATATCTTTTATTTCTTTATCAAGATCTTTTTTAATTTTAGATAATCCTTGATTAGAATTTGGAGTTTTATTTTTTATTGTATATTTTTTAAATATATTTCCATCTTTACTTGAAAAACCTTCTTCAATTTCTTCACCATAAAGAGAACCTAAATCTAAAATATCATTTCCGTTTTGTAATACTTTTAAATTAGTAGTTGCTTTGTTTACAAGAGAATTAATATAATCTTCATTATTATCAAATTTACTAACTTGAAATACTAGTTCATCTTTAACAGCATCATATAAAGCATATGATTCACTATTATCTTCACTACGACCAATACGACTTCTTCTATCAAAAGGATTTATAAAAGTTTTATCTATTGTATCAAAGACTTCTTTAATATGTTTTCCTTTAGCCTTTTGTTCATCAATAAAACGATCTATAACAGCTTTATTTTCTTCATTGTATTCCATACCCCACTCTTCAGTAAAGTCTTTACCTTGAAGATTTTTAGCCTCATCTAATTGTTGTTGTCTTAAATCATATTGTTTATGTTTTAAACCAGTAATCCAATGATTAAAAGTAGCAGTATGATCTTCTGCTTGTTTTTCATAATTACTTTTTATAAAACCATTATTAGCATTTTCTCTTGTTTGTTGTATTTGATTTACTCTTATTTTTTCTCTTAGAAAAGTACCAATACTATTATTATTAAGTTCTTCTACAACAGCGTTTGCATATAAAGCATCAGGTGTTTTATCCATAGGATTAACTCCTGCTCCTGCTAATATACCAGACATAGCAGCTCCAGTCAAGATACCTGATATACCAGATAACCATCCTTCTTGTGTACCAAATTGTTCACCAGTAGCTTTAAGAATAGATTCTAATCCACTATGAGGATTTATAAAATTAGTATAATAATCTTCAGATGCACCAGATATAATACCTTGACCCATTTCTTCGATAAATTCACCAGTAGCCATAGTAAAAGCACTAGGGGTATTTCTACCTGCTCTTACAACAAGATCTTTTGCTTTTTCTAAATAACTAGCACCTTCTTTAATCGCTTGTCTTGCAGGTGTATTATTAATAATTTTATTATACCCGTCTAAACCTAAATCAAGTCCTCCTTGTTTAGTATCAAATGATCTTTTACCAACTCTCCATCTTTCAAATAATTCACCAAATTCAAAATGATTAGTTGTTGTAAGTAATGCAGCATTTGCAAAATAAGTCCAGTTACCTGCTTCATTTGCTCTATCTTTAATTACTTTTAATTCATCACCACTAGCCTGATAACCATTTTGTCTAAAGTATTCATCCTTAAGTTTATCTTCTACTTTTGTTACTGCTTCTTTAGCTTCTATTGAAGCTTCAAACATACCTGCTGTATATTGATTGATCTTTCTGAATCCCTCTCTAAAAGGAACAGAGGTAGCTGCTTGATCAACAGCATTACCTAAACTTTTTGTAACAAGTAATGATTTTCTTAAAGCTTCTACACCTTCTTCACCATTTGAGAATACTTTTACAAACTGACTTATTTTCTTATAAGCATTTGCTAATTGAACACCCGCTAAACCTATACCTGCTTCTGGACCAAGAGCTGCACTAATTGCAATATCTTGTACTGCTGATCCTGCAAATGCTCCTAGATAACCAAGAGAAGAAATAGTACTAGTTAATAGTTTTCTTGATAACAAAGGATTATCACGCATTTGACGTGTATCATATATTGTTCCCCAATCTTGTCCTATTTCACTAAATGTATTTGCTGCATTAACTAGATCATTATCAAATAAACTATCTAAATCTTCATTTTTAATTGCTGCTCCAATAGAATATGTATTAGTAAATGATCCTAAAAAAGAAGATACAAAGTTACCAGCAGATTGAATTAATGAATTACCAATAGCACCAGTAAGTCCTTGTTTCTCACCATACATAAATTCTAAATTAGGAGAAGTTGTATAACCTAATTCTGAATCTTGATAACGTTTAGTTTCTTCATAAGGAACTTGGCTAGGATTAGTAAGTTTATTAGTTAATCCTTTATCTTTATTAATTTCTTTAAGTTGATTACCTAATATATTTGAAGTAATATCCTCAATTTGTTTTTCTATAGGATCTTTTACTGGTATTGGATTTACTACACCGGAAGTATAGTCTTTTACAGGTAAAGGATTATAAAAATTTACTGGAGCAATACTTGTTATGTCACCTAATGTATTTTGTGTCGCTAACGACATTGTTGGATTAGGTACTTGAAATTCTGCCATTATTTTGAAACTTTATTTAATTGATCTATAAAATCAGTTACTCTTAATTTGTTTTTAGGTTGTCCTGTTAAAGCTGCTTTTTTATACCAGTCAGAATACATTTGTGCAAAGTTTTTTGCTAATGTAGTTGCTTGACTAATATTCATATTTGGCAGATTCAAATTTACTGCTTGAGGACTAATTAATTTACCATTAGCATCTCTTGTAATATATGCTTGAACAGAAGCAGATTCATCATCTAATCCTCTACTATTTTTGATAACTTGTGTTTGTATTACATTTCTACCATCTTCTGATGCAGAATCAAATGTAACTTTACCTTCTCGTAATACTTGTTGTCTAGCAGCTTCGTTTACATTTTGAGCAAAGTTTCTAAAATTAGAAATATATGTATCATCAGCATCTATAAAAACAGTTTTTGTTGTTTTCTTTTCTCCTGTACCACTATCTATTTGAGCTTTAACATATGGTCTAAAACCATCTCCTAAATTCATATATGTATCTCCTAAATAACGAATATTTTCAGAAGATAAATCTTCTTTTGCAGTTTTTTCTGGTTTTTCAGAACCATCAACACTATAATAACCACCTCTATTAATCAAACCAACTAAAGCATTTGATCTTGCTTTAAGATCAGCTTCTTTTAATCCTATAGGAATACTTGTTCTTGGAATTACTTGTGATCCTTTTGTATTATAAATTCTTTCTATAATTTCTGGATCAATAGACATTTGAGAATTAAACTTTTTATAAATATCAAATGCTTTTTTAGATTCTGGATCACTAGGAAGTTTAGAGTAATCTTTAGTTGTTACAGGTTTACTTGCTCCTAGAGTAGGAACCATTATATCTGGTAATTGAGCTACTAAAGCTTTTCCTTTAAGAAAAGAAGTATAATCAGAATCAGATAAACCTAATGATTTTCTTTTTTGTTCTAATGCTTCTCTATTAACATCTGTAATAGTATTTACATATTGATTTTTAACTAAATCTAATTCTTGATATTTAATAGCCATTTTAATAAACTCTGGATCTAATGGTGCAGGTAATGTTTTACCATCCCTTAAATCTTTAAGTTTTTTCATATTATCATTCCATCCTTCTTTAAACTTTTCAGTAGGAACATAATTGTTACCAACTTTAGTAACTAATCCACCATCATTTTTAAATTGATATATATAATGATAATAATCTTGTTGAACATTTGCTTTTTGCATATCAACAGCTCTAGCTTGATCTACCATTACATCTTGAGATGATTTTCTAAGATTAGTTGGAAGTGATACTTCTTCAGATAATATTTCACCTGTAGGATTACCATTAGCATCGGCTTCTCTTGCTGCTATAGCAACTTTTGTAGTTTCTAATGCTAGTTTTTGAGTTTCAATGTCTTGATTAAAAGCTTCTTTGTTTGCTTCAAGATTCATTTTATCAACAAACATTTCTGCTTGATTATACTGAACTTTTTCTTCTCTAAAAGCTCTAGCTGCTACAATACCTTCTAATAGTTTATTACTATAAACATTAGCTGCTGCTGCTTCTGGATTAGTTGCTAAAATTTGATCTATTTCTGAAGTCCTCGAATCTTGATTAATAATATATTTTTCTAATTCTTTAGAAGTATCATCTATTTGAGATTGTATTCTTATTTGAGCACTTGAATCTGAAGTAGCTGCTTTTTGTTTTGCAAGATCAACTAATTCATTTTGTATTGAACTAATTTTATTTGCATTAGATTGAAGATATGTTTGTTTAAGATTTTGTAATTGTGCAGGATTTATATTACCATTAGCATCTTTTTGAAGATAATTATATTTAGCATTAATTCTAACTTGATTTGCTAAATTAGGATCTGTTTGAATTTGATCCAATGTGTATTGATACAGTCTATCTGCTGTTACTATCTTACCTGTTTTAAGAATATATTTATTAGTTCCATCAGCTTCTGTATATGTAGATGCTACAACATCTTTAGCTGCTGTCATTAAAGCCTTATTTACATCTACAGGAGGAGCAATAGGTCTATCATTATAAGCAGCTTTAACATCTGTTTGAGATCTACGAACATAATCATTTACATTTTCCATGTAATCATATTCATTAGCTGGATTATAATAAACACCTTTCTTTCCAGAAGCAGCATCTTGTTTTAACTTATCAAAATAAGCTACACCTTTTTGAATAGCTCTTGTATTAGTTATTGCTGATGTTATAATAGGATCTTTCGTTATTTCATTAATATAACCAGAAGTTTGATTTAGAACATTTCTATCAGAAAAATCTAAACCTCCCATACTATTTACACCTTCAATTGTACTATTTATTTTATCTTGTAAATATTTCTTTTGAGTTTCACCAATTACTTGTTGATTTTGTAATTGATTAATTTGATTTTGTACGGCATCAGCACCTTGGTCAAATTTTGCCTGTTTGTACATAAGTACTTTAGAAAATATTCCAAGATCAAATGGAGCTACAGGTGCTTCTGGTTTATGTACGATAGACTGTGATGACATTATAATTATATTTGATTACTAATTTATACAAAAATAATAAAAAAAGATTACTAATTAAAATCAGTAATCTTTTTAAATGAATTTGTAATATATTTTGATTATTTATCTTTTAGTACGAAGTAAGTATTGTCCTTGAGCATTTACTGTTGGTTGACCTTTAGTATTAGTAACTACTCCCGGTTGATTAGAACCACCACTAGAAATAGTTGCAGGGACACCATTATATTCACCTTTAGCATTAAAATTAGGAGCAAGCTTCATTAAAAGATTTGCATTATTATTAAATGCTCTACGTTCAGCATAAGTTTTAGCTAATGCGTCAATACCAGTTAATAATTGTTCTTCCTGTTTAGCTCTTCCTTGAAGGACTTTAGTATAGAAACTTTCTCTTGATTGAGCATTTGCTGCTTCTTGTCTATCTCTAGCGTTGGTGTTGTACTGCGTTTCTTGATTTTGGATCTGTTTGTTAGCGTTTTCATATTGACCTATAACTTGATTATCTACTCTTAATTTATTACTAAACATTTGTGCTTTTTGTGCGGCACTAACACTATCGTTTCCTAAATTAGCAGAAGCTGCATTATATTCAGCTTGACTATTTTGTAACGCAGGACGTACATCTTGTTGTTGTAATTTTAATTGTGCAATATTTACAGGATTATATAATTCTGGATCTCTACGAAGAGATTTTAATATTTGCATATTTGGTCCAAGAGTATCAAACCATTCCATTGGTTGATTAAATTCTCCTTGTTTAACAGGATTGTTAATTACAGGAGAAGTATTAGTTGATGGTACTGTTTCATTAGGAACTAAAGGAGGAGTACTGCCAGGAATAGTTGGTAAAGCAGGAGCTGCTTGTGTAGATTGACGAGGTGTAATTGGTTCAACAGGAGAAAATTTATCTCTATGTACAGGAGGTAACATTCTAACACCAGCTAATCCATCAGTATAAGAACTTCTTAAATCTAAAAGTTGTTCATCTGTTAAATTATTAACATCATAATCTTTACCATTTTGTTTAGCTGCTTCATTTAATCCATATGTTTTCCACATATTTCTAATTTCATCTGGATTGTTTTCTAATGAATAATTATAAGCATCCCACTGTAAATCATAAACACCTTTATAGTTATTGGGATCATAATTTTTACCCATATTTTCAGACCACATATCTACATAAGTTTTCCAATCCTCATTAGTACCTTGAAAATTTGAATTTGCTCCAGTAGGTGTTTTAGTTTTACCTTTACGATAAGGATTAATTATTCCGTCTTTAGCCATAGGTAATTTTTTACCATATTTAGCTTCTAGTTTAGTATCATAAAATCCCATATCTTCTTTTGTTTTTTCTTGGTCATTAAAATATTTATCAAATATTTCATTCTCAGTTGGTAATTGTCCTAGTCCTAATTCAGTATTTAAATGAGCAGAAGTAATTGCATACTTGTCTGATTTAGGATTTTCTATTGTTTTTGTAATTGCTTTTAAAAATTTACCTTGTAGATTAGCAGTCTCCTTAGCTTCAAAAGTATAAGCTTCAGAATGTGACATTCCTCTTTTAGCTTTAAAACCAGACATTTCAGATATAACTTCTTTATCTAATTTAAGAGCTTTACTAATAGGATCTTTTCTAAGAGTACTTGTATTTTCTAATACTTTTTCTGCTTGAATATTAACACCACCTTGTTCGTGACTATTAGCATCATCATCTATTTTAAGTACATCTCCGTTGTTTTGAAATACTTCTCCTCTTTCAGCTTCAACATTAGGTTCTCCGTAACCACCATTTTGTCTTTTAGGTTCATCTGTAACATACAGTCTATATTTCTCTCGATCTAAATCAGTAAAATATTTATTGTTTAATGTTTCTTTTCTACAATTAATACAACCAGAAGACATTCTATTAGAAAGTCTAGGATCATTTAATAAAGGTAATCTATTATTAATTAAATTTTTAGGTATACCGTGTATAGCAACAGTTGCATCTTTATATTTAGGATTTGTAGGAGAACCTTTTATCTTTTTATTGGGGTCTGTGTTTTCTATAGCGTAGAAATTATCTGCATCATAACCTTTATAATTAATATCCACAGCTGCTGATCGTGAGTTTGTAATTCTATACTCACCACTTGCTGTATTTTCTTTTCCTTTTTGAAAAGCAACAGGAGCTTGATCACCTCGATCTTTACCCAATCCAACTTCATCTTTTAAAACAAGATTACCATCAGCATCAAAATTATAAATATTTTCATCTTCTTTGGAAACAATAGAATATGGTGCTCCTTGAAATCTTCTTTGATCATATATCGCTTGTGCATCTTTAGGTAATTTAGGAGCACCTCTTTTTATTACAGAATTAGATAAATCTTCTCTTTGTCTAAAAGGATCAAATGGTTTGTTAGTATTGCTTTTATCTTGAGATTGTACAAATTTTTCAAAAGCTGCTTGTGTATTTTTACCCCAAGCCCCATCGACTTTAAGATTAGCTCCATAAGTTTTGTTAAGCATCTCTTGATATTGTCTTACTTTAGCATCTCCACCATTTTTCATTTTAGTTAAATCTCCACCATATTTAGTATAAGCTGGAATATTATTTAAACCTCTATTAGTATTTTCATATGCTGCTCCTTGAAGAGATTGAATCTTTTGTTCTCTTTCCTCACGTCTAAGTTGAGTTTCAGTAAACATATTACCAATAGCAGCAGCTCCAGCGATACCTTGTTGAATACCATAAGCTAATCTACCTTTCATTTGTTGAAATTTTTGAAAAGCTGATATACCAGTATCTACAGCACCTACTACACCACTAATAGCATTCATTGCTCCTGATCCATTATTTTGTTGTATAGGTACTGGTTGTTGTGGAGCACCAACAGCATCAGTTATTTGTTGATAATAAGGAGCATTAGCTAATTCAGCTAAACCAAATTGAGCTACTTCTTTATAGCCACCATATGTAGCTTTTAATTTAATTTTTGAAGACATATTTTTGTATTGATGTATTGTTGGCATCTATACCTTGGGTAAAGTTACCTGTTTTTAATGCTTTTTCTAAATTACCTCTACCTGCAAAATGTGTTGCTTTTTTAACATCATCTACTGTTGCGTTAGGATAGTATTGTTTAAATTTATTTAAATTTGCGTTAGCTGAAGGAGTTAAAGTTGTTTGATCCCAATAATCAAAATATTTTTCTTGAGCATCAGGATTATTTAAAAATTCATCTTTTGTTTTAACTCCTGTTACTTTAGCAATATCTTTATTGTGTATTGACCATATGAATTGATATTTTCCTTTAGCACTAGAATTTTTAGATTCGGCTTTATAATTGCCACCAGATTCTAATCCTGAAATAGTATCTTTTAAACTACGAGAAGAAATATTGCTAGGATAGTTATTAAAGCCACCAGAAACGTTCTGTGTTGAACTGTTAGCAAATGACTGATACTTATTATCACCTTCAAAAATAAAGTTCAGAAAATCAATATTATCCTCATCTTCATCAAAAGAAGACTTAGCTTGATTTTCATCATAATAACTTTTTAAAAATTCATAATCATCTGGTTGTTCACTTTCATCATCAATCTCAACTTCATCAACATCATATACTTCTTGTTGTTCAAGTTCTTGATTCATTTGAAGATAATTATTCATTAATTCTTCTTGGTCTTGTAATAGACCTCCAAATGTAGTTTCGTAAGCCATATTAACTAAAAGATATTTTTGATTTATTAATTAAGTATTTTAGAATAATTTTATAATTAGTTTCTTTATCATTTATAAATTTAAATCTAAACCAATCACCACGTAATCTATTTTTATTTAAATCTATTTTAGAATAATCTAATGCATTATAATTAATTCTAGAATAACTATTAGAAACGTTACTTAAAAATAGAGGAATATTATTTGTTTGATTTTTTGCAAAATCATAAAAATTATTAAATTTCCATTCTCCTTCTTTATTAACTATTTCAATAGTTGATTTATTATGTTGTATTATTGGATAATTTAAAAATAAAGATAAATCATTGTAATTTTTCTTTTCAAATTCAATAAGACCTGTTGTTTGATTATTATTATAAATTATTCCTCTATTAAAAGGTATAATGTCTTTGTTATAAAATTTATCATATTTATTATGATATTGTATAACATCAGCACTATAATTAACACTTGTCAATACATTTTTTTCAATACTAAATTTTCTAACAAGTTCAACAATAAATGGATTTAATTTACCATAATAATTTTGAAAAGATTTATTAGTTAAATTATGTGCCCATAAACTAGATTCACCATAACGATTACTATTATTATTAATACCACTTAAAAAGAAATTAATAGTATCTAAATAATAATTTGGAATAAATGAATGAAAAGAAACCCAACTTTGAGTATGAAAATTATAAGATAATGTCCATGAAGCATTGTCAAAATATTGATTATCTGATAATGATATTTCTTCATAACTAGATCCAATATAAAAATATTTATTTATTGAATCATATTTAATTTCTTTGCTCTTAGGTTTATAATCTAATTTTGTTAAAAAGAATCTATTAAATCTTTTATCAAATGACATTACAATACCTATACCTTTGTATGCATTGTCAAGTTCTTCTGATAATTCAGGAAAACTTTTAGCAATTTTAAATGGAAGATTTTCTTTAAACCAATTCTTCATTCCATTTTTAGATATTTCATCCAATCCTTTTTCAGAAATACTTATTACTTGACCTCTTTTTGCATCAACAGTTATATGTCCATATTCAGTATGAAGTATAGCTCTGTGTTGAGTACCACCATAACCTAATGTTGTATTAGAATATTCTTGTGGTTTACTTTGAAATATTCCTCCAGTATCTATTTGAATAGTATCTGCATTTGTTTGTAAAGTATTATATGCATTAAATACTTTTATTGTATTTTCAAATCTTGTTAATACTTTATCATTTTCTATTCCTTCTACAGATATAAGTTTACCATCAGTTAAAGAAAAATCATATTTATTATTAGCTTTAAAAGTTAACCAATCATCTTTTAAAGATGAATTATCAATGTTATCTGATTGTTGAGAATATATAACCCTATTAGGATATGTTACTTTACATACTCTACTAGGTTCAAATGAAGCATCATTAGTAAATATAAATGATTCTTTTTCTTGTTTTGAATAAGTATTATTATAATGATAAGTATTATCTTCTCTTATAGGTACATTTTTCTCCTGAAGCCAATAAGTTAAATCTTGTTGTCTTGGATAAAAATCATTTATTTTGTTATCTTCTGCGTGTCTATAATCTACATTAAAATCAGATTCACATAAAAAATAAGGAATACCATAACTATAAAGATAAACGTATCCTCTAGAAGTAATTTTGGTTAGATCTTTTAAATTAAATCTACCATCTTGTAAACATTCTAAATTAATATTTGGAATTCTAGATTCTCCAATAAATCCTGCAGCATCTAAGTTAAATGTTTTCTTTGCAAAATAAGCAGCTCTCATATCGTATAACTGTAAAAAGTTACCAATATAAAGATCATTGTTTCCTAATGTATTAAAATAATATTTAGGATAAGCTACATTTGCATAATCTGAAAAATACCAATCTGTATCATTAGGTAATAAATATGGAGTAGCAATAAAGAAAGGATGCTTTCTTTTAAGAGCCATTCTATTTATAAATATATCTCCACCAAAAACAGATACTGTTTGAGGTTGATTTAAGTAATAAGAATTTCCATTAGTTTCAAGAAATTGCATATTATAGATATTACCATATTGATTAATTCTATTATTCTTTATAGAAGCATAATAAGAAGCAATGGGTGAATCTATATCTGTATTTAAAGAACAACCAATAGATTCCATTTTAACACGACTTAAATCTTTCTTGCTCGTAGGTAATAAAGTTTCACTTGTTTTTAAATAAACTGAACTTTCTCTTTGAAAATTATTAAATAATATAGACTTAGTACCATCTGAAATAGAATTAACTTCTGGTTTTAAATAGTTCCATTGTGATATATTTCTTATTTTATTTCCTTCATTAAATACAGGAAGATAATTATTATATTTACCTATTGAATTATATTGTATTGTGTAATTATGAAAAGGAACAAATGATTTAAATAAACTTATTAAATTTTCATAGTTAACTAAAGCTAATGATAACTTAGTTAAACTTTCAACAAGACTTTTTAATGGAGCAGCTTTATCCTTAATAATAAGTCCAACTACACCTCCGATAATTAAACCTGCAGCTGCTCCAATAACAGTACCTATACCTGGATTTATTGCTGTTCCAATAGAAGTACCTAATTGTAAACCTGTTTTAGCAGCATTCCATACAGTACCATCTGAACTAGAAGAAGTTTTAACATTAGAGTCTGCTAATAATAACGCAAATGTTAATGCTAATTGATGTATATCTTTACTAAGTAATTTAAATTTAGCTTGTCCTTCACATTCATTAAAGAATCCTCTAGAGAAACCATATTCTTCTGTTTCTAATTTAAGTTCATTTCCAAGAGAAGGTTCTGTAAAATGTGTGTCTGGTGAATGAAATGTGTATCTACCTTCATTTTTAAATACTTGATCTTTAGGAACACTAATCTTTTTATAAAAATCATTAGATGCTAAAAATACATCAGGACTTAAATCATTATAAGGATAATTAGGATAATGATATACTTGATTTTTTTTCTTATATGACCATACATCATAAAGTAATCCTTTAGCTATAACAGATTTATTACCTACTCTATTAGCTCTAACTACTCTATATGATACAATTCTATTTCTTTCCTCTTGTGATATAATCTTTTCATCTACTGCAATTTGTAAAGCTCTTATAACAGAATTATGATCTATTCTAATACCTATAGGATAAATCATATTATTTTCACCATATCCATTTATACCATTTAACCCATCATGAATGTGTGTAATAGTACTATCTGGAAATTTAAAATGTCTAATAGGTTTACCACATAGATCCCCCCATATTAAAGGATTATTCGGATAAAGTTCTGTTGATTCCCAATAAGAAAATTCACCCCATTCCCAAGGTAAATAATCACAACCATTATAAGCATTGTGTGGAGTTTCTATAATAGTTGCGGTATTATAAATTTCCCATCTTTTGTTTCTTATTATATTATCACATTTTTGTTTTTCAATTACATCTTTATTACCTATTGTTTCTAAGTCATAAGAATTTGCTTTCCTACCAACAAGTATAATTGCTGCACCATCTTCACCATTATCATATTCAGGTACTAAAGCCAATGAATAAATTTCATCTCTCATATAAGATCTAAATTTATTTGTGGCTACAGGATTATTATATTCTCCTTCTGGTATTTGAATTGTCTGCCAATAAGGATGAATATGTTCAGCTATTCTCTGAAGATTAGGTTTAGTATATTCTTCTAGATTAGCTCTAAATAAATAATTATTAGATTTAGTTATACTTTTAGAATTTTTATAATAAGGATATTTTTGTATAATATCGTTTTCTGTAAGTTTTGTAGCTTCAGGATTACCTGTATAAGTATAATTATTTTGAGTAATTGGAAATGTTCCTACTAATTTATAAGTTGAAAAATTATCTATTGTTTCTATAACAACTAAATTATAATAACGATATATTGTATCTAAACTTAATTCATTAATTGTTAAAGTAATTGCTCTATCTGTTTGATAATCTGTTTCAAAAGTAACATCCCTAGTTTTAATAGGAATTATATTTGTTAGTCCATAATAACTAGATAATACTTCACCAGTTGAAGAAGCATAAGCTACAAGAAATTGATATACACCCGCAACAAGATTACCTCCATTAATAACTTCTGAAAGTTTTAATTGAGGTCTTTTAATATTAGGTTGTATTCTTAATTTATCACAATCAAGAATATCTGAATAAATAGGTTGTTTACAAGCATTGTCTTCATATCCTACAATTTCAAAAAATTTTTGTTGAACTTTTAATACATTATTTGAATTTTCATTTACATAATCAAAATATAAATATCTATCAACATTATAATTATCAACAAAATATAACTGTAAAGTACAATCAGTAATTTTATATTCTATATCAATAGGATAATTTTCATTAAAATTTAAACACGATGATTCTATGATAATATGATATTTAGTAGCATAAGCCATAGTGTTTAATGGAACTGATATTTCTTGATCACAATCAATACATGTGTTTAAATCAATATAAATAGAATCTGTTTTATCCTCAAAATAAGAATTAATATTTAATATTTCTATAATTTGCGAATTACCTATTTTAGAATTTACTAAAAAATATATTGCTCTATCTTGTTCTACAATATATATTTGACCAATAACTTTATAACCTTCTGAAAAAGATACAGTTAATAAATTACTAGAATCATTTTGTATTGTAGGAAATCCATCACCATTAAAATTTTCGTAACTTGCATTAAGTGCATAAGTATATTGATCCTCAGATAAATTATGAGGAGCAACATCTGTCTGTAAACCTTTTAATGGTACGGATACTTTAGTACTATCCATTATATTCTATAAAATTGATAAATATCAAATCTACTACTTGTAGATCTTTTATAATCCACCATTGTTTGAAAAGATGGTGTTTTAACTTTTGTAATAAGATCACCCATTGATTCTTTAAAGTTAGCTTCTGCTTTATACATTCTTCTTTCAATATCAGGAACTTCACTATTATTCCACCATTTTTCAAAAAGCTTATATTTAATATAATCTTCAATAGCAGTTTTCATTTCTTCATCTTCAGGTATCATAGGATAACCTTGTTCATCAAATGGAAATCCATAATATTTAATATATATATTACCTGATTCAAAATTAGTATTAATATAACCTTCATCAATACTTATTTCATCAGAACTTGTATGATATAAATTAGGTGATTCATTAGAACAATATTTACTTGTAGTTCCTAATCTAAGTAAATGAGGAGCTTGAAAGTTATATGTTAATATACCTTCATCAATATATGTTCTTACTGTAATTTTATCTATTGTTTTTTCTATATCACATTTACAATGTTCAATAGTTTCACATGTATTTTCAAGATACATTACGGTACCTTGTTGAGGTAAAGGTTTAGACTTTACTGAAGTAATATCTGATTTAGTTTTATAAGCAGAATACAATAAATAAAAATCTTCTGGTAGTTTAGCTTTATATCTTGATACAGGAATAATAGCTTGTTTTTCCATATAATAACCTATACCTATCATAGATATTACTTTTTTTACATATCTATAAAGAGTTCTATTATCAATAAGATTTTGTGCATCATATGAATCTAATTCATCTCTTATTTGAGCAAATATAGATTTACAAGATTTAAACTGCATTTGATTTGAGGATGTTATTACTCCCATTTTACTCTTGTTTTACTATTTTGTAATTTAATAATTCTGTCGAATTTTAAAAAATCTCTATTGGACCAATTAAGAAACACCATTCCTTCTTTTGCTTTTTTAGCAACTTGTCTTGCAAATGTTCTACAACTAGCAAATTTATATATTTTAGGATAATAATAAAAACTATTATTATTAAACCATCTAATACAAACTCTTTTACCTAAAGTATGTAAATTATTATGATATATGATTTTTCCATATTTATGAGAATTAGCTATATCAATAGATTTGTTAGAAGACTTATAAGATACTACAACTAAATAACCGTGTCCTTCTGGTAGTTTAAATCCATTTTGTTCAGTACTAGCTATATTAACCATTTCTTCGTTACTAGTTCTAATAATTTCTATAAAATCTTCCCAAGTAATATTTACTTCTGGATTATCTAAAAGAAATTGTTTATGAAATTTTCTATCTACAATATGATCTCTATGTCCTATTTTAATTTTTCCTGAAGGCATTATTTTTGATTTAAATTAGAATTTGGTGTTTCATCTTTAGGTATTTGTAATTTAGTTAAAATACTTTGTAAAGCATCTTTCATAACTATATTTTTAATTTCTGAAGGTAAATCAAATGGTTCATCTAATGCAGAATAACAATTGTATTCATCTGTTGAACCACAACCTGATTCCATTGCTTTTTTCTTATTAATGAAATAACCAGAAAGTTTAACTGTTTCTACATCAGAATTAGGAATTATAAGATGCTTATTTTCTATCCATGCATATCTATCGTTAGGATTATAATATTCATCATCTAAAATATTTTTAAAACTATCTGCACTAACTATTTTATAAGTATCATTATCTAATGTAAATACTCTTATAATGGAACCATATGTTTCTGCTACTTTATTTACAGATCTTTGTACAGTTTTTGAATTAGGTATATCAAATGAACAACACTCAATTGCAGGTACTGTTTCCATTTCAAAACATGGTACAGTACTATAATTAAGATTATTTCTTATAAGCTTTATAAAAGCTATTTGTTTTATATAATAATCAGCAGAAGCTTTTATCTTTTCAAATAAATATCTTTTACTAATTCTGGCATCAGGAGTTATTGCATTTACATCGTTTGCTAGCTCACTAACCCATTTTCGTATGGTTGAATCCATTTTTAACTAAAATTGATTATAATCTTGCAAAGATAATCAAATATAATTATTTATTAAAATACGTAATTGAAATAGGTTATAAACAAAAAATCCCCAATTAAGGGGATTCATGTTAATTATTATCTGAAATAATATCTTCAATTACTTTTCTTACTTTTTCTAATTGTTCTTTTGTAAGTCTAGCAACAATTAATTTACCTTTATCTTCTATAATTACTTTACTGTGATCTTTAGAAGGAATTAATTCTATTTTCATTACATTTCTGTTTTAGCTGTTTCTGGATCAAAAATTGTATTAAGATATTTTTCTAATTCTCTTTGAAGAAGAGGATCTCTTTTAGGTAACATGTCTCCTATAAGAGGATATTTATTTGGATCTATTTTTTTAATATAACCATTTTTGTGCCATCCTTCCTTATCAAAAGGATCTTGTTTTTTAACTTCGTCAAGTTTAGTTTTAACTTCTCCTATTTCTCCTTTAATATTCCATGTTCTAAGATTAGGAATTATATCTCCAAGAGCAAATAAATCATTAATTGTTATTGCTTCTAGTAAAGTAATTGTTTTTGTAAATTTATTTATTTCTATTTTCATTTTTTGGTTATCTTTTAATTTAAAATATTTTATTTCTCCTGTTTTATTATCATTTAAATAATAATATATTCCTGAAAAACTATCTTCATACTCCCAATTATTATAAGGATCTACTGCTATTCTATACATTATAAACTAGTTCAGCAATTTCTCCATATTTGGCATTAATAACTAATGCTATGCATGATTTTTGATTTCCAATGTACATATTTTCATGATGCCATTTATCTGTTGTAGAAAGAGAAGGCATAACCTTATGAAGTATTCCGTATTGTTCGTGAGTTCCAACAAACATTGTTTCTTTTTTCGAATGTATGTGTCCAGAAAGTATAAATTTATATTTACATTCGGCAAAATCTTTTGAATTTTCTATTGCGAAAATAACAGGAAGGTCTTTTTCCTTATTCCCGAATTCGTGAGATAGCATAAACGTACTATTTCCATAACGGAAATATTTTCTAACATTATTTACTGTTTCAACAATAACATTTTCATCATTTCTGTAGAAAGCTTCTAAAGCAATTGATAAATAAAATTCTCGTTCAGGGGAATGATTACCTAAAACAGTTATATATTCTACAAATGAATATTGTTTAGCATATTCAATAATATCTGTAAGTAATGATAAAGCCCTTTTAAAAGAGGTATTCCATCTATTATCAACATCTAGGGGTGTTCCTTTTTGAGTTGTATTTGCAGCTGAATTTGCGTGTAGCATATCATTTCCTCCAATTATATAAATAACTTCTATCTTATGGGCTGCTACAGCACGATCTATTAGATCTATAGATGCAGATAAAGCTCGTTCTCTTTGAGTATCCATATTACCATCTTCTCCACTTTCTTCAGCATAAGCAAGTTTATCAAAATGTAAATCAGAAAGAGATAATACCAATGCATTCTTAGTGTCTTTTATTTTATTTGATACTTGAAATTTAGGTATATTTTCTCCTTTTACTTTTTGACTTAAAAACTCTTCAAATTCTTTCTTATAATCAATACATTTCTCCACAGGAGTTTTATCAATTAATTTAGTACATATAGAATATGTCCAAGTATTGTTCTTAGTTGATTTAAGCCAAGTCCTCGTAACTACGCGAGTGATATTATCAACTTGTGCCAACTCATCTATTTCATCGGGAGATAAAGGTTTATCTGATTCATAAGTTAGTATTTGTTCTCCTGTTTCTCTATTAGTACTTTCTTCAGTTAGTTTGCGATCATAACATACTTTATATTTTGTTGAAAAACAATCTAATACTTTTGTTGTATTTTTTATATCAGGAATAATGTTTCCTTCGCTTCTTTCAAGAGCAAATGAATGTCTATTTCTTTTTACAAAAGATCTTAAAGCTTCTCCTGAATTGAAACTAAACTGTTTGGCCAGATTCTCCCATGAATCTGTTTTACCGTAAGTCAAATAGTGAGCTATGAACTCTTTTTTATTAGCCATGTTTTTATGGTTTAATTAATAATGATACAAAGGTATGAAAAAAATAGCACAAATCCAAAAGAAATGTGCTATAAAAATCAAGAAAAACCAAAAATATTTTTTATCATGGAATATTTGTCCATGAAGTTACTTTACCAAGAGCTGTTGTTGGAGGACTTCCCGGTATTATTGTTGTCTGTGTTGTGTCAAAGGTGAAAGTTGCTATCTTTCTATTATCTGGATTTGCAAAATTATAAGTATGCATTCCTGGAGTAACTATTCCTCCTGTTTGAGAGTAATAAGGATTTCTTTCAGCATCTGTTGCATTTTTAAAATTACTTGTACAACCAGTTGCAGGAGTTCTTTTATTCATTGAAACACCAGAGAATAAATTATATTGTGGTGTTAATTGAGCATATTGAGGATTTGTAGCAACTCCTATTGTTCTTTTTGCATAAACATCAAAAGTGAATACATTTATGCTTGGATATTTAGCTTTTAATTCTAAAAGATTTATTTGCCATCTATAAAAAGCTCCTGGACCAAAATTCATATCATTACTTGCAGCAATAAATACATTTGGAACTTGTTTGTTATTAGGAATATCTTTTTCTGTTAAACTTCTATTTAAAGCTTTTTGTCCATTTTCTGCAACTCCCGGAGTATTCAATGTAAGATACATATCATAATCATTAAGAATTGGAGTAGAACATAAATTACTACCTAAATCTTTATTAATTTTATAATCTAAATTTAAGAATGTAATTTGATTTGCACTACAATCAGATGAAACTATTGAAAAACTTACATCTTTTTTAGCACTACATCCAGAACCATTAAATATTCTAACAGTAACATTTCTTGTTCCTGCTACTGCAAAAGGTACAATAGGTATATCTATAGAACTACCTGTTATAATACCATCACTGGAAGAACAACTTGATTCACATATACTATTAAAAGTAGTTGAATCATAACATATTTTATATCTAGTAGCATTAGTTAAATTAGTAAGTTTAAGTACTGCATTAACAGGAACCCCACCATTAGCTTGACTACAATATGGTTGTATTAAAGTATATTGAAAATCTGGATCATTTAATGGATCTCCACATACAGGAGTTGTTATACTTCCTCCAAATTGAATCCAATTATTACAAGTAGCATCACTATATCCTCTAAGGAAAATATTCCTTGTAGCAGGTATATTTGGTGTATCTAAAGGTATTGTTAAACTAGAAGTATTTATATTACCAGAACTTATTAAACAATCTCCACAACTATCAAAAGTTGTTTGATCATAACAAAGTTTATATCTTACTATATTTGTAATATTTGATAATTCTAATCTAGCAGGAATATATCCTCCGGTACCATTACATACAGGTTGAATTAAAGAAACAGTAAATTCAGGTAAAGGTATAACTCCGCAGTTCAATACAAATGTTTTATATTGAATGCAATTTAATTGATCTTTAACTTCTACTACATATTGTATATTTTGATTTGATGTTTCATGAGTAAACTCTAAGAGTCCTCCAAAATACGATATAAATCTATCTGTACCTTCGTCCCATCTAGTAACTTTTATTTGAAAAGGAGCTACCCCACCAACTATACTTAAATTTACACTCGCCATATATCATTTTTTATTAACAAGTAGGATTAGATATTGTTATTGATAAAGAACATTCAATTGTACAAGAAACTGTAATAAATTGATCTACTGCTTTACAATTTTCTAAACCTTCATAACCAGTACTAACAGCTACTCTATATGTTGCATTATTTGTTACTGGTAAATTCCATGTTCCTTCATAACCTATTACATCATGTAAAAGATTATTAAGAGCGTTATATATTCTAATTCTTACTATTCCTCCTGGAATACCTGAATTTGCAGTAACAGATATTTTAGGATTTTGTGGATTAGTACAATCTTGAGAAGCTACAAAAGAAGGAATATTTTCACATTCACATTTTTGTTGAAAAATTTCTGTAGCTAAAGAACATACTTGATTAGATACATTTACACTATATAAATGATCTGTATTATCTTTTATAAAATTTACATCAAGATTAGATAAAGTATTTGTTGGATTTGGTCCAGTATATCTGTTACCTGAAAGTTCATTTACTTCTCTAATTGTTATTGTAAATGGACCTTCCCCACCTGATGCTGTTAAATTTATTTTTCCCATTTTATTTTTTATTCACAAGTGGCAATTATTTCACAAAAAAGAGTTTTAAGTGAAGGTGTGTCTCTTATAGTTTCTAATAGTGTTTGTAAACTTTGAGTGTTCAAAGTTAAACTTTGACAATATTTTTTTTGAAGTTCTAATAAAATATCATTTAATCTATAAGTTGTAAGATTTATACCCGATTCAGTAACAAAACAATTAATTAAAGTAGGTTTAGTTATTTTATTTAACTCACTATCTATTTTTTCAACAACATCCTCTAAAGGAGTACTATTTTGTATATCTAAATAAGTAAGACCTTGATCACAATTAAATTGATTAAACTTGTAATAAACACAAGAAGAATCTATTTTTTGTAAACATGTTGCTTTTCTACAAGGTTTACATTTTGTATATTGAATTGGTTCTACTGGAATTGTTGGGTCACATGGACTTAAATCAATATCACCACAGTCTTTACATGCCATTTTTTATTTTTATTTAATATTCTATTGTTGCTGTTATTATTTCTATATCACATACAGATTCACAACCTTGTGCTATTTCAGTAAAAGTAAGGAAATCATCAGATTCAAAACTACCTCTTACCATACATATAACAAGACTATCCTCTGGTTCTATCATTACACTTCCATTACTTCCATCACAATTAATAAAATTAATAGTAATTGGATCTTCTTCAGAAAAACTTGTAATATTATATGTAACACATATTTCTTCTGGAGGAGTAATATCACCAATACAAGTAAAGTTTACAATGAATGGTAAAGATGAAACTAAATTATTATCTGCATCATATACAGTAACTGTATAAATACCATTAACTGTTATTTCGTAACTATTATAATTTAAGCTATTTGTTCTAGTATGAATTACTTGATTAGTTGCATTCCTAATAATTGTAGTAACTTCACTATTTGTTCCAGCTACACTTGATACAAGTATTAAATTTGAATCTTCTGTACATTGAGGAACAGCACTTATTACTCTAGGAGCAATTGTTATATTTGTTGAAGGAGTATGTGTAAAACTTTTTACATCACTACAATTACATGTTAATGATGTATATCTTACAGTATATATTCCTTCTGGTAGAGTATTTGACAAACTAAATGTTTCTAAAATACTTGTTTCAGAAGTTGTCTCTCCTGATGCAACAATTATATTTAAATTATTTCTAACTTCCCAATAAAAAGGAGATATTCCTAAATTAACTGTATTTATAACAACACTATAATTATTACCATTATATTTTGCAATAGACTCTATTTGCATAGAACAACTACATAACCTTGCATTCGACGACCCACCCACCCCCTGATTAAAAGAGCATATATTACATAACTTCTCTTTAAGCGCTGGAACGCTATTTATTCTATCTAAAAGTAATCCTATATCAACATCTGTTAAATTAGGTACAAATAGACCACTATCTAATACTTTTAATTTATTATCTTCTCTAGGAGCAACAATTACATCTGCTTTTAAAGTATGATCTTTTTCTCCACAAACAGTTATATCTACTGTTTTACTATCTATTACAGTAATATTTGGACTAGATACTATTTGTTTTTTAACACTATCAATAGTACAAACTTTATCTATAATTTTTTGTAATATTACTTGAATTGAATCATTATTTGTATAACCAATACAAGTATCTTGTAAAACAGGTTTATTTATAAATTGTAAATTGGCATTTAAAGTATCTAATTTATAATTATAATCACCAGCTTTTAGTGTACAAATTTCTTGAGATACTACTTCTGCAAAATCTTTAAAAGAATAAATACTATGTGTTTCAGCTAAACAGCTAAGATCAAATCCGGATAAATTAAATCCAGACATTTCACATAGTTTTGTATCTATTTCATCTATAATATCTGTGAGATTTGTTCCAGCAGTTAAACCTAAACAAGTTAATGCTGTACTATCAGAATCTCTCCATCTATAAAATACACAAGATGTATCTAAAAGTACAGAACATTCTTTTTCTGGTTCTGTATCATTGTTACAAGATGTACAATTATTTATTTCGTTTTTATATCCCATTTATTTAAGGTACATAAGTATTTGAGGAATTATTTGATTTTGTTTTTTGTAAACAAAGTTCTGTTACAATTTTTATTAAAAGAGATCTTAATGTACCATCATTTGCACAATGACTACCTGTAAGACAATTACTATCAATATCTACTATAGTATCTAATATATCACTACTAACTCCATTTTCTTCTAAATCTTTTATTCTTTTAGATTGATCACAAATTTCAGAAATAAGTTTATTAATAATAATTATAACACTATCTTCTTTATCAATTGAACTAATACAAAGTTTAGAAAGTTTTTTTGTATCTAAACTATCTTTGACAGCTTTAAGTTCTTTATCAATATTTTGAGCTACATCAGTCATTGACATATCACATTGATCAATATTTTTTTCTAAAGACTTTAATTCGTCACCAGTATAATCTACACAATCACTAGCTAATTCTGTCCCACAAAAAACATTTTTCTTTTTACACTTTCCCATTATTCAAAACTAATTTTATTTAATATTTCTTTTACCTCTTCAGAAGTTTGAGAAACATAAATATCCTTATCTAAAAAGTTATTATATAAGTCTTTACTTCTTTTAAGTCTGATATATTTTGAATAATCTATATCATTTTTAAAATCAAATTTTCTATTCATCAAAGCAGCGTTACCTATTTTAATAATAGCTTTATTATATCTAGTAACTGTTCTATCCATATATTAACAACCTAATGCAACTAATACATGAGTTGCTTGTAGAATAAGTGCAAGCTCATGATTATATAAACATTCAGAATCTTCTAAATGATCTATTGTATAATTTAAAACTCCTATATATTGTCCATACAATTCTTCTGAAATGTTAACTTCAGAAAGTTTATTTTGTGTATATCCACAATCCAAAACGTTTTTCCATTTTGTAAGTTGTGACATATTGAATCCACAAGCAGGTCCCATATTAACAGTTATGCTTTGAATTCCTAAGAGAGCATCAGCTTCACGTTTTCTTCGTTTTTCTTCACAAGGCGTACATCCCATTTTAATAACAATCTTTTAATTTTTTGGTTAATTTTTCTAATAAAATATTAGCTCTTTTATAGAATTCTTGTGCTGTTTTTAGATTTCCTTCATCTAAATGAGCTTTAGCAGTTTCCATAAATAAATCAGCTTCTATTAAACTATTCTTGATTTGATGATCATTCTTTAAAGAACAATCAGATAGTTCCATATTTAATAAAAATTGTGAATAATTTCTATTAAATATGGATGTTTGTAAATGATATTTTTCAACATATTGTTCTTCATCAGGATATATATGATAACTTATTTTATATAAGCCATCTGGAAGATCATTCAATTTTAATGATGCTTTATTTCCTTGTAGATGATTAGAATTATATTTATTTATACCATTTTTCTTAAAAGGTAAGATAATAGGTTTTGTATATCCTGGTAAAGTAATCCTAATATTAGGTCTTTTTGGTAATTCCATATAATCAGAAGTATCAAAAATAACTAAATGTTTAGGATTTTTTATAGGAAGTATTTCAAAATCTAATGTATTTTCTTGTATACCTAACATAAGTGTATAATTTTTTACAAAGATAAATATTTTATATTTATCTATTATTTTTCAAGTAAAAAATGAACTATTATAGCATAAAAAAAGCGGAGAATTACCTCCGCTTTTTAAACGTTATTTATTTTTTAATGAAGTACAACTGGATCAAGACCAACACTAGTACCAGTAACATAAGAGTTAATAGCGTCTTCTAGTGGTTTACCTTGTCCTTCCTCTACGAAGAAGACAATACGGTAAGAATCAGTGTATGTTTCAGACCATCCAAGAACTTTATAACTAAAGTCAAACGATAGAGCATATTCATCATAGTATCTATCTAATTTAGAATTACTATGATAACCTTCTACTTCTCTTACAGCAGGGCTGAAAGAGCGTTCACGTAGATGTAGACTGTTTTGTCTATCTTCACGTTTACGAACCATATAACCATCTCCGTGAGGATATTCAATTCCTTGAATTTTAGTTATAGGCCATTCAATTACATCACAAGGATCTGCATTGTAATCAGGATCATAGAATGATGCTTCTAGATGAATACCGTCATATTCTTTAGGGAAATAATCATAAGTACATTCACCAGTTATTCTATCTACAAAAGCAGCTTCAATTTTAACACCAGCAACTACATCTGTATTTTCAACAGCTACAGTAGCATCAACCCAATCAACTCCTTTATAAGAAGAAGGGAAAGTGTATTTCAATTCTTCAATTGAACAATCAGAAGATACAGGATTAGACAAAATATTTGTGTTATACATATGAACACAATTACCTGTTGGAGTACCACCTACAAGTGTAATAACTTGATTAGGATAAGCAGCTTGAATATCTGCAAGAACTGTGTCACCACAATCGTCACCAACTGTAATTTTCAAAGTTTTTTGATAAGCAAGCAATGTTTCTACATTAGTCCAACTAGCAGTTGTACCAGCTCCAGGAACACAATATGCACCAGATGTTACAATTTCATTTACAGTGTCAGCAAGGACAGCAGTAATATCAGCAACAGTAGTATCAAATGAAAGCAATACTTTCGCAACACCAGCATCATTTGTTACAAACGAAGCAGAAGAAGCAACAGTCAATGTATGAGCAGCTCCAACACCATCAGCAGTAATATCAATTACAGTTCCACCAGGAGTAGAAGATAAAGTGATGTTATTAGCATCAATTACAGTTTTTACATAATAAGTGGCACCGTTAGTAAGACCTACAACAGTAGTACCTCCACCATTAGAATAAACTAAGGGTTGATTAACAGAAAGACCATGCGCAGTAAGAGTAATTTGATCAGTAGTAGGATCTACAGCAGTAGCACCATTAAATGTCTTAGCGACAAAATATGAGGCTTTTACAGTATCTGCATAAGTTTGTTTGTTTCCAGTAGTAACAAGTACTTCATTTCCTGCCAAAGAACGAGAAATTTCAAATACTTTTCTTTCTCCTTGGAAAGTGTATCCCACAGGGCAGGTAGTACATTCAGGAATAACTACAGAGTTAGTAATTGCTACAGCAGTAGGAGTACCTAAAGATGCAAGCCTAACAATTTCATATGTTGACAAATATCCACTTCTAGAAACAAGTTTAACTTGAGTTCCTGGATATTGTACCTGAACAGCAGCTAATGCTCCTGTATCACCTGTATCAGTTACAGATACATTCCACCTTGTAAAGTTTACAGTTGTTGGTGAAGCAGGTGTTGGATCATACAAAAGTTTAGATGCTCTTACATAACGATTAATATACTTATCTCCATTGATTTTAGAAACCAATTCATCAGCAATTTTTTCAGGATTAGTAAGAGTATTTTCACACTCAAAGCATTCTCCACCAATTACGTAATTACGAATCATTCCTTGTTCGGAATAAAGTTTGGTCATTGGTTGACCAGTTAGTTTAAGATAGAAATTTTTATTAACTCCATCATAACCTTTTAGATTTTTTGTAATATCGGCTCCATCATAACCTACAGTTATAATTTCTTGTTTTCCCCTAGAAGCTCTCTTACCAGTCCATCCAGTAATTTTCTTACCTTTAACTAGTTTCGATTTCGCACTTGATCCTTCAAATCCATTAAGGATGAATTCACCAAGATGAGAAATATCTGGACGACCTTGTGCAAATATTAAGGCTTTGTTTTTCGCATAAGTGGGAGAAGCAGTAGCAGCGTAGCCTTTTTCTGGATCGAAAATACCTACTTGACCTACAGCTAGATCCACGGTTGTACCTGATGCGAGTAGAGTAGGATTTGATAGAACAAATACCTGCTCAAACGATTGATTTAAACCTGACATAAATTGTTTTTAAATTGTGTTTTAATTGTTTACTTTTCTTTTAAAATTCTTTGTTGTTGTAATTGAAATCCTTCTCCGTTTTGATAATTGGTAACAACCTCTAAGGCACATCTACTAATAATTTCATTTACATTCTCATCACTTAGATCAGGATGCTTAGTAGTAGATATTGTTCCGTCAATATGTTTATAACCACTTATATCAACTTTGGATGGTTTTCGATAATAAGAAAGATAAACTTTATTAACATCGAAATCAGATTTAAATACTTGTATTTTATTATTTGTAATAATACTTATTGTTTCTTCCCAATCGAATGAAGGATTATTTAAATCATCATTTAACCAAGAATCTTTTTCTTTGGGTTTAATATTTATAATATCAATATCTTTTTCACAACCATTTCTTTCAGCAAAAGCTGATGCACTTGAAAATTTATAAAAATCTTCAGGAAGTACAAAATCATTATGTTTTTTAGTTTCATTAAAATTAGATAATTCTAATTCTTCCACTAAAAGTTCTCTAATATCATTAATACTATCTGTAGCATTTTTATCAATTAATTTTTCTCTTAACCAGACTAAAGATAACTCATTGAACATAAATATAAATTCCGCAGGACTTATAGCTATTTCATTGTTTGTATCGTTTTTTTCTATTTTAAGTAAAAATCTTTTATATGCTTCTTGAATAGTCATTAACCTCTAAGTCTTTTTTCACGAACTTCTTCTATAATAGAACCAAGTTCATTTGAATTTTCTACTTTAGATAAATATTTAACCACATCCTCTAAGCTTTTACCTAGAGTAATATTACCATGTTGCCACACATTATCACGTTGACGTATTACATGGAATCTATTAGCTTCATCTACAGTAATTTTAATTTGTAATTCTTCTGTAGTTTTATCTACTACAGAATTAAATTTCCTAATATCTTTTCCTTTTTTATCATCCATGATGTAATCGGAAAGCATATTATATAAACTATCTGTTGTTATTTCATCACTAATTGAATTGGCAAAAATAAATTTAGCAATAATAAAAAGTCTATTTTTATTTTCTTCAATTTTAGTAAGTTCAGCAATAGCTCTATTTTTTTCTTTTTTAATTGTTGCTTTATTAGATTCCTCTGAAGCATCATCTGTTAAATAAAATTTAACATGATTATATTCAGGAGAGCTAATTGATTCTAAATTAGGTGCTGCATATTGATTTGCAAGCAATACTTTATAATCAATCCTATCTGCTGGAAAATCTAAATCAAACATTCTGTCACCAGAAATTCTAATAAAGTAATCATCCCAATATTTACTTGTTGCTGATAGATCAAGTCCTGTAGCTCTTTCTAAAGATTCTCTTTCTTCTTTAAGACTATCTCTTACTTCAATATATTCATCACCAGAAAGTTCTTTTCTTAGTTTAGTAGCGTCTTCATCTATACCTGTTATCCAACGTCCAGATTTATCTTTAGCTGGTTGAAGAATTTGAAATGCACCCGGTAACATACTTTTACCATATTTATTTAAGCCAATACTTGAAGCCGATTCGTCTGGTGATTGTTTTAATTTAATAAACATATTTTTTATTTTAAGGTTTTTCTATAATATTAGTGGGTTATATTTCAAACCCACTAATTAATTTTTTATTAAACAGTCCTAACTTTTTCCATTATAACTGTACGAGTAGCATCTTTCAACCAAATAGCACTGAAATCTTTAAACCAGATTCCATAACCATCACGTTGAGAAGAACTAAACATTCCTTTCATTGCAGATGGTCCCATTGGGTGTTGAGTACCCAATTCATAACCCCACATGATTTCATTATAATCTTGAGGTTTGATAATTGCAATATTACTACCATTGTTAAATCCTTCGTTTACACGGTACTCAACATTGGCTTTACCTTTTTGAATTGCATTAGTAGAAGTACTAACATCAAGAATCAAGAAAGTAAATGAATCAAGAGGTAGACCATTTTGGAAATGATCCGTAGCACGATTATATTGATTATCTAAAGCAGCATTGTATTCAAATACAATTTCACCTGCAACAGGGAACCTCTTAGATGTAAATCTATAACCATAACCAAGATTCATAGCGCTACCATACATAATACCTTTTCCTACTTCTTGAGTTGTAAGGAATGGGTTGTTGTTATTGAAATCGTCAGCCAACAGCTTAGAAATTTCAATCATACCACCAGTACCAGTTTGGAATACAGTTCTACGTTCTTCAAAAGGAACACCCGAATTATAATAAAGATTTTGAACAACTTCTTCAATAAGAGAAAGAGTTAATTTATTATATTGAATATAATTACCATTCCTCATCTGTTCAATAAGACCAGTATTAATACGAACAGAACGTTGTCCTGCACCAGTAACAATACCACCTTTTGACCACATAAGATCTTTTTCTTCCATTTTCTTCATCTCTTGCCATAAAAGCATCTCGATAGTATTAATCCATCTAAGAGTTTTAGGAAGTTTATTTCCGTCTTTATCGACATTCATAAACCAAGTTACAGCTTTTGCACCATTAGGAGCATATTGAGAAGAACGTTCTAACGATTGTGAAGCTTTATCCGCAGATACTTTCAACATATCAGCATAAGCAGTAATCCAGTGATAAGCTGATCTGTGACCTCCTACTTGGAATTCAAGATCCATCATTGCACCATCTAAACCAATACTTGATTTTTGAGTATCATATTCACCATTAACGTTAGCAATTTTCATATACTCTGTTCCTGGTTGAAGATATTTTTGAGGAAAATAAGAATTTCTATTTCCTGCTTTTTGAGGAATTTGAACAGTAAATACATAACCATCACCTTCAGGATAAATTTCATCCTCTGTTATATACAGACGTTCACCTCGACTTGGATCGTAAGTAATTACATCAGTATTAGTGTAAGTATTATGTGAAAGTTTAATTTTAAATTTCTGTCCATCAATACCTGGTTTATCAATATCTTTAGCTAGATTTTCTACAATTACGGGACAACCCAAATCGTAAGGAATTTGATATTTAAATTTACCTTCAGGGCCGTTAATATACATAACGTTAGTAGAGGCAAGATTAATCAAAGGAGTGTTCAGTTGTTTGCGTTGATTATACAACGACAAAAGACCAAGGTTAGTTGTAAATGAATCTTTTTGATATAGGTTATATAAGTGACCCATATCTGTAAATTTACTTACTTCAAACTTATTGTATCCTGTTATGATGGAGTTGTTTAATCCTCCTAAACTAGGTTGTGAAATTTGAGCCATAATTAATTTTTAATTGTTTTTTGTTTTAAATTTATAATTTTTATTATCTCCATGTAAAATCTTCAGTATCTGAAGTTCTAGAAGCAGGAGCATGATTACTACCTGTTGTTTTATCAACTGAAGCATTTCTTTTTATTTTAAGAAATACTTTTTCTGTTGCTTTAGTTTCTTCTTTTTTTCTAATTTTATTAAGATATTTTTCAGTATCTGTAACATATTGAACAAAGTCAACATATTTTTTAAGATCATTTTGCATTTCAGCAAACTTGATATAGAACTTATTTACTTTAGTTCCATCAGGAAGTTTTTGATCATAATTTAAAAGAAGATCTTTTAATGTTTGTTTATCTTTTGGAGTTAAATCTTCTCTAGAAGTAATTTCTGATGTAATATCATTCTGAAATTTTTCTTCTGCTTTACGTTGATTTTCGATAAAATCTTCTTGTTCCTTATTTACACGTTCAATTTCTTTACTATAATATTTTTCATAAGAAGTTTTAATTTCATCGATCTCTTCATTTAAAGTACCATCAGCTTCAGCAGCATTTACAATACGTTTAATTTTTTCATTAGAGAATCCATGTACATCTTTATAATATTGTGCAATAAATTGTTTTTGTTCTTCAGGAGTATCAGAAGCAAATTCTGAATTTTGTTTTTGTTCTTTAAATAGATCAATAATTTCATCTGGTTTACCACCTTTAGATACATAATCTATAATAGCTTTACCTGTTGGTCCTGTTGATTCTAAAAGTTCATCAAACTTTTCTTTAGCAATAGCTTCATTTTGTTGAATTAAAAGATCTTGAAATGTTTCTGAATTATATTCTAATTCTTCACGACCATCAAAGTCTTTCCAATGTCCTGTTGAAATATAAAAATCTGTAATTTGTTTAAGAGCAGATTCATCTAACTCATTAGATTCTTCTTTAGATTTTTTAGTTTTCTTTTCTTCTACTATAGGAGCAGGAGACTCTTCAGGTTTTTGTTCAACTTCTTCATTTTGTTCTTCTAGTACTTCTTCATTTTCAGCTGCTCCTAGAATATCATCAAGTGATTCTTCTTTAGGAAGACTAAAATCAATATCTACAATTTCCTTTTCAGGTTCTTGTCTAGCATGTTCTAGAGAGTTAGCATTTACAGTTGCTGCTGGAATACCGTTTAAAATACTATCAAGATCATGTTCTTCAATACTTGATGATTCAAAACTTAATGTGTTGTTATCCATATTATTTTTTGGTTTCGTTGCAAAATTAATTATTTTTAATTAAAATTGATTATTTTTTGGTTTTTCTTGGTTATTATAGCAAATTAATTTTTTTGTTTCTTTTTTACTTATCATGACGATTTTTATTAATCTTCGCCACTTTAATTTTAGCATTTTCAGAACGTTCTTTTTGAGCTAATTTTTCTCTTTCTAAAACTTCTTTACGATAAGCTAGTTCTTTAACTGTGTTTTGTTTTTGTTCCTCTAGGGTAAGTTTACGATTTACTTGATCAGTACTTGCTCTAAACTTATCATATTCAAGAACATCAGGTATTCCGCTTGCATCAACATCAGATGTATTTGTGTTATTTGCACCACCAAATGTTTTAATATAAGCTTCTTCAATCTTAGCTTCACGATCAAGTTGATTTTGTTCAGCTTCAAATGCTTGAGCTTTATCTTGCATTTCTTGAGCAGCTTGCATTTTTTGTTGTTCAATTTGCTGACCTTGAGCCTCCATTTGTTTTTGATAATTAACAGATTTTTCAAGTCTAGCTTTTATCTCAAGAGGAGAATTCATCATAACAATATCTGCAAGATCTAGCATTGTAGCTCCTGTAGTATTATTTTCAATAGCAAGTTGTCTTAGAGTTTCTAATTGTCTTAAGTCTTCTTGAGAATCTGTAACAAATACTCCAAGATCAGCTAATAATAAATCAGTACCATTTAATTTCATAAATGCTCTTGACATATCATCTTTTGTATATTGGACGATTACATTTTCTCTTTGAGATTGAACATATTGAGCTATGTCTAATCCCATTCTTAAACAACGTTTTTTATAATTTGAGAATCTTGTAAAGAAAGATTCTGTTTGTGCATATGATTGTGATACTGCTTGTTGAACACCAGTTGCTGTCTCACTAGCCGCAGTTGTACCTAATCTTTGAGGAGTAATACCAACTTGGCTTAAAGCTTTTTGTTCAAACCAATTAGCAATCTCAATACGACTCATCATACGAGAACTTTCATCAAGATCAATTACTTGTGGAAAATGTCCACTCATATTTGCACCTTGAGCATTTTTAGGAGAAGTATCTGCTGGAGCCATTCCTAATGATCTTGCAACCATCATAAATTTCTCCCATCCTTTTTCTCCACCCCAATCTTTTGTTTTTGGAAGTATGTTTACATCCATGATCATAAACCTACCAACTTCTCTTTCCATCAATTGATAGAGTTGATTAATTGCTACGTTATAACCAATTTGATGTGGTTTCATCATATCTACAAGAGAAGCAGAATCACCATTTCTATTATTGAATATTCCACCACATACAGGAAGTTTAGCTCCATAAGGATTAGAATCTGCTTTAAATTGAAAAGGTAATGGATCTCCTCCTAGATAGATAGCATCAGATTTATTTCCATAATTAAGATTAATTTTAATTGAATCTCTTACTTCATTAACCCAAGTCCATACTACTGTATTTACTTCATTACTATCATAAATTGAACTATCAACTTCAGTAAATCCTGGGGGTAATATAAAAGTTTCATCAACTAAAGTTTTTTCTAATTGTCCTGTTTCTGGACTAATATAAATAACTTTACCAATTCTTTTTTGTGACTTAAAATATGATTCTGTAACAGCAAAATATCCATTATGATTTGTAGTAAATCTTCCATCTGTCCCGCTCCATCTATCTAAAAACCCATCTGTTTGAAAATGATTTGCTAATGGTGATCCATCATCTGTAGCATCACTAAGTCTTTTCCAATTTTCAAAATCAGCAAATGGTATTGTACTTCCATCAGCCAATCCTAAATAATTTGCATTTTTAGATTTTTTTGTATTAGTATCATCTAAAGCTTTTTTAACTTTATTAAGTTGAGCTTTAGTCATTCTCCAACCATAACGATCTATAATTGCAGCAGGAGTTAAATATAATCTCCTACCAATATAATCACCATTTTCTGCTTCACTTATTTCAGGAGCAGCATGATAAAATGTATATATTGGATTCCAAGTTTCTTGATTATAATCTGTACCTGTTAAATAGAAATGTCTAAAACATCTATCGGATGTTAACATATCTTCAAATTCTATTCTTTCTTTATCAGGTAAATTATATTTTTGTTTATCTTGTTTAATTTGTGCTTGTCCCCATTTCTCAGCAACAGTAGAATATGAATAAGTCATATATTCTTCTATTTCAGGAGGAGTTAATGCCTGTCTACGAGAAGCTAATTCTTGTTGATAAGCTTGAGCTTCTTCTTCAGATTCAAAATCTTGTTTATCTAATTCATAACCTTCATCTGTAAGTTTAAGATCAATTTCTGAATTTATTTGAGAAACAACATATTCTAAAAGTAATTCACCTTTTTTTCTCATAAAAGCATTACTAGTACTTTCATCAGTACCCCTAACTTTAAAGTTATCAGGTCTTTTCTGATACTCACCAGATAATACATTTACAACTTGAGATATAATATCATAATGTCTCAAATATTTTGGTAAATCAAATTCTTTTGTTAGTTGACCTAACATATCATCATAATTACCTGTATCAAAGTAATGATGAAATATAAATTTACCTTTTATAATTTCATAATTCTCTAATAAAGATTGATTACGTTGTATTTGTTTTCTTCCTATTTCTTCTAATCTATCTGCAACATCTTCTTTCCACGCATCTGTCTTCTGACTCAATGGAATCATTTGAGGTGGTAAAGCTGTTATAGGATTAAATATACTACGATTTATCTCGTTAGCCATTTAATTATATTTAATTTTAAAGTATGCAAAAATAATTAAAATTGATTATAAAAGAAAAAAGGTAATCAGTTACGATTACCTTTAAGTTAATTTTTAAATAAAAAATAATTGAAATAGATTACCTAAAAGGGTTTCTATTCACTCCAAATGGACTATTTAAGCCAGTTATAAAAGGAGATTTTATTGAATGTTCTTTTTTATTTTCTTCTTCTTTTGGATTTAATTCTACTACTGGCATATACTTATCTAAGAATTTAGCATAAGCTAAAGCATGTCTAAATGATACAATTCTATCAGAGTTAGTTCCTTTAACACCATTCATAGTTGGACGATAAGCTAATGATTCTTCTAGAAGCATAATATCAGGTATTCTTGAAACACCTAACCTCTTAATAGGGTTTCCATATTCATCTTGTCCAATTGTTATTTCTTCATTATAATATTCATACATATGAGCCATCATATAATCAATATTTTTTGGAGTAGCTGCAGCACCTTTTATTCTACCAATTGTTTTAGTGTTAGGATTAAATTCTTTTAAAAAGTCTAAACCATCAGCAAGCATATTTGATTCTTGTAAATTATCAAAATATTGTATAAAAGTACCTGCTTCATTTTCAGGAAAACAAATTGCATTGTAATACTTAAGTAATAAAAAGACATTAGAGTGCCATTCTTCCATTGTACGAGGTCTTGCAGCATACTGTGCTACAATCATATCAACGTATTCATTTGAAGCTATATCAAGCATTCTTTTATAAATAGTACAAACTCCTAATGAGTCAGACCATTGTGAAGATGATTGGTTATAAGGGTCAGCTCCTGCAACATATAATCCATAAGGAGGATTTGAAATAGGCATTTCCCATATTTGGAAAGGAGCTTCTTTATTAGTTCCATTACTTACTGGATATTCAGATATTGGTTTTTGATGTGGCTCTGCATATCTATGTTTAACTGTTCCATCAAGATCTTTATACAACCAAACATATTGTCCTGTAATATTATTATTTTTTAAGAAATTTATTTGCTCTCTTATTGCTTCTAGGGGAAAAAGATTACCATTAGAATTCATGAATATTTCATCAGGATTCTTAGGAAAATACATTATTTCTTTAAGTAAATCATTTTCTTTTCTTGAACTTCTTAATAATTCTCTTTTTTCATCAGTAATCTTATCGGCTAATTCTTGACTACCTACAAGCATAGGAATTTCATAAAGTTTAGACCCTTCTGGTTTATTTAAATAAGCTCCTAGAGTAGAATCTACTTTAGCCTCTTGTCTAAAAGTATGACCTAAAAACAATCCTGTTTTATGCCCAGTACCATCATCAAATTCTAAGAAATTATATTTAGCGGGATCAGTAAATGCTGTTTTAGCATCTAAGAAATTATCCATATCACCACCTGTACCTGTTAATATAGGTGAACATCCCCATCCCCATCTAGTAGTAAAACCTGGTTGTGCTGCATTAAATCCATCAATCCAACTAGATTTACCAATCTCATCAATAATAAGTTTACGAGGTTTAGTACCAGCAATAGCTTCTTGATTATTACCATTATCTAAGTTACGAATTGTAATATAAGAGAACGGATGCCTTTTACCACCTTTTTCTTTAACACCAAGAATAACTTCATCTCTCCAATTATCTTCTATACGTTGCCATTGAAAATAATCAGGAAGAGCATTTAAACCTTTATCAAGTTTATTTGTAATAAGTTTTATATCCTTTGAATTAACTCCTGCTAATACATTCTGACTATTAATGTCTAAAGTCGCTCCAGAAGCTAAATATGAGGCTGCTATAACGCTATTATGAGTAATTGTATAACCATCTGTTAAAAATAAAGATTGTTTATTATCTACTGTTATACATGTAGTAAAATCATCAAAAACATATTCAATATTTACAATAGAAGTTTTTTTAATTTTAGATTTAAAACCTTTTCTATTTTGAATATTGTTTAATTTTCTGGTTAATCTAAATATTAATTGATCTGTATATAAAGAAAAAAAATGAGACGGTTTTCCTTCTTTTTTTATTCCTTTATATTTATACTTTGGTATTTTTATAACTCTTTTTAAAGTTATACCTAAACTTCTACATAAATTTTCAAAATCATTAGCTAATCTCTCATTAGAACTTGAAAAAGTAAGTGAACCTCCTTTTAAAGTTCCTCCATCAGTATCCATTAAACCTTGAAGTAAAGCTAATCTTTGTTCAATAGAAGAATATAAATATTCTTTAGGTATATGTTTATTTAAGATTAAATTTTTAGCTTTAAGTTGTCTAGAAAGATAATTTTTACAACCCTTTTCTTTATTAATTAAATGGTAATTTTTAGCTTTACTTGTTTTTCTATATATTTCTTCTATTATATTTAAATTTAAATAATTAGAATATTTATATAAATAATCTACTATTTCTTGATCCATAGTTGTGATAGAAGGAGTTCTAGAACTCCCGTCCCCTAACCATAATCCTAAAAAATATGGATCAATACTTAAATCTTTTTCAGAATATTTTACAGCTTTACTATTTCTTATTGAATATTTTGTTTCAAATAATTTTCTAGTTGTTTTATCTTTATAACCATTATGAATTCTTTCTCGTTTAAAACCATCATCAATTAATTCTTTAGTAGTTTTAATACTTGTTTTTTCATAACCATATTGTTTACCTTTAAATTTTTTATTTCCTTTCTCTATAATTTCCCAATTATGATCCAATCCACAAAATAATTCTCTTCCATCTAAAAGAGTTATTTTATACACAGGTCTTTTCCCTTGAGGATACACTCCTGTTATTGTAGTTAATTCTCCATTATCATCATAAATTTTATCTCCAATTTTAGACTCACCTATAGTTATAGTTTTATCTTCTTTATATAAAAGAGAACTATTTAATAAATCTTTCGCGAGCCTTCGACAACCAAGAATAATTAATCCTTTTCTTTGTAATTGTCCTGTTTCTGGATTTGTATAAGTTTCAGCTTGATGAATTGCATTAGCTATTTTCCATTCATTATCTCTTAAATCAGGGAACATATAAACATCACCACCTTCAATCTGATCAACTTCAGTATTCCATAAATTTAAATGCCAAGTTAAAAAGGGAGTAAAATACTCCCCTTCTATAAAACATCCATCATTTATTATTCTTTTTTGAAACTCAAAAAAAGGAATATATTCTTTTGATTCTTTATCTGGTACTTGTTTTTTTTTCTTTTTATTTCTATAAAAATCTTTATAATCTACATTTAATATTTCAGCCATTATTATTTATTTTTTAAGAAACTATCTGCAAGGCCACTAATATCATTACCACCTCTTGATTCAATTTGTTTTACTTCTTGTTCTTTTAATTTTTGTAATTGCTCTAAAAGATAAGGAATAGTATTCATAAGTTTAATTTGAATATCAATTTCTTTAGCTCTTTCTTGAGGATCATAAATATCATTAATATTTTTATTATCAAGATATTTTTGAAATTCTTTAATCTTATTATCAAACTTTACTAATTCAAGAGCAATTACATTTGATTGTTTTTTAGCCATTTAATTCTGTTTCAAAATATTCTTCTTCTCCTTCTATAACTTCATCTTCTAACTTATTACGATATTTTTGTATCTCTTTAAGTACTTGATCATCATTCATTCTATGAGCATTTTTTTTATCTGTAAGATAAGATAAATGTTGAGCTGCACTATATTGAGGATAGAGAGCTAAAATCTCTGTAAGTTCATGAATAATTAATTGTGTAATTTTATTACGATATTTGGAATCAATCATTGTATTAATCATTTTATTGGATACCATTTAACAGGTATAGGTTTAATATTGTTTTTTGCATTTTCTCTATTTTTTTCTTCTATACTACATGTACATGTTAAACAACTTGTAAAAAGATCTATATTACATTCACATATACTACAATGTAAATCCAATCTATCTGTTCTATATAATCCTAATTCAACAGCATTTACTGAATTAAAAGGACAATTTAAACATAGTACTTTTCTTTTTTTTATTTCTTCTTTTTGATATTTAGTCAGAATATTCAGTTTCATCAAAATCTTTGTCCAAATTGCTTTCAATATTGGAGATATGTTCTTGAGTCCTTTCCTGAATACTAGGCTCATATATTCTTTTATTGTATTCATCTATTGCGATATTATTTCTATGTACTAAAAGTTTTCTAAGTTTAGTTTCAATTCCTAATATTATTCTATTTTTAGCAGCTTCACTAAAATTACTAAGTCTAGCTTTTCTTAATCTTGTAATATTAAGTTTAATTTCTTTATAAACTTTAAATTTACTAATTGTAATAGAGCCGATATGTTTCCAAAATATTGTTGTTACTTCACCTTTTATTAGTTTATCTCTAGAAGCTTTCCAATAAGCAGCGTTAACTAAAGTTACTAATTTTAAATCTTTATTTAATTTTTTAGAAACTATTTTATTAACAATATTTATATTTTTCATCGGTTATCAATCTTAATTACAAGAGCAACTACTTCATCTGTTGCATTACTAAATTTTTCTTCATCAACAAAATATTCTCTTTTAATTTCATCTTTATAAATAAAACCTAATTTCTTAAACTTTGATAATAAATTTTTATAACTATTTTCATTTTTCAAAAGTTCACTTTTAAATATAAGTTTTTTAGTACTATCATTAATTTTATAAGTTATAAAATAACTTAGTATTGTTAATTCCGTATCAGATAATTTAATATCTGACATAACACAATATAATGAAATTATTAATTTTAATTGTTCAGCTTTATTATTTGTCTTTCTTGTTATTTTTAATAGTTTCATTTTATCATTTTTGTAGCATTTTTCTGTGATACATTTTTCTCTTGGGTAATACAAATTGATTTTTACCTATATGTAATAAATCAGTATCTTTATTTCCTGATATAATTATTTCTCCTGTTTTAAAAGGTTTTGGTGTATTAAAACCTATTTTAATTATTTTCTCAGGTTTAAATATTTTTAAATATAATCTTACAAAAAAATATTTAATACTATTTAAACTGTCTATTAATTCAATCATGAAAAATATATTTTAAGTTCTGCTTTTCTTCTATTTTCTAATCCTGTTACTTTATTACCATTATCATAAATCCAACGCATCCACTGTTTACTAACATTTGTTTTATCATCAGCATTCATATTTAATACTTTTAATAAAGTTGAATTTTTAAATGCTGTGGCTCCTATATTATAACAAATAGAGCAAGTCATGTCGTATTGATTTTGTGTCATATTTGATTTAACTAATCTGTCTACAACAGCTTCAAACGTTTCTAAGTCTTCTGTAAAGTATTCTTCTGCTTGTTGTAGGGTACATTTATCACCTTTCTTGACTCTTGTTCTATTAGGATAAGCTATTGTTCCGTAGCCAATTGTATAAACTCCACCAGTATCAAGATATGCAACTAAACGTAATCCTTCAAAGCTTTTAATAAATTTTTTTCCAAGTTCGCTGACCATTATTATCTATAGTTAATTTTTTATTTTTTAATCCTGTTATCCCTAAACGATTTAAATTTGATGTTTGAATACTCTTTAATTTTCGAAGTTCTTCATTTTTCCAAGTTTCTATTGAACTTAATTTTCTTTTTAATTTTGTTTCTTCTGATTGCTTTTTTCCTTTTAAAGCTAAACTAATTTTTAATTTAGTTTCGTCAGAATGTCTTTTTCCAGAATATTTTGATTTAAGTGAATTTGTTAAATCAAAATTCCAAGATTTAAATAAATCTATATAAAAATCTTCCCAATAATCTTGCTCATTCGTATTTACAATATCTAATAATTTAATTATTGGTTTTTGATTATTATTAAATAATAACTTAATCCAGTTATTTTTATGATCATTAGAATAATTTCTTTTTTTTAAATGATTTTCAAATCTTTCTCTTAAGGATAATTCTGTTCTACCAATATATCTAATATTTCCTTTTGTATCTTCAAGAGTATATATAAAAGTTTTATTTATAGGAGGTTTGCAAATTTTTAATTCTTCTAATCTAGTCATTAACTATTCATTAGCAATTCAAAATCCTGAATATCGTGTTTAATAGTGTATTCAGTTCCATCTATAAGACTTATATTAATATATTGTGCTTCAATCCACATTTCTTCATCATCTAACATTCTAGGATTACTTCTATTATTAATATCTGTAGTCTTTAAAGGAGTATAAGAAACAATATAACCTAGTCTAACAGGTAAATCTTTAAATTGTAATTCTTTATCTCTAGTAATACCTAAGTCTTCATCTAATTGTATTTGATCAATTGCTTCTGATGTTAGACAAGCTGCTTTAAATTTATAAAATCTTCCCATTATTTATTTCTTCTAGTGTTAATATTTCTGCTAATTCTTTCATTCCAATATAATGTTTTGCTGGATAAGCACAATAACATTTCTCATAAAGTTTATTGCACTTCATACAAACTTTAATCTTTTTTCGATCTTTCATTTTTCTCTAAGTATTTTTCTAAATTCTTTTGATTAATAAACATTATTTTATTTTCTTCTTCTATTTTCCATAAATCTCCATAGAGACTTTTAGTAATTATTGGATATTTAGGATTATCAGAAACCATGTCTTTTTTTATTTTCAGTATCAATGATATTTTTAATTATTTCTTCTGGAGTTGGAGACATAGATCCTAAAAATTTAGTTATGTTACCTTCTTCTGGAATATCTAAGACCGGATCATTTTTAAAATTTTCATCTTTGAAAGTAATTTTAAATTTAGAACTACCAATTCCCGGATGTTTATCTAAATAATCTTTTAATTTTTTATTTGTATTCATTAACCTACTACTTCAATTGAATGTTTAAAATTCTTTTTAATTAACTCTAGAAGTATAATATCTACTTCTTTTTCTATATTAATTTTATTATCTAATTCTATTTCTGTTACTCTTGTAAGATCTAGTTGTTTTGTTCTTTGTTTTAATGTTACTTCTATAAGTGCTTTCATTGTTTTTAAATATTCTCTTTGCTGAAGCTAATAATTTATCTGATACTTCAGTTCTATAATCTTGTTTATCTGTACACATCATATAAAACGCATAAGCTAATTTACTATTTTCTGGATACATTTTAGCTAGTAAATAATGAGCCCAATAATGCTCTTTACTTGTTAACTTAACTATATTAGAAGGATCATTACTTCCTCCCATACATTTAGGTATGATATGATGCTTTTCATGAAAGATCTTTAGATCCCTTTTTTTAGCTTTACTAATTAAAGCATTATATCTTCTTTTATAATTAGTTTTTGGAATCATTTGTCATATCAATTATTAACCATTTAAAAGAAGTATTTTTAATAGTCATGTGTTTACAACCAGTTAGTTCAGATAATCCTTTTATCATTATTTTTTGAACTTTCTTACTTGGAATTATTTCTTTCATCTTCTAAATATCTTGGTGTTGCTTTTGGTCCTTGACAATTCATAAATCCATCCCATTTTCTAAAATTAGGATCATTATTTATTTTATCACAAATTTCATTTGCTAATTGTTTTTCTTCCTTAGTCCAGATTTTCTTATTTTCCATACTATGAGTCTTAATAAGTTTTATTTCAACAAAGGTAAGGAATATTTATGACATATTCAAGTAAATTGTAATATTTATTTTTATCCTATAAAATAATTTCTAACTCTATCGTTTTCAATAATAAGATTAATTCTCTTAATATCCATATATTTTCCTAAATTAATATTTTCTTCATATTGAAAACTTTGACAGTTATAACCCAATTCTCTTATATAACCTTTAAGAGCTTCTAAAGAACGATATTCATTAGAATTATCAAATCTCTCATAACGAAATATAAGTCTATCTAATTCAAATTTTTCTTTATCATAAGGAGTAATATATTGAAGTTCTCTATCTTCTTTTAATCTTAAATCAATATATGCATCACTATATATTTTATTAAGATCATAATCTTTTAATTGTTCTTGTTGTTTTACAAATTCATCATCTAAAGACCATAATTCATCTAATTCATATTTCATATCTTAATTCTATATTTTTATTTATTTCTTGTAATCTTCTAAGTAATCTATTAAAAGCTATATTGTAAGGATCTGCACTCCCATAACATTCTTTAATAAAACATTCTTCTAAATAAGTTTGACCATTATATTTAGTAGATACTATAACTGAATCAAAGGTTGGTGTTTTTTCTACTTCTAGAAATATTTTACTAGAAGCCCAAGCATTGTACATTGTTTCTCTTTGTGATTCGTTCATATTCTTTCAACTAATTCTTTTAATTCTTCTATAAGCTCTTTTAATTCTTCTTTACTCAAATAGGTTTCATTGTATTGATCACGTTGTTCTACAACTAAAACACCACCCTCACAATCTGCGTATTCATATTGTGTTCTTTCATTATTTAAATAAAATTTAACAATACATTTTTCATGTAGTTTATCTAAAATTTTTCCCATATTAACCCATATCATATCTTACAACAATTCCATTCCTAAGTTTAGCATTAATTCTTTCAAAATCTACTTGTTTATTAACTGCTAAGATTTCTTCTATTTCTTTACTTGTCATTTTAATCAAATTTAAAATCTACTTCTTCAATTATTCTTTCAATACTATCAGTATAATTCTTTTCCCAATACACTATTACAAATTGCTTAATTTTTTGTGATTTATTTAATCTTAATTTATAATAAAATTTAATATCATCTAAGAGGACATCTATATTATAATGTTTGTTTTTCATATAACTAGGAGCTTTCTTTAATTGTCCTGACTCAAAATAGTAAAGTCTATAATGTGGTTTTTCATATTGATGTTCCATATTTAAATATTTAATTTATACAAAGATATACAGAAAATTTAATTTTTCAAAATTTTTTTGATTTTATTTTTGAAATTTTATTTGTGTAAGTTGGGTGTTACCCCTTATTGAACTACCCCCCACCAGTATTTGAGAGATAGGGTACCCCCCTTACTTTCTATACGAATAATTGTTTTTTGAAATTAAATCAAAAACAATAAATTTAAAACAAAAACATTAATTAATTTTAACCTAAAAGCACATGAATACAATTACATTCAATACAATTAGATTAGTTATTACTCTAATTGGAGTTTATTTAATGGCTACACTGTACTGTTTAACTAGTCATTTGATTCATTTAGTTGTTACTATTGCATTGATTGTGCTTAGTTGTTTATGGTTATACTTTATAATCATTGATTATACTAATAAGAGCAGACGAAAAAAGATTAAAAAGGATATTGAAGCAGACAAAGTATTTAGTGAATTGTGGAACAATTTACATAGAAAACAGTAGATTGTTTGGTTAACAAAGTGTTTTACCGGGAAAATCGGAGACTTTACAGTATATTATACTGTTTTTAGTCCGTTTTGTTATGATTTATTCTGTTTTTTGATTAAGATTTTAATGATTTTGACAAAACAATAACAGTATTACATACATATTAGACTATTTTAGTCTTTGTTGTATTTTTTCATTTTGTCAAATGTGCCTTTATTGCGTTTAAATGAGGTTTTGTATTTTTAGTAAAAGTGTTTTACCGGGATTTTTCGAGACTTTTAATGTTTTTAATCTTTTAATTGCTCTTATATATGTACAAATTAACTGTTTACTATACTGATAATGCTTCTTATATAAGTATGTCACACCCTTTAAATATTGTTTTATCGCTATTAGATAACGCTTATAGTGTATCTACTGACATTAAAGGCTTTAAACTTGAAAAGATATGAGAAATTTATTAAAAATGTTGTTGTTTGCTCTTTGGATAGTATTTATTCTTTGGATGTTAATTAATGTTGTTGATTCTTGTATGTTGTTGAGAATGAAGTAGTTATAATTTATTTTTTATTTGTTTTTGTGTGATTGAAAGATTACCCAATAAGTAAAACATACATTACAAAATGTAAAACAAACTTGACATTTATCAAAAATTATGATTATTATAGCATATTATCAACAAAATTAACATCTAAACTAACTAGTGATGATGGTGTTATTACATACTATTATTATATTTATTCTTGTAGCGGTAGTTTTATTTATTGTTAGCACCTTTAAACTCAAATCTTATGCCTGAAACAACAACACAATTAGAGTACGAATTACTAGAATTGATTAAAGACATTCAGCAAGAAGTTGATAGTAGCCTTAGTAAATGGATTGATGAACGATTGAAGAATATGGTCGAAACTAGCTAATTAAGCTAGTCTATTGCATGGTAGTTCCTGCAATACTGATGAGACAAACAATTAAAATCATAAGTCAATGAAAGAATTAACTATTTTATTTAAAAATGGAGAAGAACAAACTTTTATACCTCTTAAAGGGTTTAAAGTTAATTTTGTTACTGAGGGCTTGCGATTTGAAACAAGAGAATGCAAAGTAAATATAGAGGCTGACTTAATAGACTCTATATTAATAAGTTATTAAAGATTACCCTTTTAATGGATTTTATTAGTGCCTGTTTATTTTGTAACTTCTTAACTATCAATAATATGAAAGTTCTACTATCTTGTATTTGTGTGTTTATTGCTCTTGTAATAATATTTATTGTTTACTACTACAAGCACAAAAAAAATAAAACAAAAATTGATCCTGATACACTATTTTATTTCTTTTTTCATCACAAAGATGGAACAACAACTAAACTAGTATTACCTTACAAACAATTAGATGTAGGATTAAAGTTTGGCCGTTGTAGTACTATATCATGGTATGACATACGAGACAAGCCAAAAACTTTTTAAGACAATTATAGCATAAAGTCATTTTTTTACCTTAATTAACTAATAAAATGGAATACGTTTCAAATTATCCAGCACCACCACTAAGGAAAAGAATTATTAATCGTGATGTTAAAACTGCTCAAAGCAGAATTAACGAGAAAAGAATTAAGAAAAATTATTTGGTTGATGTTATACCGGCATTTGTTGAAATTCTTACTAGTGGTAATTATACACTAGAATTTAGTTTTGGTAAGCAACAAAGGAAAAGGAAATAACTCGTTTGAGCGAGTATAAAAAGATTTTAGGCTCAAAGCGTTCAATAGTCTATTTATTAGGCTATTGAGGTAATACAAACAATTCAATTTTTATTTATTTTTTAACAATCAAACAAAAAAAAGATGAACAATCTAAAAAAGTATTCCGGTAAAAGTGACAAACAAGGTGTTGATTTCATTGCTGATAATTATGCGATGACGGTTGAAAGACTTGATAAAATCGCATTATTTTGCGTTTTAACAAACGGAACAAGCACCGCAAGTTACAGAGTTGCAAACAACCTCGACAAAGATGTAGATGTAGAACAATTCTTTGCAGATTGGTTAGAAAAAACTAGTTTAAATGGTGTGAATGATCCTGAATCAGCAGAAATGCCGGGCATTGTGTTTAACAACCATAATATCTACGGAATGGGTCAACCTATTATCATTTTGAATGATGGCGTTTTGCAAGGTGTAAGTATTCGTAAAAATGCAAAAGGTGTGCCTTTTATTGTTTCTCGATTCAGTCAGTATTTTCCCGATGAAGCTACACAAAGAAATTTAACTGAACTTTTGCGTAGTGCGAACGACGGCATTAAAGATGCGTTGGCGTTCACAAAAGAACAATTGGAACTGTTCAAAGATGACAAGGAATACAGTGAAATAAAAGCCACGTACATGGATGACTATAATTCAGTACTGTTAAATCAGCGCAAAATATCGGCGTTAAATACGCCTCACATTGCAGCTCTTTCGGTTGGTGATAATCTTTCTACCGATGAGGCTGAAATTAAACTAGCCTGCCAAAATTCAGGATTCGATTTTAATAAATTATTTCCTAACGGAATTAATGCTGCTCCAGCAGAAATTGCAGCAGAAGAAATTAATCCGGCTCAACCTGTTGAGAAAAAAGCAACGAGTAAAGTAATTGCACCTGCTGAAGAAATTAACGCAGAAGTAGCGGTAACAGCATAAAATTATTAATTTGAACATGTGATAAAACTAGTGTATAACATTTGTTGTATACTAGTTTTATTTTTCATTCCTTACTTTGATATTCAGAATTTTTTAAAGTGTCTTAAAACGCATAAAATAGGGCAAGAAATTGATATTTTACATTTGCACACATAATAATTTTTAAAAATTTACCGAACAGTGGTAGATTATTGAATGCTGATAGAAAATCTATCAGTTGTAAAGTTTTTTTTAATTTAAAGCAATAGATTTGCATGTTTAATTATGACAATATTAAAAATTGCATTCACAGGTCATAGACCTAATAAATTGGGAAATGATTATGATTTAACTTCTCCTAGAATACAAGAGATTAAAGCTAAAATAATATATACTTTAATGTATAAATATATTAGTTCAAATAATTTAGTTCATATTATAGTTGGTGGTGCTCTTGGTATAGATACATTGGCTGCTTTAATAGCTATTGAACATAATATACCATTTACTGTATTTGTTCCTTGTAACAATCAAGATAAAATGTGGCCTAAAAAGTCTAAAGATATGTATAATTATATATTGTCTAAAGCTTTTAGAGTATATTATGTATCACAAGAGGAATATAATAATCATTGTATGCAAGATCGTAATATTGCAATGGTAAATGCTTGTGATGTACTCATTTCAGTATGGGATGGTTCTAAAGGTGGTACTGCAAATTGTGTAAGATACGCACAATCAATTGGTAAAGAAGTTATAAATATTGAACCTTAAAAACATTAAAAATATTATTCTATATGTTGTGGCTGAGATAAATCCATTAAAATATTAGCATTTACATTGAAAGCTAATAAAATTATGAAAGTTGGAGATGTATTAATTTACGACAGTGATTTACTCGGTTCATGGTGGACATATAGTAAAGAATATCCAATTATCAAAATAAAAAATAATAATATTATTGTTCTAGATGATGATGGAGACGAATATATACTAGAAGGTTCAGTTTTAGATCAATTTAAATTGAAATAATATGTACATTTTAACTGTTTGTTTTAAAAATAGAAAAAATTATACAACTGAATGTGTCAATTATGAAAATTTGAAATTTATGTTAAATTTGGTTTATTCTGGTTTTGGAAAATATATAATTACATCATTTAAATATGAAAAGATATGATAATTAATCATCCAAATGGTTCATTTTTTACATTAAACGAACTTCAACGAGATGTAAACACATCTTTAGATAATTTTTCATTTACTGCTGCAACTGTTCAAGCTCTAATAAATAAACTTAGAGAATTAGAAGAAGATAAAAATATTCTATTAAATTATATAAATCAAATTCAATAATGAGTACATTATTCGGAATAATTGTAAATGGAAAAGAAATTGAAATAGCTCTACGATATTCAATAGGTAATGGTAAAGTAGGAATAAAATGGAAAACTCCATTAGCTCATATACTACCTAAAAATACACCTGTAATACCTTTAACTAATACAGCTCAAGGTGTTTATACTATTGAAGATTTAAGAGACTTAGATGATGAATATGAAAAATATGAATTTAAAGAATTATGATGGTCACATATTATCAATTTTGTAAGACAATAGCTGAAGATTTCAAAATCGAATTAAATCAAAAATATAAAACTAAATTAAGTTCATTTCCAATAAGAAATAATAAAAGAAAAATCAAATCTTATTATGACGCTAGAATTGTAGATAATGAAGGAAATGAATATCCATATATGTTGACTCAAACAATTAGAAATGAAGAGAAGTTAGTTGATTTTGATTACATATATGTTATTCGTCCAAAAAGTCTAGAACAAATAATAAAAGAAATTGGAATTAATCTAAAATCAGAAAAATGTAAAATATCTGAGAGTGGAGGTTGGTATAGTCAAGGAATAAGGTATTTCTATAAAGATATTTTTTGTGAAATATAATTATTTTGATTTATCAATTAAATATTTAAAAATAAATAAATAAATGAAAGATTACACTTTATTACTTCTTTTAATAATATTTCTAGTAGCTTTATTTGCATCAAGTTGTGCTGAACCACAAAAACTAACAACTCATGTAGATAAAATGAGTTTATATGGAAGTCAATTATTCTATGGTGATACATTAGTCAGATATAATTACTATTTAAATGTAAAATATCTACTTGATCAAAAAGAAGAAATTGATTTAATTAAATATAATAATTTTTACTATTTACAAGAATGAAATATATTATGAAATATATACTAATTTCCTCACTAATAGTTTGTAGTGTTTTCATAATTGGAGGTGTTATAAACTATTTTAAACATAATAAGTCATGAATAATTTAGAAAAAGCATATAAAAACTATGTAAACTATTGTATAGAAAATAATCAAGAATATGTTTCATTTGAAGATTGGTTAGAAAATAGATAATTAAAATATGTAGATATAGAAGACTATTTTGATTTTATTTACGGTGACTTTTAAAAAAACATTAAAAATATTATTCTATCAGAGAGCAACTAAATGTTGTGCAGGACTCGAACAAGTAGAGTAATAAAGTTTTAGTAGTTGTGCGCACAACTCTTAATAGGTCGGTATAGTTATTGACTATATTTGTTCTTGAAAACTGAAAGAATGCTGAATAATTCTGTAGAAAGGTTCAGTACTAAGACTTTTAAAAATTTAAATAAACAATTATGAAAACATTGACTTTAAATGAATTAATAGAGAAATTACTATTAGTTGGATAACTTTATCCAGAAAAACTAGAATTACCTGTTTATATCTATTCAATGTAAACAGAAGAACCTGAAGCTATTTCTAATATTGACAGTTCAATAAGTGATCGTATAGATATTAATGTTACTGAAAATATTAAAACATAAAGTTACGAGCATGACGTAAATCTAGTAGCAGCTTATAAAGTGATAAGGAAATCCCACCCTTAGAGTGACTAGAAGTGAATGTGTTAAGTTCACTGGTGTGTTTTAAAAATATATTGTAATAGTGTTCGCGTGATGATAATTATCTCTAATCTGATCAGTTAGTGAACTTGTAGATATTCAAGATAATGTATAGCAGTAATTGAATGTAGAGTTATAATAATAGATTATCCATAGTGCATAAAAAGCAGCGCAACTATTACAATTTTAAACTAATTATTTAACCTTAACTATAAAATATTATGGAAGCTTTTATTGTACCAGTAATAGAATCTGAACGAGGTTGGGGTTCTAAAATAGATGATTATATGATTTGTTTATCATATAAAGACGCTGAAGAATTTATTAAAGAATTTAATTCTAAAAATATTTCTACAACTGTACCTAATTGGTATATGCAAGCTGAATCTCCAATTACTTCATTTGAATTGACACAAGAACAGTTTGATTTTATTAATAAGTCAGAAAATTCTAAATTTCGTATTTGGAAATCATATTTAAAATTAATTAAATAATTATGAAATATTTATTTTTATTATTATTCATTATCTCATGTAAACCACATGAAATAACTGTAAGACCACTAGCTAATCAATTAGTTGGTTCTACTTGGGTTACACATCTTGGAACTGGTGTTAAGGATAAGCTTGAATACATTCGTGTGTTGAAGTTTAATAGTGAATCAGAGTTATACTTTATGGATTATAATTCCAATGGACTTATATTAAGTACTCCAGATAAGTATAAATTTACTAGAACTTCAACAAAAATTGAAGCTACAAATGGGTCATATGTTATCAAAGGTTATAAAGATGGTAACATTTTAAAACTAGGAGCATATGAATATTTTTACATTGATATTCAAGGGAGTATTAGTGAATACTTAAAAAAATATAGATCACAATTAAATAAATAATTATGGAATTCATAAAAAATTATCAGAGTAATATTGCTCTTAGATTAGAAGAGTTTTTTGTTAATCCATTCAATTTATTTGCTTGGATATTTGTAATATGGTGTATTTTAATATGGTTGAGATTTATTGTTACAATCTTTGTTCAAATTTATCTTAATCTAAGAGGAGAAAAAGGTTTAAAATATCTTTATTCTTGGAAGAATTTTAGCTGGAAATCTGTCTTTTTAGGTATGATTCTAATATGGATTGTAGTATTTATTGGTTATTTACAAACTTTTAGAATATAATTATGTTTATTTCATTAAAAGATAAAGAAATTTCTGATAGAAAAGACTTTTACAATAAAGTAGATTTATTAGTTGAAAAAAAAATGTGAAGGTATTGATACTGGTATGTGGAGTATGGAAAAATTTGAAAGATTATATGATGAATGTTTCAATGAAATTTTAAATGAAAACAAATGAAAAAATTTACTATTAAAGACCTTCAAGAAGGTAAATGTGCTATTTTTAATAGTAGTACATTACAAGATTTAAATAAAGTAATACAATTAGCATTTCCTGGATCATCAAAATGTTCAGGTCACTATAATTATTATTTTTCTAAAGGAACGACTTGGACTTGTGATAATAAAACTAATCTTCCAGATCAACTAACAAAAGATTTCTTGGAAGAAGAATTTGAAAATGGTGAAGAAATTATTTTTCATTGTGACAAATCTTATTTTGTTGGCAATTATCCTAAAAATGATTTTGATGCTATTATTATAAATAGTTTAGGAAATGTAATAGTTGTGAGAAAATCTCAAATATCTAAATTACCTCCTGTTTTAGAACTTACATTAAAAGAAGTAGCTGAAAAGTTTAATGTTAAAGAAGTTAAAATTATTGATAAATAAAAATAATATGACAACTCCTCAAATAATTATATTTTCTGTTTTGCTAATTATAACAGCATTAGTTTTTAGTAATCTTATTGTTAAAGAAAAACCTAGTCCACATATAAAATTATTATCATTTTTAATTATGTTAATGTGGATGATGTTTACTTTGATAGCAATATTGAATGTAAATAAATATTACAAACAAATCAAAGGTAAATGTCCAGAATATGAATCAGTAGGTGAAACTTATAAACTTAAAACACAATGAGAGAATACACTCCTGATAACATAACAGAATTAAAAGAAAATGAGATTTTTGTTTTTGGTTCAAACTCAGATGGTTTTCATGGTAAAGGAGCTGCATTAATAGCAGTGGAAAAATTTGGAGCTAAATATGGTCAAGCTAGTGGATTGCAAGGACAATCTTATGCTATTGTAACAAAAAAAGATTGGAGATTTAAATCAAGTACTATTGATGAAATAAGAATTGAAATTATTGCATTTTTATATTTTGCTCATAAAAATCCTAATTTAATATTTTTTGTTACAAAAATAGGTAGTGGATTAGGTGGTTATAATGTTGAAGAAATTAAGAATATTTTTATGAAATTTAAAGGTATTGGTGAAATACCAGATAATGTTATCTTACCAAGAGAATATGAAGTTAGAGATTAAAATTTGTAAATCATGAAACTAAAAAATAAAACTCCAGGTGGTAAAGTTATTGTAAGAAGTATAACTGTATCTATAGATCCAATAAATAAATGGAAATGTATTAAAAAAGTATCTGGAGTTTTAGTTGAAAATAAAGGATACGAATTTTATTATCATATGTGTGATGGTGCATATGGAAATGTTAGAAAATATTTAATTAATTCTAGTTGGAGAGGTAAATACGCAGTTAAATTAGATAATAATTTAGTTGATATAGAAGGAAATAATATTATTAGAGTTGATGAAGAAGATTTAATTTTTCTTGATCGTTCAGATAATATTAAAATTATTTCTAAAAAAGAATACAATAAAGCTTTAAAAGTAATTAAAGAATATGATAACCAACAAACATTAAAATGAAAAGATTATGACATTCTTTATAATTTACTGTGCTTTTTGTTATTCTATTGCAATGTTTGCAATATATATAGACAGAGAATTCAGACTTACTGAAATGAATGAAACACAAAGCTTAATATTTTTTATTTTTAGTCCTGTTGTTGTTACAATATATTTTTTACAATTAATATTTAATAAAAATGAAACTTAAACCTTTTTGTTTAGAAAGAGCTTTAGTCTTTTAGTCCATATTCAACACAAGAGGAAGCAGATAACTATAATAACATTTCAAATAACTATATTACAACAATTCAAATTGAATGGGAGGAATAAAATATGGAAGTTAAATTAATAAGACAACAAGCAAATATAATTAGGGCAAATTCTTATAGTTTTCAATTTTCAAAAGATGGAAAAATGAATTATAGTCCTTATACTTTATATTTGCAATTTTATACAACACATAATTGTCAAACAATAACAGTGTCTCCATTTGAAAATTTATTATATCAAAAAAGATTTTCAAATGAAGAAATACTTGAAGTTTTAACTAAATGTATAGCTTTAACAGATAGAAATACTTTAAAACTTATCATATTTGATATAAAAGATTCATTTGTTGAAAGATTCTTAGAAGTTTTTAAACCTAAATGGATTAATAGTTATTTATCAACAAGTAGTAATAGATTATCGATGGGAATGTTTCATATTGATAATGATTTTATTAAAACTCCAGTAATTGAAAAACCAAAAGAAGCTTTTAGTGAGAAAGTAACTAAAATAGTTATTTAATAAAGATATAATAAATACTTGCTGAAGATTAACAATAACAATAGGAGTAGGAGGTATTGTCTTTTTATAATACTTGAAGTGTCTCAACAACAAAGGAAAGGGATTGTTATAATACTGCTAAGAGTATGATGTTAATTGTAAGATGGTGTACGAATTACGTAATAAGTGGGTGATTGAGTTTCTACCAGCCAGTCTACTTAGAAATAGACGAGTATTTATTTTTTAATTTTAAACTTTATTATGGAAAAAGAAACAATAATTTGTTCTGCAATTTGGTATAAAGATGTTGTTTCTAAGGTAAATGATTTACCATTAAGACATTATTTACCAAAAAATATTGAAACTGGTGTAGTATTTTGTGGGCATAGACACCCTCATTGTATGTATACTATGATGGTTGTAACAGGATTAGCTTCTAAGCCTTCTGGTATAGGACGTGAAGTACAAGGTTTCTTAACAAATCATAATAGATTTGTAGATAGAAAAGAAGGTGCTAAAATACATGTTGATAATGGTGGACAACTACATTATGGTAGTATATTATATTCAGAAGATTTATATTAATTATGATAAAGAAACCTGAAGAGCATCCAATAGATTACATTCACAATCAATTTAAACAAATGAAAAAATGAAATGGTTATATAAAATTTTTAAATTGTTTGTAGTTTTAATAATAGTTGTTTTACTATTGTTATTAAATTACTCTTGTAAAGAAAAACCTGTTTATGAATATACAGTTAATCTTATTAGCTGTGTAAATAAAGTTGATAGAGTTATTATTTATCAATCTGATGAAAATCCTTATATTAGGGCTCATCAAAGAGCTGTTCCTATATTTTATACTAACCGAAATAATGGTGATGAATATCTCAATATTTGTGATTTTAAAATAATTCGTAAAACACTAGTAGAATAAATCATGTATGCTATTGTAGAAACTAAATCAAAAATTTGTAAAGCTATAGGAGAAATGTATTTAATATATAAACTTTTACATTATGGAGGTAATAGATATATTCCTTTTACAAATCTTTCTTTTTTACAAAGATTATCTAATGAACATGGTAATTTTGAATATTATATTGTTAATGACCAATATTATCTAATAAAATCTGCTGTTGATCCAGAAGGAAAGAAAATATATATTGAAGAACTTCGTAAAATCTTTAAATAATTAATAACAATTTAAATTAAACCAACAATGAAAAATTTCTTAAAATTATCCTATGTTTTTGTAATGTTAATGTTATCTGTTTTATTTACCTCCTGTAAAGATAAACATGAAGAAGTTAAGCCTAAAGTAAAAACAGAATATATTGATAATCTTGATTTAAAAGGTACAACCTGGAGACGGGTTGATAGCTATGTAGGAAAAGATACAGTATATTCTGTAGCTGATTTTACTGCAGATTTTGTTCAAATTTCTTATAGATGGAAAAAAGAACAATTGTATACTAATGTAGGAGTATTTAAATATACAGTAAAAAATAATCTTTTAGAAATCACTAATCCAAACGATAGTCTTAATATAAGCACTATCAAAAACAATACTTTTATTCTAGGAGGATTAGAATATAAAAGATATAAGTAAAGTAATACTCCGGTGTGGGTGAGTGACTAAAACCAGTAGACTGTAAATCTACCGTCCTTCGGGGCTACATACGTTTGAATCGTATCGCCGGAACTAAATAAAATCAATCAATTCACTTTAAATTTAATAATTATGTCATTCTGGAGTAAGTTAACAAGTGGTTCAATAGAAACTTTACCACAACCAAAGTATACTGTTGAAGATATTCATCGTGAAGTTGATGAAGCTGAAGATAAAATAATAAAACAATTAAATTCTGAATTAAAAGAAATAAATGTTTTAACAGAACCTCAACTTGAAAGAAAAGCTAATCTTTTAAAAGAATTAGGATTTACATCTTCAGAAACTTTTAAAGATTATTCTTTATTAAAAAAGAAAGAAGAAAAAACATTAAAAGAAAATTCTGAAAAACAAGCTAAAATATATGATATTTTAGCTCTAAAAAGAAAATATCCTTTTAACAAATTTATTCCAGAAGAAGAATTAGAACGTATTTGTAAAAAATATGGTTTGATTTTTGCTCCTGTAAGTCATTATATAAAAGATGTTCCTGAAAAAAATCTTCTTGAAATAAAAAATAGAGAACCTCTTAAACAAGTAGATAAAAAATCTGATAAATTTAAAATTACAATTTTAGATTGGGAGGAAAATCAATTAAAATATTATAGTAAAGAAGATAGAAATAAAATTTATTCTTCAGATAAAGTATTTGAAATGAATAGAAGTTATTCAGAAAATACTTTAAATAATTATGAGATTAGTCGATTTATTCTTTCAAAATTAAAAATACATATTGGTTATCATGATTTAATAATAAAGAAGAGTAAAGTAGATATTATTAATAATTCTTTATTGATGTGTGCTGCTCCCAAATCACATTTTGATTTAAAAGGATTAAATCTTGATAATGGTGGTTATTATATTACAAAATCATACGAAATTGAAGATCCTATTGTATTTGAATTTATTAGAGATGGATTTGTAAGAATAATAACTAAATGGGGCACTCCAGATGATCAATCTTATCTTGATCCTGCTTTAGTGAATGAAATTAATAATTAATTAAGGATGCGCGAGTGTTGTAACTGGTAGCCAAGACAGACTTAAAATCTGTTGGAAAGTAATTTCCGTGGGGGTTCAAATCCCCCCTTGCGTACAATAAAATAAAATTTTAATCTTAAATCTTAATAATCATGACATTTATTACACATCCAATATCAGGAGAAATAGAAATAACTGAATTAAAAAGCATGGCTGCTTCTAATAGGGTTCCTTACCCTCATGTAACATGTAGAGTATTGTGTGAGAAAGTTGAAGAATTAGAAGAAAAGAATAAAATACTTATACAAAAATTATTTGATTCTACTATGAAACATGCTGAAACAAGGAATAAAGTAATGGAATGTGTTGAATTAGTTTTAACAGGAATTAATTTAATTAAATTTGATAAACCAAAGGAATCTAAAGGAAATACATTTGTTGAAATAAACAACGGATGGATTGATATAGAAAATAAAAGGAAATAAATAGTTAAAATCTAGTACTGACTAATCGTAAATTAGTTGTTATTATAACTTTGAGGAAATAATTTTAACATCGGAACTAATAGCTTAGAGACGTGAATGGTTGAGGAAACCTAAGTAACAAGGCCAAAGCAAAATACGTACATGTATTATTTATCGTTGGTTCAAATCCGACTAGCTCTCCGCCAATGCCTAAATGCCAGAGTGGTCCAATGGAACGATCTGCAAAATCGTAAAATCATGTGTTCGAATCACATTTTAGGCTCTAGACCCTTATCTACGGATAAATGTTTCTTTTTTATATATTTAGTTCAATATATACGTAAGGCTAATAATCACCTCTAAGATATGTATTTATCAAGAAAAGGTTAACTGTAGATAATTCGTAATGAGAACGGGAATGTTGTAATCTTGATTCAGGAACTATTGATAAGGGTCAAAATTTTACTTCTATATTACGTAGCTAAATGGCCTGAACATATTTAACACGGTGTTAAAATGGGCTTGTTGCACTTCCAAAATGCGATTTGGTGGGTTTGATTCCTGCAGTGAAGTAATTAGAAGGTTTTTGCTTGGGGAATAGGATATACGCCTGTATCGTTGTTTAAATTTCAAAAGACTCTTTATCGGAGAAATTTAAACACTATAATGATACTGTTGAGAGTTCGTGGCTTTCTTCCCTACCTAAACTCTCACTTATACAGATAAACATGTATTATAATAACTATATTACGACGATGTTAATATAATCATTATTATAGTATTTGGGAACTATTTAAGTGAGAGTAATTTTATTTTAAAAATTTTAAAAAAGTTCAATAATGAAATCATCTGATAATTTGTTAAAAGAAATGAGTATTATTAATAAATCTATTAATGATATTTCTAAAAATATTCAAAATGATTGTAAAAATCTTCCTGATATTCATGCAGTTAATAGAATATTTAATGATATAAATTATATTAAATATTTACAAGATAAAATTAATATTTATAAAAAAATTATAATTTAATAGATAAAAATGTACACTAAAAGACAAATTGAAAATTGGTCTAATAAATTAAAAGATCAAGAACCAATCAAGTTTAAAGTAGAAAGAGAAATTAAATCTCTTAAAGATATATTATTAATATGTATGAATAGAAGTTATTCTTCTGACAACAGTACTGTATTTTTAAATGATAAGCTTCAATGTTTTTCCAATAGAACAAGATCTGCTCAAGATATATATCTTCTAGCTAAGAGGTATAAAACAGATATTACTTTTGAAGAAGTAATAGATTTTATGATTAAACTTGTTGAAGCTCGTCAATTAAATTATAGTTATTGTTATACTGTAAGAAGAAATGTTTTTTCAAAAAACACTTATTCACCTTCATATCCTTATACTCAAAATAATCTTAAAAAATTTATTGAAGATAATAATTTAGACATTAAATTTGATTTAAATGAACACAGAGAAGAAGTTATTGGATAAAACAAGAATTAAATTTAAAATAGATCATAAAATTACTTCTCTGGGAGATATATTATTTATTTGTCTTGCTCAAGGAATAACAGGTATTGATTCTTCAACTGTTTATATTGATAATAATAAAGAACAATGTCATAATCTAGCAGCAAGATCTGCTCAAGACATGTTTTATATTATTAGAGAATATAAAAATGATTTACCAGGAAATGAATTTTATAAAATATTAAATAAAATACCTGTTAAATATATAAGTAGTTGGTATTGTGAAGATGTTGAAAAAATAGTGTATAGTTATGGTTATTGTACTATAAAAGAATTAAGAAAATATTTTGATGAAAATCCCTTAATTAAATTTTAAATATGGATATAATAAACTGGATTATATGTCACGGAATAGGATTATTATTATTATATATATTTATAATTGTAATAAATATTTATATTGGTGAATTTTCTGATAACAAATGGGCTTTAAAATTAGCTAGAATAATGATATTGATTCTTACAACATTATTAGGAATATTTCTTTTCTTTGGAATGATTTATGAATTAGTAAAAACCTGTTAATTAAATTTTAAATTAAACTAAACAAAAAATAAGATGTTCGAGCAAAAACAAGTAACTTTATTAGGAAAAAAAGAAAACAAAACATCTGTAAATCCTTTTTTAGCTGCAACTATTAAAGAATCAGTTACGACAAAATCAGCTAATGGTGCTCTTAAATTTGATGGTACTGCAGATGAATTTGTCAATCAATTTGGTTCTTTAGGTTCTTTTAAAGAGGAAAGATCGTTTAAAGACGTATCTAAAAGTATGTCTGTATTATGGGCTATAAGTCCACGCTTTACGGTTATGTTCTCATTGTTCATCAGGATGATAACAAGAGTTACACAACTATTTGATGGAAGTAAGACGGAGACTGTTCAGCGTGGCGCAGGGTTGAAAAACGAAGGTATTCTTCGTATGATGTGGATCAATATTTATCACAGAGAAGTATTCTGGAAAAATATTGAGTTGTTTATTAGTGTTGGAGCATGGAAAGACATTATTCAAATGTTAAATCTTGATCTTCAATACAACGGTTGGAAAAATAGAGCTTTAGATTGGGATGCTTTTGGTAAACTTATACTAGGAGGACTTGAAAATCCTAATACTAGTGAACTTATTAAAAAGTATTTACCACAAATACAATCAGGTAGTAATTTAACTACTTTGAATAACCAAGCAGATACTGCAATTGGTAAATGGATTTGTAGCCTATTATATGGTGGTAAGACAGAAGATAATGCATATTGGAAGTATAAGTTATACAGACAGATGAAAGCGTCTGGTACAGCTCACCAATGGCAGCAGTTAATAAGCAAAGGTCAACATAAATTAATTGACTTTAATACAATTCATGGTAGAGCTTTGAGTCAAATTGTTTCTAGTGATTATTTAAAAAATCATGGACTTGAAGATTCATATACTAAATGGATTGAATCCAAACCAATTGCTAAATTTACTGGTTATGTATATGAATTGGCCTCTAAGATAGTATCTGCCAATACTAAATACAAACAAGATACTATCAATAAACAATATGAAGGTCTTCTTAAATTAGCGGGTAAAGTTCAAACTCGTTGGATGGTAGTTAAAGATAATTCAGGATCAATGGATCTGCGAGCAATTAGTACAGGTGTTACAGCTTATATGGTAGCTAAATCGTTATCAATTTACTTTGCCAATCTTCTAGAAGGACCATTTCATAATCATTATATTGATTTTTCAAACAAATCAACAATGAATAGATTGAAAGGTTCTAATTTTGTGGAATATTGGAATAATGAAGTTAGAAGAGCTCATTCTAACACTAACTTTATTAGTATTGCTGATTTATTAGTAGATGCTTTAAATTCTGGTGTAAGAGAAGATTTCTTCCCTGAAGGTTTGATACTTTTATCAGACGGCGAGTTCGATAGTCCACAATTTAGTGAATACAAATCTAATAACAAAATTTTTAGTGCTACTAATCTAGAAGCATTTAGAATACGTTTAAAAAGAGGAGGATTTAGTAAAAGTTTTGTGGATAACTTTAAACTATGTTTTTGGGATATAAGAAACAATGCTACTTCTACAAAAGGAGCAAAGTATGAAACTCATGAACTAGAGAAGAACGTGTTTTACATGTCAGGATTTGATGGAGCTATAATTACATTTTTAACAGGTGTTGAAGGAGAAAATAAAGAACAAGCTCTTCCAACTAACGCAAAAGAATTGTTTTTGGCTTCTATGAAACAAGAGATTCTTGAACGTGTAGAGATATAAAATAAAAGAGGAGTTGAGATATACTCCTCTTAATAAGGTAACAGATGCAAATTAAAAAACCTTTCGGTCCCGTGTTCGAATCGCGGAAGAGTAAACTCTTTAGCTCAGTTGGTTAGAGCAAAAGCCTATAAAAAATGTTACCTGATAAGATTACTACAGCAATTCTATAGCAATTTTGGAGCCGTTGATGGGAGTTCGATTCTCTCTTTATACCTGGTATAAATCGTCTAATGGCTAGGATAACGTAAAATGTAATCTGATAAGAAGATGTACAGCAAATTTAACTGAAAAACATAATTGGTATAACTTTCAAAAACCATCTTCTGATAAGTTCTCAAACTGCAAAAACAAAAACTATTTTTATGGAATTAAAAACGTAGCCTGGTTGGTGGTAATCTGGAGTTCGATTCTCTGGAAAAAATGAGAACTGATAAAGTCATAATTGCAATACAAAACAATCAAACTTTTACTTTGAAACAAAATATGACTTGATAAAATCACATAAACAGCAATTTTAATTAAAGACTGTAAATCTTCAAAAAAATGTGATTTGATAAAATGACAACAGCAAAACAAAAATTCTTATTGGCTAGAAGCAAAAATGTCATTTGATAGGATAATTAAGCAAAATTAAAAACTTAAAGCGATCAGGTAGCTCAATTGGTAGAGCAGTCCCCTTAATCCGGGATGTTGTTCGTGGTTCGAACCCACGCCAGATTTTTAAAAACAAAAAATTATCCGATAAGATTAGTTATAGCATATTTAAGATCGCCTTTTTATTGTGATAAATAAAACTAATCTGATAAGATCACTCAGCAACTTTTATAAAATTCAAATATTTAATATAAACATAAAAAGTGATCTGATAAAATAACAATACGGGGAAGGAAGGAATGTAATCTGTTATAGATTATGATGCAAATTCATAAAAATAGATAAACTTCATGTGTTAACTCTCGCTACATCCTGAAAGTAGCCTTCCCCACCACAAGAGCAAGAACAGCAAATTAAATCAAACATCAAATTTGTAATCTGAAACGTTGAAAAACTTGCTCTGATAAGTTGTGTAACTGCAATTCAAAATTCTAATATAGGAATCGGTAAAGTAGAAATGCTTTCTTACGTTCGAATCGTAATTGTGCTTTAATCGGTACAATGGTGGAGAGGTTTAACACGCTGATAAAAAAGAAAAGCACAACTGAATTATTGAAAAATTTGGAATTTACAAATATTTTATTTATATTTGTAATTCTTAACACTGCGGGGTGGAGAAGTGACAACTTATTGGGCTCATAACCCAAAGAACGCCAGTTTGAATCTGGCCCCCGCTACTAAAAACGCATCTATCGTAAATTTTAATGGTTTAAGATGCTGGTCTCCAAAACCAGAGATCTAGGTTCGACTCCTAGTAGGTGTGCAAAACAATTTATAACCTCTCATTAGAAATAGTGAGAGGTTTTTTATTTTTAAACTTTTAAATAAAACAAAATTATGGGATTCTTTTCAAATATAGTATCTAGTGTTGTTAAAACAGCACTTACACCAGTTGCAATAGTTAAAGATGTAGTTAATGTGGCTACGGATAAAAAACCTGATTCAACTAAAAAATTATTAAAATCTGCAGGTAAAGATTTATCTGATGTGGCAGATGATGTGTTTGGAATTTAAATTGTTTTGAATGAAAAATATTAAAAATTTAAGAGATTTAGAAGATTTACCAATTGATTCTTTAAGTTTTAAAATAAGAAAAAAAGATGATGATGGGTATAGATATAATGAATATGGATATGAAGGTAAAATTGGTAATATATCTATGTATAAATTTGCTGATAATTTAACTGAAAAAAATATAGGTAAATCTTTTGATCTTACTTTCTCTTATTTTTGTAAAAAAGTTTCTAAACATTCTCAATTTATTTTTTTAAGAAATTTTAGACCTTATAGATATGATGATGAATATTATATTATTGATGAAAATGGTTTAATTCAAGAAAAAAATACTAAATGGAGAAGAAAACGTAATCTTACATATTATTCTGATGATTTTGAAGAAAAATGGAGACATAAGATAACTAAAGCTGTTATTGGTAAAGAAAGAGATGGTTCTCCTGAATTATATCAACGTTGTACTCACAAAGGTTGTGATCATAATAATTGTAGTCATAAACGAGAAGATTATGAATTATTTACTTTTAAAGGTTGGTCTAAAACATTTGATACTTGGTCTGATCCTGAATATAAAAAATTAAGGTTAATTAAACGTAGAAAACAAATTGATAGTGTTCGTAAAAAACGTAATGCTAAACGTGAAACTATAGATTTTCATGTTTATATAGCTAATGGTAGAAAACAACGTGATAAAAATATTGCTTGGACTGAACAACAAGAAGAATGGAGAATTTTACGTGAACAAAATAAATTAAAACGTGAAAAAAAAGAATATGAAGACAATTTAGTTAAAATTATATCTCATGGGTTTGATCCTATTAATTCATTCAGACATAAATTAAAATCTTAATAACATGAAAATTTTAAGTCAGTACAAAGATTACTATGACTATTTAATAGGAGTTTATGGTGTTGATGATAAAATTGTTCTTGATAGAAGAAATAATCAACAATATAAATTTATAGGTAAAAGTATCCAAACAGGTAAAATATATTTTTGTAATAAAGTTGTTGATTTTGTTTATGATGACGGTAAATTCTATTATTTAGATGAAATTATTAAAAAATATGGTACTCCTGAAAAAAAACTTTGGTACGATAGAAATGATAATTATACAGTAGTTTATATTAAAGGTAGTCATTTTCATAATGATTATGTTCGTATTGATATAAGAGATACTGATATTAATATAAAAGAAAATTGTCCTATTATATTAGAAATATATGGTGGTGATTATTGGAATTATCCTAAACTTTCTGATTTAAATTTTTCAAAAGTTTATAATCCTCACGATGCTTTTATGATGTTAACTGAATGGTTATCTCCTAAAGATAAAGATATTAATCCTTTAACAGATAAAGAAAAAATAATTACAAATGGTTTTGATATTGTCACATCTTTTAGAAATATAAAATGAAAAATAACTTACCAAAAAAATGGTATATTAAAGCAGAAAGATCACATAAATTTGGTGAATTTATTAACTGGTTAAAAACTCAATTTGATTTTAATCAAAGTTGGAATTTTGTGTATAATTATTATGCTTTTACTGGTGAAAGTGGACTTTTTAATGGTTACACCGCAAGTTGTCACTACCGCAAATTTGAAGATATAGGTTGTATTAAATTAACTCTTGATGAATTCTTTGAATTAAGTAAACCAATTGATGAATTTATTCTTCCTGAAAAATATTATATTAAAAAAATTGATCATCCAGATTATCAATTAATATGTGATTATTTTCATGAGAAAAGTGGATACGAAAATTTTAGAAATTACGATAATTTGTGTTATAATCCTGAATGGAAAGTATTCAAAGGTTATAGTGCTGGATTAGGTAATACAACAGGATTTACAGAAGTATCAGTAGAAGATTTTGTTAAACACGTTTTAAATAAAAATAAAGAAACAAAGATGGAACAAAAATTAACAAGAAAACAATTAATTACTTTATACAATGCTGATTCTTGTTCTAAATGGAAAGAAATTATAGGACAATATGTAAGAACATTTTCAGCTTTTGATACAGACGATGTTACAAAAGTAATCGGTCAAATTCATTTAGATTTACTTTTTAAAGAAGGTACTGACAAACAAAAGAAACTTGTTACTGGCTTAGGAATTAGTCTTAAAGTAGATAAAAATGCTTTTGTTAAAGAATTTCCTATAGATTATTTAGATAAAATATCTAATGATTTATTTAATAGTTATAAATTTCAAATATTTGCTGGTTCTTCAAGCGACAAATTTAATCATTTATCTGGAAGAGCATTTTTGTTATCAAATTCTTTTAAAGTTATAACACATGATAGAAACGGAGAAACTATTATTGAAATTCAAAAAAAATGAGTGATTTTCAAATAAATCCTCCAATAGAAGAAAAAAGAGTGATTCCTTGGATATTTCAACCGAATCACTCTTTTTATTTTGTTTCAGAAGAGAATAAAAAAACAGAAAAAGAAAAAATTGAATTAGTTCAAAAATATTATGCTGGTATTGGAATTAAAAATTTAAAATCTGGTTAATATGGAAATTATTTTTATTATTAAGTCAAGTGGAGCAATTATTGCAATTGGTGGTACTTTAATTATTGCTAAGGTATTACAAGTTTTTAAATATATAAAACAAAATGAAAAATCGTCTACTAATTATAAGTCTCGTAATTTTAGTTTTCCTCGTAAGTTTAATGCTCATAGGAGTAATGAATAAATCACTGGTTTATCCAATATTAAACCTTAAGATTGGAGTAATAGATTTTATTGTTGCTGCTTTTATTGCAGTATGTATATTAAATATTATCAATGCTCAAGATGGAAGAAGTAATAATTAGTGAAATAGCTTTATTAGAAGCAACAATAAATGAAAGACGTTTAAAGATTGAAGAGAATGAAAAAGAAAATAAACTTTTTACATTACTTAGTAAATCTGATAATGAAATAATAAAATTAAAAAAAGAATTATTAATTAATTTAAAAACACAAAAAGTTTAATTATGGGAATTACATTAAAAGAAAACGGATTACTTGCCATTTTATATAAATGGTTTTATTGCACAATAATATTACCTAAATCTCTTTGTCCATTCTTTTGGAAAGAATTAATTGCTGTAATTCTTGGTATACCTATTTTTATTTTTACTTTACCTATGTTTCCGTGGTATCTTAAAGATTTAAATACTTTTAAAAAAAACCCACCAAATAATTTTGATATTAATACTGATTACTTTTGGTATATAAGAGATAATTTACCATTAATAGGAAAAGGATGGTTTTATAGATTTATGGCATCATTATCATGTTGGATTGTAATATGGTTTTTATTATATATTCTTTATGGTATATATAATATTATTATAGGAAATTTTGAACATGGGTCTAGTGGTATGGTTATTATTTTATTTATTACAATTATTATTACTACCGGTATTGTTGTTTTATATTTTTTGTTTAAATATTTAATAAAATATTTGAGTAATAGAAAAACAAATAAATCAGAAAGTTCTATTGTAATTAGTGAATTTATTAAAGCAAAAATAGGTAAATATTGTCCTAAAATCACATGGAAATGAAAAAAATGATTACAATATCAGCTTCTGATTTTAATAAGTTAGAAGCTGATGCTAAAGCTTATCAACCTATTAAGAATTTATCTTTTTTAGATACACTTACTCTTCAATGGAATGTTAATAAAGCCAAAGCAGAAGAACAAAGGTTATCTCGTTGGGTTAATGTATTAGCTAAAAAAGAAGAAGAACTTGAAAAAAGAACAAGAGAATTAATACTTCGAGAAGATGAAGTTGCAAATCGTGAAGAAGCTATTAAAAGTTTAAAAAAAGCATATGCTAAAAATATTAAACAAATACCATCTTTTATTAAATGGTTATTTAATTTAAACGGAAAAGAGTATGAAAGCATTTGAAGTTAAATTTGCAGAAGGTTCTGTAAATCTTCATACCGGAAAAAAAATAAAAGTTAACGCCGAAGATTTTAATAAAGCAAATGAGTTAGTAAAAACAAAATATAGTGCAAACTATAAACATATTAATTCATTTGTAGAAGTTACTTACATTGAAACAATAAATGAAAATGATGGGGTTTGAAATTAAAAATTCGAATATACCTACTTTAGAAGAATTAAAGAAGGAATCAGAACAAAAACAACAATTAAGTATCTCTAATGAAATTGAAGAAAAACTTCTACAAAAAAGAGAAGAACAAATTGAAGAACAAATTGTTCGTTACATTCAAATAGCAAAAGGAATTCAAAGTAAGGAATCAGTAGGTGTTAATGGTTTAGCTGATACTATTGTTGCTATTGCTCAAATGATTCAAATAGAAAATGTTTATGGAGGATATTAAAACCAGAACAGAAATACAAGAAAATGCTGTTGAAAAAAATATTTTATTAGCTAGAAAAATATTTCTAAAATTTTGGCCTAATGCTGGAAATTATAATCATTCAAATATTTTGAAAATTGCTAAAATGATTCAAATAGAAAAAGAATTTATTAATTAAATCAAATTAAAACAATGGAAAAAATTATTCCTTCTGGTGATTATGTAGAATTACATGATAATGATACATTTAAAGATCGCCCTTTTAGAGTTGAAATGAGTAATGGTAAAAAATTGATGATTAATACAAGTATTGGTGGTGTTACTTCTAGTTCTATTATACCTTATTCTTTAGTAAAAAAACATATTACTGAAAAAGTGTTTAATGGTGAACAAGAAGAATTAAAACAACAAGAAGAATTATTTTCTCCAGATTTGTTTAAAGTATTTAATGGATAGTGTATGTTTGAAATAGGTGAGGAAGTATACGTTGTTAGTCGAGAATTTTTTAATCAAAAAATTTATAAAACAACCATACTTTCAAAAGTAAGTGAAAGTTATGAAGTATATGTACTTGATTTACCTATTGATAATAGATACCATCAAAATACTATTTTCAGAACAATTGAAGAATTAATTGAAACAATTAAACAAGGATTAATATGACCTTAAAAAATAGAAAATTAATATTAACAATATTAGTTTTAATATTAATTTTATTTTTTTGGCCAGAACAATTTGGTTTATTGATTGTAATAAGTTTTGTTGCAGTAGTAATTCTTATTCTTTCTGGTAGAAATAAAAAAAGTGAGTTAAATTAACTATAAATATAAACAATTAGTAAAATGTCAAGTACCAACCAAACACTTAAATTTGAGTTCGAAGGAAAACAATACAAAATGTTCTTCCGTTTCCCTGACAGAATTAAAGCTAAATTGTCTTCACAAGAAAAAGAAGAACAACGGCTACTTTCTGAAAAAAGATCTATCTTGCTTGCTTTATTAACAGAGCAAAATCTTGATGGTAAATTTAAAATTATACCTGCTGATTCTTCTAGAAGAAGAAAAGGTACTGGTCCAATTACATCAGAGTTTCATGTTGTAAGAGAAATAGGAGTAGATGCTGAAGGTAAATCAATTTTTGAAGAAGTTTTACAAGCTGCTTCAGTAAGATATGATACATCTTCAGTAAGAAATTCTTATGAAAAAGGTCGTCAATATGCAATTAACAAATGGTTTGAAATAAATGCTCTTGCAGAAGACAATCCTTTTAGGATTGAAATCACAAAAAGCTATGAAAATCGTTGTGAAACAGCAGTAAAACTTCAACATAAGGATGAAATTGAAACTTTTTTCTCAAAAAAAGAAATAAAAGAAAAAAAACCATATCAACCAGCAGAAGTTTCTGCGTAATTTAATTAATGCATAGTAAAAAAAAATTTACTAATAAAGTTGTTTCAAATGATTTTGTTAGCAGTGAATCAATTCTTACTCCTAGATTAATAACTCAAATAGAGATATTAGAGCGTCAAGCTTTACACACTAAGAGTAATTCAGAAAAAGTACAATTAAAAAAAGCTAAATTAAATGTTGACAAAGAAATGGCTCTTAAAAATTTTGTTAATTATGCAAAAGAAAATAAAATAGCCAATAGTAATTTCAATATTAAATTTAATTTAAAGTAACTTCAATTGACCCGTAGTGTAAAAGCTACGGGTTTTTTAAAAATGATAAGAAATTCAGAACAAAATTATGAAATTTTAAGATTTATGGCAGAAAATAATCCTGCTGTATTTAATTTTAATAAAGCACTGGAAGAAGGTGGAGAATTTGCAGAAGTACTCTTGAAAAATCAGACGAAATCAGATTTAAATCCACGTAAACCTTCCATTACAGAAGCAATAAAAGAATATGGAGATCAACAGTATAGAGGTTTTGTAGCTCTTATGACATTATTTCCAGAAGCATCTATTGATTCTATTGAATTAGAAATAAGTAATCATATTGATTACAAATTAAATAATTTAATTAAATATCGTCAAGAAGGAAAATATCACGGAGGATTATGAAACATGAAATAATAAGATTAGGTGATGGTAGTTTATTACAATTAAAAGTAAATAGTTATAATATTTGCAAAATTACTTATAGTCCTTTTGGTAATTGTCAAACATTTGCTATTTCAAAATTTGATGGTTTATTACCTTATAGAGATGAAGAAATAAGACTTATTATTAAGGATATAAAGGATAAACATGTTAATAAACCACAATTAATTATTGATGTTCGTACAACACATAAAATACGTATTGAACAATTATTTTTAGGTTCTTATTTTATTATTAATTCTGATTATACTAATAATACCGGTTCAAAAATGACATTATTTCTTATTAGATTAGAATTATAAAAAATACTAAAACTATACCGCAATTTAAGTTTTGCGACAATAGATTGAGTCCATAAACTTATCTATTGTCGTTTTTAAAAAATAAATAATAATTAATATGCTTAGTTATAAAAATTTAGAAAAAAATATTACAGAGAAATTTCCGAATATTAAAATAAGTGAACAATTAAGAGTGATTTTACCAAAATGTTCTTCTATAAAAATAATGATAAATGGTAGTTCAACATTTAATATTGCATCTTATCATAATTTTTGTGGTGGAATATTTATTGAAGGAATTGGATTTCAATATGGACAAATAGATAATCTAAAAGAAAATATAATTGAAGTACTTGATTGGGTATTGAGATATGCTCATAAATCTTGTCATCAAGGATTAGCTTCTTATATAAGTACTGTTAAGCAAGAAAAAATTAATATAATTTTAAAAGAAATAGGTTTTATTGAAGATTTTAGAATAAAAAATCCAAATACAAATAATACGGCTATTCATTGGCATTTGGATTTAAATGAATATTGTAAATAATGACACGAAAATACAAATATTGGATACAACAAAATAATTATGATTATAGTTGGTGGTATACACAGGATAAATCTGAAAAATTTATAATACATAATGGCACAAATACTCACGCTTATCCTTGTTTTGTAACACTTAATTCAGGAATAAACGAAAATACTTATAAAATAGTAACATTATGTCCTAAAGAACATATGGGATTTAATGAAAAAACTATTATAAGATTTGTAAAATTACTGAACGATAATAAATTTTATTGTGATTATATGGGATTAGAAACATATACCCTTAGAGATTTAAAAAAAGAAAGATATAGATTCGATTTATATATAGATAAATTAGAAGGTAGTAGATTATATATAATCTCTACTTTATATTTATTAAGGTATCTTTGGATGAAAGGATCTTGTAAAATAATAGATAAAATGTTAACACTCTTGGATGAAAATCAAGAATTAACATTTAGAGATGCTATTATTGAAGCTCATAATGTAATTTCAACTTCTTTTAATGGTTATGGTTATGATGGATGGAATAGTAATCATGGATTAAGATTACATAATCAAAAAAATATAATATCACAAGAAGAATTTGATAAAATAGGAAAAGAATTTTCTATTTTTAAATCTAAAGGAGATGATTTTTCCATATTTAAATGTTGGTAAATATTAATAAAAATGAATAAAGAATTAAAAATACATGTTGTAGGTGGAAATTCAGGTTATGTTAATTGGATTCCTAATGTAAGATTAGTGCAAAATTTAGCAGATGCTGATGTTGTATGGTTTACAGGAGGAGAAGATGTAACTCCAAGTTTTTATAAACAAAAAGCAAATAAAAAAACATTTTCTAATTGGTCTAGAGATACATATGAATCTACTGTTTATAAAGCTGCTAGAGAAATGAATAAGTTTTGTGTTGGAACATGCAGGGGGTCACAGTTACTTTGTGCCCTACAACCAGCAGGTAAGCTTGTACAACATCAACATAATCCTGGAAATCATCAAATGACTACTTATGATGGTAAAACCTTGTTGGTTACAAGTACACATCATCAAGCACAATTTCCATTTAATATGGAAGAAGATGAATATAAGGTATTAGGATGGACTAAAGGAATATCTAAATTTCATCAAGGTGTAGATGAGGAAGATGAACTAAATCCTCCTGTAGAATGTGAAATAGTATATTATCCTAAAACTAAATGTTTAGGAATTCAAAGCCATCCTGAAATGATGATATATCATCACGAAACAAATGAATGGATGAGAGATTTATTAAATAAATTTTTAAATAATGAATTATGACAAGAGATAAAGCAAAAGAATTTTTACCTATAATTAAAGCTTTTAGTGAAGGTAAAACTATTCAATATAAAAATTCTATGATGAATGGATGGTCAATGGCTGTTAAAAGTTTATTTGAAGATTGGGAATTTGAAGATGGAACACCTTTTGGTAAATTAGTTGAAGAATAATATTGATTAAGAATAAACTCAAGCCCTGTATTATATGTGGTAGACCATCTTATTGGTGGAGTAAAAAAAGATGCAGGGCTTGTACTATTAGGGAATCTAAGTACGAGTTAAAAAAAAGTAAAATAAATCCTATTAGTCAAAAGGAAAAAGAAAGAAAGAAAATTTACATGAAGCTCAGAAAGGAACTTCTTAAAAAATTTCCTTTGTGTCAAGTATGCAATATTAATAAATCTACACAATGCCATCATATAGGATTTAGAGAAGGCGAAAATCTTTTTAAAAATTTATTGGCTGTTTGTATGGATTGTCATAGATATATTCATGAACATGATGAAGAATCTTATGAAAAAGGATTATTAATATCAAAAGATAAAAATAAAAATAGGAATTCTGACATAAATGATGTATTTTTGTAAAAATAAAAATAAAAATTATGCAAAAATATTATATTTATGAACATTGGAGGACAGATTTAAATGAATGTTTTTATGTTGGTTTATCCGGTTATAGAAAAAAAGAAAGAATTAGTGGATATAGAACTAAATACGAAAGAGCTTTTTTAAATTCTAAATATAAAAGAACGGATTTATGGAAAGAAGTGTATTTAAAAGAATTTCATGAGGTTAAAATTATTGCCGAAGAATTAACTAAAGAAGAAGGTGAAAAAATAGAAATTGAATTAATTAAAAAATATGGTAGAAAATTATATGATCAAAATGGTACATTAGTTAATCTATCAACAGGAGGTTTGTCGAATGAAGGTAGAAAACGTAGAAATTGTCCTATTTTACAACTAACTATTGACACTGAAGAAATTATTAAAAAATGGGATCAACCTAGAGATATTGAAAATAATACTGGTTTTTTAAAAACTAATATTGTAAAATGTTGTAGAAATAAGCAATTAACAGCTTATGGTTACAAATGGAAATATTTAAATGTTGATTATAAAAATACTTATGCTACTGCAGCAAGAAAAAAATCAAATAAATGTTGTGTTGGTATAGAAATTTATGATATTGATAATAATTTTATAGAAAAAATTCGATCTATAAGAGAAATAAGTGAAAAATATAATATTAAAAAATGGGATATAACTAAATGTCTTAAAAATGAATATAAACATGAAAAATATATATTTAAATATTCTTCGTGGTAAATATAAATTATTTAAATTATTAAAAATAAAAATGAGAATAGAAGAAATGAATTATCAACATGCAGATATTGTTGATTGTAATATTCAAGGAACAATTTGTAAGGATGCTATGATTGTTTTTGCTGATGGTAGAATGTATTTATTTCAGAATAAAAAATCAGGAGATTCTCCTAATCTTTTTAATGAAATTAATATTGCAATGGGTACAAATTATCTTTATTCTTGGAATTGTGGAAAAATAGATAATGTTCTCCCTGTAGATATTGATATTACTGTTAAACACTCAAAAACAAGTTTAAACAAAAAAGATATATTTATAGATTTTAAAGGAAATAATTTTTATATTGAAGAATATTATCCAAAATCAAATACTATTTTATTGTCTGATAAAAGAGGAGTTATTTGTAAAATGCTTAATTATATGGATTTAAAAATGAATTTTAAATCTGAAAAAGATTATAAGCCTATTGATATAAAAAAATTACCTGATTATTATAAAGAAGATCTTTTTAAAGATATGTTTTATAATAAACCTAAAAAAAATGATAGAAAAAGTTTTTATGAACAAATTGTAGAAGCAAATGGTGGTTTTGTAGGTAATCCAAATATTTATACAAAATATTATACGAATCAAGGACGAATTAGAAGTATTAGAATAGATAGAAGATCACCTTTACCTGCTTTACCAGAAGGAGCACAATGGGTTGAAGCACCTGAATTTATAGCTATGGATGTACCAGCACTACTAAGAAGAGCAGCAAGACCACAACCAGTAGCAGTTAATGAAAATGCATTTCTTGCTAATTTTGATATGGACTTTCAAGCAAATAATGATATTTAAATGAAAACATATAAAATAACAATTAAAAAAGGTAAAATTCTTAATAAAGATTATCTTTTAGATCATCTAACACAATTAGATGATGGAGATTATAATGTATTTATTGAAAAAGGAGAAGTAGGACAGGCTAAATATTTTTTTTATAGAGATGTAATTGCAGATTTTTTAGGTTATGGAACTAAAAGAGAAAAACAAGAGTTACATGAATATATAAAATTAGAATTATTACCTGAAATTTTCAAAGATCCTGAAAATTTAAATACAGAAAATTATGATCAAATTGAAAAATATAGTACAACATATTTATCTCCTAGGGGATTTAATTCGTTGAATAGAAATTTAGAAATTTGGTCATTAACTAAATTTGGAATAAAATTAATATAATTTGAAGAAAAAAACATGGCTACTGGATATTGAAGTGTTTCCTACACTAATGTTCATTGGAATTAGAGATTATCGAAATAAAACAGAAATAACTCTAGAAGTAAGTCCATTTAAAGATGAGAGACAAAAATTATTTGACATCATGAATAATTTTGATGGATACTTAGTATCGTTTAATGGTGTGCATTATGATAATGTAGTAATTGCTTATATTTTGAAAGAATATGCTAAATTAAAGAATTTACCAGTAATGGAATATCTTAGATTAGTCAAAGAATTTTCAAATGCAGTAATTGAAGATGATTTTGAAAAAATTAAATGGTATAAATGGTATAAAACTAAATGGACAGATATAGATTTATTTTTATATTGGTCTAAAAGTCTTCGTATATCTAAAAAAATTAGTTTAAAATCATTAGGGATACAATTAAATCATGATGAAGTACAAGAATTACCTTATCCTCATACAAAGTTCTTAAATTTTGAAGAAATTGAAAAAGTTAAGAAATATAATCTTGTAAATGATTTAGGTATTAGTGAAATATTATTTGATAAAATGAAACCTGATATTGAATTAAGACATTTTGTTAATAAAGAATATAATTTACCTTGTTGGAGTTATGATGCACCAAAAGTAGCATCTGAAATTTTATTAAAAGATTATTGTGAGCCTCTTAATAAAAGTATTAATGAAGTAAGAAAAACTAGATTTCCTTCTTATACTGGTAAAATAGGTGAATTATTTGATAATAATTTATTTAAATTTAAACATCCTTTACTACAAAAAGTATACAAAGAAATTTTAGATTCAAGAAGAGATTTTTCTAAAAGTTTTGCTTTTATTAATGGTAAAACAAATCTTAATATTAGTTTAGGTATAGGAGGAATACATTCTAATTTTGATAATAAAATTTATTATGTTGAAGAAGGTAAATTATATCTTTCAAGTGATGTTGCGTCATTGTACCCTACAAATATAATTAATCATAAAATTTGTCGTTATCCTGAAGTATTAGAAAAATATTCTCAAATAAAAATTGAGCGTTTAGAAGCTAAACGAACAAAAAATAAAACAAAAGATACTTTTTTAAAACTAGTATTAAATTCTTTTTCAGGTTTAATTGATAATGAATTTTCTTGGTTATATTATCCAGAAGGAGCATTAAAATTAAGAATACTTGGTCAATTACAAATGTTAAAAGCATTAGATGATTGTGTTGAAAAAGGCTATCATGTTTTAGCTCTCAATACGGATTCTATTGATGTTATAATTGATAAAAATCAAGAACAAGAATATTATGATGTAATTTCTAAAATTGAAAAAGAATATAATCTTGTATTTGAACATGATAAAATTAAAAAAACAATTTATGCAAACATTAATAATTATTTGCAAATATCAGAAGAAGGTTATGTAAAAAAGAAAGGATTTTTTAAACACGGAAAAGATATTCCATTAGGTGACAGTGTAAATGAACAAGTTGTACCAAAAGCACTTGAACATTATTTTGTTAAAGGTATTCCTATTGAAGAATATATCACAAATCCAGAAAAATATAATATATCTATTTACGACTATTGTTGCTCCAAGAAGATAGCTAAAAATTATGCTGTAATGTACAATGGTAAATTTTGCCCTTTATATTAGTAATAATATAAAGAATCCTTTTTAATTGCAAGAAACTCCTGAAAAGGACAATTTGCAGCGAAATTAATATTAGTTTATTCAAAAAATTTTCTTATATTTGTATAAATAAACATTATATAAATATGGGAAGAAAAGGAGCTTTATTAATTCAACCAAATGAAAGATTTGGTAATTGGTTAACATTAAAATTTTATTCATTTAAAGAAGTTCCACAAACATATGATTCTGCAAAATGGGAATGTATATGTGATTGTGGTTTTAAAAAATTTATAAGAACAGCAGATTTATTAGGAGGTTATACTTCAAAATGCATAAAATGTTCTTGTAAAATAAATACTCAAGGTAATATCTTACCAGAAAAAGGAGCTGCTTGGAATAAAATCTTTGGAATAATTAAAAGATCTGCAAAAATTAGAAATTTAGAATTTTCATTAACTAAAGAACACATTAAAGAATTAGTATTACAAAATTGTTTTTATTGTGATTGTGAACCATCAAATTTAGTAAAATCATCAAAAGGAGATGAAATTGCTTATAATGGTATTGATCGTGTCGATAACAAAATAGGATATTTAAAAGAAAATTGTGTTACTTGTTGTAGAAAATGTAATTTTTTAAAAACAGATTATAATCTAAAAGAAATGTTAAATCAAATTGAAAAAATATACAAGAATAAAGAAAAAATATTAAAACGTTCAGAGACTATCTCGAAAGAGAGTACATTCAAGTGAATGGAAACGGAAGGTATCCTTACAAGGATAAAGACATAGTCCGATCTATGTAGTAATATATAGCAGCTAAGTAGCGGAATAAGATTAACGAACTTATTTGAACATTAATGGAAAAGATTCAAAATCTTAATAGATATTATTTTTCAAGAAATAAGCCATATCTTTTTAAAGTAAAAAAAGGTAAAACTACGTTTGAACATGTAAATGTTGGAGAAGGTGTAATGTTATTTAATAAATATGAAAAAAAAGAATGGAAGGATTATAATATAGATTACTCTCACTATATTGCGAAAGCTAGAAAAATTATAGATGAAGTAACTAGTGAAAAAAGACAATTAAGTTTATTTTAAAAGAATGCAGAGATTAAGTAACGAAATAGTAGATCAGTTTAAAAAAGACTATATAACATCCAATAATATTGGTACTGTTTATTTAGTTTTATTGGCTCTATGGAACGAAGATTATGATTTCTTAGATCATCTTGATGATGAAAACAAAGATAGAAAAATGATCCTCTTATATAGAGATTTAGTATATAAAGGTTATCTTGTTGAATACGAAGATAATCCTGAATATACAAATGTACATTTTGGATTAACACCAAAATCAGTTAAATTATTAACAAGTGTAAAAGAAGAACCATTAAAAGAATTTGAAAAAATAACTATTAAAACGGAAGAAGTTCTTGAACAACCTATTGTTGTAGAACCAGAAGAAGTAAAAACACCAAAATCTAGAAAAGTTGATCCTAAGTTAGAAGAAATTCAGTCTTGGATAAAAGATTGGATTACATTATTTCCTAAAAATAGATTGGATGGATATGCTCTTAGATCAGGTAAAGGTGTTACAGCTAATAAAATGAAAAAGTTTCTAGATGATAATAAACAATTTGATAAAGATATTGTTTTTAAAGCAACACAAATGTATCTTAATCAACAAGCTCAAAGTGGTTTTAAATATACACTTTTAGCAGGTAATTTTATTATGAAATCAGAAGGTGGACCTGGAAGTCCTAAAAATTCCACATTAGAAATGTATTGTGATTTGGTTGTTGATGATAATACTTCTTCTAATATTAATTTAGTAGACGATAATCCATTTGCATAATGAGTCAATTACATGTATTTGATAGTGTTGTTGATGAAATTATAGCAAATAAGAAGATTAAAGATGAAGGTGGACAAATAGGTATACCTTATCCATTTCCTAGTCTTAATCGTAATTTAGGAGCCATACAAAGAGGTAGTGTTATAGGTGTTACAGCTAATAGTGGAGTATCTAAAAGTAAATTTACAAGATTTGTTTATATTTATAATGTTTATAATTTTTATAAAAGAACAGGTTATAATGTAAAAATACTTTATTTCCCCTTAGAAGATAGTCATAACGAAGTAGTATATAATATGATTTGTTTTTATCTAAAAGATAAATACGATATGAACGTTAGTGTTCAACATTTATATCAACTAGGAGATTATGATTTGAATACATATACAATAAAACGTATACAAGAAGCCAGAGGTTATTTTTCTGATTTGTATAACATTTTAGAAGTATTTGATTCTTCTTCCACTACTACAGAAATGAATTATAATGTAGAATCTTGGGCAGCTAAAAATGGAATAATTACTAAAAATGATAAAGGTGAAATAATAGGATATAAATTATTAACAGGAGCTCATACAATTGAAATCATTGATAATTTATCTAATATTACTCCAGAAGCAAAACATGGTTATGGTGATAAATCTGCTCATAATGCTATTGGAGAATTAGCTCATCATTACGCTCGTAAAGTATGGTCTAAAATATTTGATCATACAGTAGTTTTAGTTCAACAACAAAGTCAAGGAAAAGAAAAAGTACAATTTGCTCAAAATGGTAGACAATTGTATGAAAAATATGAACCATCATTAGGTGATCTTGCAGATAATCTAACTGTCCAAAGAAGTTTTCACGTAGCATTTGGTATATTTTCACCAGAACGTTATCCTGATTTACATGAATATTGGGGTTATGATATTGCTGTATTAGGGTCATTTTTTAGATCTGTTAAAATATTAAAAAGTAATAGATCAGGTTCAACAGGAAAAATTATCCCTTTATGGTTTGAAGGAAGTAGTGAACATTATGAAGAAATGCCCCAAACTAACAAAGTTAATGGTAATTGGGTTATTTCAGAAGAATTACAAAGATACTACGATAGAGCAAAAAATATAAGAGATAGAAAAGTAAATTATCAATTAGAGTTATAGTAAATGGAAATGCGTAAAGCCAGCAGAAAAGCTGTAAAAATCAAAATAGGAATAGGTGGTGGTGCTGGAGCTGGTAAAACAATGAGTGCTCTTAAAATAGCATATGGTTTAACTAGTAATTGGGAAAAAATATGTGTTTTAGATAGTGAAAATAGTTCTTCTGAATTATATAGCGATCTCGGTCCATTTTGGGTAATTCCAATAAACGAACCTTCTCCAAATACATATATTAAAGCTATTAAAACATGTGTTGATAGTGGTATTGAAGCAATTGTTATAGATAGTATAACACATGAATGGGAATGGCTTTTAGAATATCAAACAGAACTTTCTAAAAGAGATCCTAAGAAAAATAGTTATACTGCGTGGGCTGAAATAACTCCAATGCATAATGCTTTTAAGAAAGCTATTCTAGAAGCACCATTGCATATCATAACAACTGTGCGTAAAAAACAAGAATATGCAATGGTTAATGAAGGTGGTAAAACATCTATTCAGAAAATGGGTTTACAGCCAATTTTTAGAGATGGATGGGAATATGAAGTTACTTTAAATCTTGATGTAGATACATCTCATTATGCTTCTGCAAGTAAAGATAGAACAGGTCTATTTATTGATAGACCACCTTTTATGATTACTGAAGAAACAGGAGAAGAAATACTTAAATGGTGTTCTTCAGGAGATTCAGATAAAGAAACAGAAATTAATAATGCAATTATTGAAGTTAATAATGTATCATCAATTTCAGAATTAGGAACAGTATATAATAAATATATTGCTCTTAAAAATAATCCTGAGTTTATAGAAATATTAAAAAGTAAAAAAGCTAGTTTACAATGAACAGAATAAATATATATAGAGAGATTGATTCTGTTGATATTGATATTTATGGAAACAATCCTGAAAAAGTTCAAAAAATTATTGATTTTCTTGAAAAAAATAAAAACAATAAAATCAATTTAGATGGTTGGGGAGATAATGAAGGATTAAATGATATGAAATTTGTTGTATCTGAATATTCTCTTGAAACAGATGAAGAATATCGTTGGAGGTTAGAAGGATTAATTAGACAATCTAACTTTAAAATACAACAAATAAAAAGTTTTGATGAAAATGCAGAATTTGAAAAACAAAAAGAAATATTAAACGAATTAAATAAATTACAATAAGAATGGAAGAACAAGAATTTGATTTTAGCACAGCA